TAAATAGCTTTAACAATAGCCACTTGATCTTTAAGAGAAGCAGGATCTGCTGTATTCTTTACAGCATGAAAAGCACTCCAAGCAGATACAATAAGCTCTTGATGTGTCGGGGCTAATTTAGGAACAGTTAGTAAACTAACAATTGACTTACCTGTAGGGGTAGTTATTAAAGCTACAGGTCTACCTTCACGATTGTTATATATAGAAGGATCTGTAATTACATTCTCAGCTACTACGTCATTACCTAAATGAACCATACCGTTACGTATGATACCAAGCTTTGTAGATGGATGTAACACTTTTGATAATTTATTAAAACTACCGTCTTCGTTAAGTCTAAGTTTACCGTTAGACTTACCATTTACAATAGCTGTTACTCCAAAGTTACTATTAAAATTATGACCTTCAAAGATTTCCTTCCTCAAATTTTTAACTATTTCTACCTGAGCTGCTAAGTTATTGATTGACTGACCATCAGGAGTTGTGATAAACTCTACAACGTTTTTAGTTGTACCATCAGGCCATCTTTCTTCCAACCATTTTACAGTGGGATAGTACCCTAATAATACAGGTTGATCATTAATCTCTGCTTCTATACGGATAGGGAAGTCATCCATAGCAGACTCTTTTATTTTACTACCTTCAAAGAAGTCACTAGCTTTTCTAGTCTTACTATCTTCACGGTTAGGGTCTTTAAAGTCTTCAATTTCAAGATCTACAGTTAAAGATAGGTTAGTACCTACACCAATTGTAGATGTACCTAAAACCATTGGGTAGTTAGGGTTAGCACCAACACGCTTTCTGTCAACGCGTTTGTTTGCAGTACCGTAGTCTGTTATGTAAAGTTCACTTGTATTATTAACTTTAGAACCACCATCTATAACTTTGTCACTACCTCCATAAAGTACACCTTCTGAATCTTTATTTAAAAGATTTTGTACATTCTTGTTCTGTGTAATAGTATCTGCTTTAGAATCAACAACGTCTTTTATCTCACCATTCTCTAATGTATCAGATTCTACAGGAGCAGTCTCACCTTTACGCTTAATGTTTCTACCTTTAAAAGCATCAAGTTTAGATCTCACCTCATCATAAGATAAGATGTTATTTCCAAGCTGTATAATTTTATCTGTAATAGATGTAACCTCTTCACCGTTAATCTCATCCCCAAGGTTTACAACATAAGGTCCAAGCTTTACAGATGATAATGCTGTAGTACCTAGTTCACCTTCTGGTAGTTCATCTTCTGTTTCAATGTCTAATGCTTCATTCATCACATCTTGAGGAACTTCATCAGCTTGATCTTCTGTAACTAATTCAGGCTCAATCTCTTCTTCTACTTGAGGCTTTTCTACTAAAGGTTCTGTAGTACCATATTTTTGATTATAGTATTTAATCAAATTATTAGCACCTGCACTATTTAACCAAGTGTTAAAATCTACAGACACTGTACCTTTAGCCTGCATATCAGCATGTCTATCTCTAAGAAATGAGTCTAAAGAAGGTTTACCAAGCTCAATGTTTTGAGCTGGACCAGCATCCATTCCGTCTATGTCAACATTATCTACTAGATTCTCATCTGGTATAAGAGCATTGTTTTCTTCAATAGTTTTATTAACAGGCTCTACAACTTGTTCATTGATAAAATCTAAAAAGTTCTTTTTACCAGTTTTAAAGTCAGCATATAGACCCCACTCTCTACCTAAAGCAGCTATGGTATTCTCAAGCTGCCCTTTAATCCTCATTCTTTTATTCATTGGATTTACAAAAGCAGCTTCGTTACGAGCTTTCTTTTCATAACTGTAATATCCAGCGTCATCTTTTTTAAGTTCTTGAGCACTTGTTTCATTATACTTAAGAAGATCTTTTTGAGTAGATTTTAACTCATCTAAAATGTCTTCGTGTAAAGCAAGCTGTGCAGGTTTTACTACACCACTTTCTTTTAAGTTTTTAATATACTCTTCTTGAGAATCTATTCTAAACTGAATATCATTAAGTTGATCTACTAGACCATCACTCAAAGATGAATTAGTTGAGTCAACAAACTGACTTTTAACATTTTCATAATTACGAAGCTCTTCACTAGCCAGACCTCTTAGGACTGCCTGAGTACTTGCAAGCTCAGTAAGTTTTGCTTTACGAGCTTGATCTTCTTTAGTGTTATCAAATATGATATCAGAGTTTATAGCTTTATTCTGAGCTATAATAGCTGCAGCAATACCTTTATATCTATTGATGTCAGCTTCAAAATTTTCACCTTGTACAAAACCCAGCTTAGCTAAATCTTCTGGTTTAGCATTTCTTAAGCTATCAAGTTTACCCATAAGGGTATCTTCATTGCCTGCATTAATATGAGCAAGTGTAAACTGTCTAAAAGCATCGTCTCTTAAATAGTTTCTTAAGAAAGGATTACCATCTTCTACTTCATCAGCAAGATTTAATTTAGCTCCATATGCTTTTACAGAACTTAATATACCTGCTAGCTTATCCTCATCTACTAAAGGTTTGCTATCTTCATCAAGAATGATTCTTTTCTCTGTTATAGGATTACCATTCTCATCTTGAGTTTCAACTAACTCTTCTTTATAAATATTACCAAACTTAAGCCAGTTTGCTTGCGTTTGATTATACATATCTACAGCTTGATCTGTAGTTATCTTATCACGTTTAGCTTGAGCAATACTTCCCCCAGGACCAAATGTTGACATACCCCCACCTAAGAGACCACCAAGACCAATGTTCATTGCAGTTTCTTGATCATCACCTTTAAAAGCATCTATAGTTTGCCTACCTAATTGTTTTCCAAGTTCACCATAATTACGATAATCTAGTACATCAAGTGACATACCGTTAGCTCCATAGAATTCATTAAGTCTTTGTATAGCAAGCTGAGCATTTTCTTCTACTAAACCTTCACGTAATATACCAGCACCTAAGCCTTTAGCCATAGCACCATAGTTGCTTTCTAAAAACTTACCCCATTTACCAGTAGCTGTCTTAGCAGCTAAGTCTTCACCTAAAGCTGCACCGCCTCTTAAACCAGTTGCCATTCCACTCACCTTACCAAACTGTTTGGTAACATAAGGAAGCTCAAATAAGTTAGTAACACCTAAAAGAGCAGCATTCAGAAAGAATCCGTTATATGCAGAATTTCCAGCTATACGTTTCTTTTCATCTTCTGTATAAGGGTCTCCTGTTAAAGGATTGATTACAGGTTGGCCAAACTGATTTGTAGTTAAACTTTTATAAACATTATCTTTAATACCACTAGCTTCAAACATAGCTTCAGAAGCTGTAGCTATACCCCATGCTGTAAACTTATCTAAACCGCTAGCTATTTTTTGAGCGTTCTGAAAATAATTCACTCCGGCACCAACAGCTTCTACGTTTGCAATAGTACTTGGGTTAGCTAAAGGTTTACCAAAAACTTTACTTGTTGCTCCTACTATTCCCTTACCTGCTCCTATTTTATTAAGAGCAATACCAGGAATCCAAGCTGCTGCCATAAAAGCAGCACCATCTACCACATCATCTGCCCAAAAATCCATATCGGTAAACATTCTACCAAAGAATCCTTTATTTCTATCTGCAGCAGAGTTATATGTAGGAAGCCAGTCTGTTTTAACAGTTTCTTCTAAGTCTTTAAAGTAATTACTAAAAGCATTATCTGCAGCATTGGCAATAACGTTTTGATCTCCATCTTTATATATAGCAGATATACCCTCGTAAGGAATAGATCCTAAGAAGCCTAAAGATTGACCTAACTTAGTAGTAACTAAAGTTGGAATTCTTAAAGCACCTTTACCTAGTGTTTTCCAAAATCCATCTGTATCACTATAGAAGTCATCATTATCTATCCCTGGAATATATCCATAAGGTAGATCTTTATATTTACGACTAAGTTCTTCAGGAATAAAATCAGTTCTAGTAGCAGCTGTTCCATGGAACGGATTAATTCTTTTACTTGTACCTTTAATCCTTTGTTCTGCTTGATACCAAGCATCACTTGCCCCACTATCTATAGGATCTAGTGTAGGAAGAGACTCAACACCAGGAGCTTCCCCTAATATAGGAGCCCCTGATAAAGGTTTCTGATTAAATCTATAATCGTTAGGACCGTATTGGAGTTTACCAGCCATATTGTATATTATCTCTTTTTATGAATCTGTAATTCATTTGGGTGTATAGAATATGACTTAGCATCTTCAATTAAATCAGACAAACTTCTATATTCTTTACCGCCAATCATACCACCGCCTGTACCATCATATAGATGATACTTTGGTGCACCATCAGATCCAACTATTTTTTCATACCTAAATTGTGGTAAAGTTCTACCTTGATAAGTACCTTCACCTAAAGGATACCAAAAACCTGATTTATAACCATCACCAGCATACTTATCAACACTATACATCATATCTTCCGTTTCCGTAAAGTTTCTAAACATAGGATTTCTAGACCTGTCAGAGTTATCTATATAAAACCCAAATGCATCTTTACCTACATTTTTTCCTTGAGCTTTCATTAACTTAAGAAAATCATCTTCTGTAGGTTCTACTAGCTTACCATCAATAGTCATTTTAGCTTTAGGACTTTTATTAATAGTAAAGTAAGTACGATTCTTTTCTAGAGATTCTCTAATGTCTTGTACTTTAATAGTACCTTCAGTTGTACTTGTAGCTAATAAACTATTAATACCACCTATTCTAAGTTTAGCACGTTTGCTTTCATCACCAAATGCAATCCAGTTAATTTCTTCTTGACCAGTCTTTTTAAAATACTCAGTCATAGCATTACTATAAGTCTTAGAAGCATCTGCAACACCCTCATATTGATTAGCTAAAGCTTGAATACTTTGAACTTTTTGAATAGCTTGTTTTACAAAAAGATCGTTACTTTTTGGATTTAACGTATAAGTTCTACCTTGTACATTTAACTGCGTAACTCCACCTGTGTATTTAATATTAACACTTCCATCCATTAAGCCATCAAAAATATCTTGTGCTTGAAAGTTTACAAATCTACCATTTTCTACTACAGCTACAGGTCCAAGCTTACCAACTTGTGTTTTAGCATTTTCTAATACTTTCTTTTGATTAGCTGTAAGAGTAGAACCAGCTTTATCTCTAGCAGCATTATATATAAGTTGTAATGACTCTTGAGCCATATTGGCTGTATTAATCTCTCTTTTATAATCTTGTACTGCTTTTAAATTTCCATGTTCTTTTAAAAACTTAGCAACTAAACTAGGATCTTTAATTAAATTTGCTTCAGTTAATAAGTCATCACTATTTTTAGTACCGTCACCTTTCCAATATGAAAGAATAAACTTGTTAAAATCTGCAGATAACTGTTGTTTTTTAGTTTCTGCTTCTTTATATTTAGCATTAACATCATTAATAGATAAGTCAATGTTACCACCTTTTGCTCTACCGCTTTCAAGAACAGGTTCAAATTCTCCTGCTGCTTTTAATCTTTCTAACTCTAAATCAAACTTTTCTCTTCTTGCTGCTCTAGCATTAGCTTGTTGTTCTTTCCATATACCAAGAGCTACACCATTTTCTGTAATATCTAACTTATATACTTTACGAGCTTGAGCTTTAGAAAAATCATTTATCTTTTCATTATATAAAATTTCGTAAGCTAGATCATTAATTTTACCAGATAAAAAGCTAGCATCACCAGACTTAATACGATCTAAATGATTTGAATATACATTTTTAGAATCTTCAAGTTGTGTTTTATAAGCTTTTAGTTCTTCTTTTTTAGTAGGGTCTCTTTCTACTTTAAGATAGTTATTAACTTTTTCTAACTCTCCATCAATCTGTTTAACATTACTAGAAGCTGTACTTGCATAGTTGGCTACTACTGCTTGTGGATTTGATCCATATCTTACAGCAGCACTAATGCGTAATTGTTGCTTAGCTTTATCAGAAAGTGTTCCTTCTAGGTATCTTCTAACAGCCTCAGGTCTAACAGAAGCATCCTGCTCTTTGTAAAAGTAGAATCCTTTTATAGTAGTCATACTAATATCATCAGGCTTAAAGTCCTTCATGATATCACGCATTTCTTTATCTACGTCATAGTATGGTGAAAAATAAGCTTTGTCTTGGTAGTACTTACCATAGTTCATAGGATCGTCTTTAGCAAAAGCTTGACGTTGCATCCTTACAAAGTTAATATTATCATCATGATACTCCTTACCTCCGTCTTTTAAACGAAAACCTTCAGCAATACTTTCTTGCTGATTGTAATGTTTAGTAAGCATCATGTCTCCAAGAACATGAGTGTTCTTCCAAAAAGGTGCAAACACGCTACCAGCAGCTTCTACATTTTGCTGCTGAGATAAATCCATAGAAGATAAGTTCTTAAGATTGTTCATAGCTTCTTTTAAAAAGACATCACGCTGCTGAACATTTTTAGGATTGGTTAACTCTCTAGTGAGATCACCATATTTACCGGCCACTTCTGAAAACCCACGCTCATACATCTGCTGGCGTCTGCTCAGCATTTTGTCCATATATCCAAAGTCCGGTCTATATAAGGCCGGCTCTGGAAAAGCGTCAGTTACGTTTGGTATAAAGGTTGCCATAGTCTACATTAATAATATACAAAAAAATCTTTAAAGTTTAGAACTAAACTTCAAAAGTTTACTCAGTTTGATCTTGTTGTGCTTGTGCAATAGCTTGCATCATCATAGCTGGATTGTATGCATTACCTTGTTGTAAAACACTATACATAGGTAATAAAGATTGAGCAGCTGCGTATGGGTTTGCTTGAGCAGAAGATCCGCCTCCTTGTGTCATGTCATGCCATTGTTTAAATGTCAGATCACTAGCACCTTTATCTTGCATATATTGTGCTACTAAAGCTGGCATATCTTTACTTCTAGCTGCAGATGCATATCCTGGAAGTCTAGATGTACCATATCCTTTTTTGAAATATGATCTACCAGTTTTAGGATCAATATTGTAAACAGGATTAACAGCGTTTAACATACCTAAGTTCATTCTGTTATTCCATGCGTTATTACCAGCTTTAACTAAATTGTTAATATATGCTCTGTTAGCATTATCAAACTGTTGGTTAGCAACAACATAATCTTTCCAATAGTCTTGAGCGTTCATAGCGTTAAGAAGATTGTATTGATCTTTACGTTGTCTTTCTTGACTACCAAACATATTAGCTGTAGCTACGTTACGAGCATCTACTTGTCCAATATCTTGACCAACACCTTCAGCAGATTGACCAGCTAAGAATGATGCGTTAGAAGCAAATCCTTGAGGTGCTGTATAATTAGCAAGTTGTTCTGATGGTGCAGCATACTGATTAGCAAAACGTTGTGCAGCTTTAGCTCTCCAATCTTCAAACACTACATTACCTGGTTCATAAGGTACGTTCTTTCTCCAAGGAAGATACTTCTTAGGAGGAATTTGAGCAGCACCCCAGAATGAATTTATATCAGGAGTCATGTAACCAAATGTACCAGTCTCTTTTGTACATGTAGCAGCAGCTTCAGATTCAGAAGTAAATGTACCTAACTCATCATATACAAGATTAGGTTTACCTTCTTCAGTAAGACCAAGACATCTCCATCCTTTTTTCTCTTTTGGTTTTTCAGAACAAACAGCATCAGCTTCTGCTTTTGATAAATAAGCTCCAGCTGAAGTTCTAGCTTGTTCATCCATATAACTAGATGCTACAACTTGACGACCATTAGGACCTTCTTGACATAAATAACCAATTATTGGAACACCAGCTTCTCTAGGTTTTGCTTTAAAAGCATCATAGTGTTCAGCTCCAATAAACATATCGTCTTTCATTTCTGGACGATAAGTTGTTAAACCAAATCTTTCTGTAAACTTAGGATAGAACTTCTTTTCAAAAAACGTTTTATTAGTATAAAGCTTTTTAGGGTTTGCTAATTGTGCATCAGTTAATCCTGTAGTATCTATACCTAATTCTTTAAAAGCAGCTTTACGAATCTCTAAAGGACTCATCTTAGCAATTTCTTCTGGACTTAAAACATCTTCAACAATTCTACGCTCGTATAAGTCAGGAGTGTACCCACCAAAGAATCCAGCTACACCTTGTTTAGTTGAAGGTGTAGAGAAAGTAAATCCAGGAGTAGATCCTTGAATAACTCTATAACCTGGGTCAGTTCCTTCAGGGGCTCTTTTAAATCCAAATTTAGTAGCCAAACGAGAAAGCTCACCAGCATCAGCAGGTGAAATGTTATTAATATAACTTTGTCCAGGTTTGTTTCTACTATTATATTTCTTTATAAGTTCCATGTATTTAGAATACTCAGGATCTGTTATAGGAGCTCTTTGACCTGTAGCAGTATTATATATAGTTTCAGGTTCACCTGGAGTCTTAGAATAATAATAAGTACCGTCAGGATTCATTACAAGATTAGGTAGAGGTTTTGCAGCAGCTTCTTTTCTACGTTTTGCTTCTTGCTCAGCATTAACCTGGCTAACTATTTGTTGTGTGTATGGACTTAAGAATCCAAATGTATTAGAACCACCGCCTTGATATTTAGGTATTCTACCACCATACGCCATCTCTTCTTGACCCATGTCTTCTTGTTCCTCACCGCCTTGCATCTCTTCAGGGTTACCTTGCATAACAGGAGCAGCTACATCAGGAATACCTTGAGGGAATCCTTTCATAGATTCTTGTACTACAGAAAGCATAGCTAGTTTCTTTTGATAGTTTTTAATCATCAATTGAGCAGTAGCTTTAGACATGTCATCTGCATACGGATCTTCTAATACAGCTTTGTATTTATTAATATCATAACGCTTAGCAATCTCAGCTGGAGTGTACCCACCAGACTTAGCATTAAGACCAAAAGATTTTAAAACCTCAGAATCTTTAATCTTCATCTTTTTTGTATCAGAGAAAATAAAACTTCCTTCTGGTACATTAAGAGGAGTACCACCTTCAGAGTGACGCTTACCGCCAATCTTCATATGCTCTAATCCTCCATCACCATCTAAGTCACCATATACTGTTTCACCTTTTTCGGCTTCTATATTAGCTTCCTCACGTGGAACTGCTGACATAGTATTTGAAATACTGTCTGATCTTAAATCAGCCATAGTATCATATACATTACGTTGACCAAGATCAAGACCGTAGTTAGATTGACCACCGTAAGCCATATTTTGTTTAGGCCCACCAGTAATCCTTATTTTAATTCTTTGCATATCTGTATTATTTGACATAGTACCACCATCTTCTGCAAACATGGTAGGTCCGTATGTTGCATTAGTATATTCACCTTTACTATCAAACCCTAGCTCATTAGGTCTAAATATTCCTTCTTGATCCCAATCTCCACGATACTTAGTAGGATCAAAGTAGAGATTTTCAACTGCGTTCATCTCACGAAGATTAGCTAACGTTTCTTTATCTCTCTTTTGACTATCTAAATAATTAAGAATAGGATCAGCCACATTAGCAACTTGTTGAACAGTACTTCCTATTTTACCAAGACCAGTTGCAAGTTTATTATTAACTAACTTGTTTACACCTTTCATTCCTAAGTTAATAGTACCACTTATAGCTCTTTGCCAAAGCGGTCCTTTACTAGGGTTAGGATTTACAATAGGAGGGTTTCCTGTAGTAGGAGTACCCTGATTAAATGTTTGGTACTGTATTGTAGGATTCCCAACTCCACCATTATTAGTCTGTGTACCATTATTGTTAACAGTAGTAACGTTAGGTACAGGAAATGATGGGTTATTACCAGTAGTCAAATTTGGAACATTAGTCCAAGAGAAAAGACTATTGTTATAAGCAGTTCCAGGAAACACTTTACTTGTATCATAACCTGTGGCAAACGGATTGCTTCCCATAGGTGTTGGTGCATTCTTAGGTGTAATCTGACTATTTTGATATTGAGCTTTAGGTAGTCCCTTACCGGTGATACGTATTTTCATATGATTACATTATTTCAAACTGATAACCTTGTTGACGAAGCATTTCTAATTCTTCTGGAGTAACATCTAAAACTTGACCACCTTGTTGCTTAGCAAAGTTTTTAGCAAAGTTAGCCTTTTTTCTCATAGCAGGACTATACTTTCCTTCTGGTGCATTAAGTATTGCAGATGCAGCTTCTTGTACTCCCATACCCATGCGAGTAGCTTGAGCTTTGAATGTTCCTCTCTTAGCTGGATCTATTTGGATTCCTCCATAAGCCATGTTAGAAAGTATTTGATTTTGTACAAAATCTGGTAGAGCTCTAAATCCTGGATTGTTTGTTCCACCGTTTCTATACCAAGCATTTCCACTAAATGTAGAACCACCTCTTCTCATTTCTTGTTCTTCCATTTCCATCTCTTCACCTTGAGATTCAGGATTATACATCATATAGTCAGAAATAGCATTAGCTGAATGATCCATAACTGCTAGCTTAGAAGCAATCCACGGATCTAAGTTTTGTTCTGGTGAAACAAACTGACGTAGCTTATTCATTTTATCAGCTACAGAAGATATTTGTCCTAATGCCATACCGCCATTAGGTTCACCACCTTCTGCCATCATAGTCATTGGGTTATAGTACCCACCGTTTTTATATTTTTTACCTTTATACTTAATACCTTTTCTAGCTTTCCATGAATTTGTATTTGCGTCATACCCAGTACCCTGAGCAGTATCAATCATATTCTGATTAACTAAATTACTTAATTCAGGATCAGTAGAAGACATAGGTACAATTGATCCGTCTGGCATCATAATGTTAACCTGTTCGTTAACTGGTTCTGGAACTCTCATCATACCAAGACCTGAACCTGTTACATCACCAACACCTTTCCAAAATCTTTGACCTTGTTGTAAAGGTTGTATAAAACTAGCAGTTTTGCCAACCCATGATGGAGCATTTTGTAAACCTCTAGCAGTGAGTACACCCATACCTCTTGTCAAAGGATTAATACTTTGATCAATAAATCTTTGAGGTGCGGCTCCACCAACCCAATCTAAAGTTTTACCTGTACCTGTCCAAACTTTTTTAGCAACATTAGCAACTTTGCTAGCTTTGGTAGCTTTGCCAGCTGTAGCAGCAGCTTTTACTGCTTTACCGGCTTTACCAAGTTTACCAAATACTGGTATAGCACCTGCCATTTCTAAACCGGTCTCCCACCAAGCAGCATTAGGATCGTTATAACTTCTACGAACATCATCCCATGAGCTAATACCTGTAGGATCAACCCACTCTAAGATGTTTTCTCCTAGTGAATCTGGCTCACCACCTTCTTGAAACTTAGGCATACGTTTCATAAACTTCAATGTATTTCTAAGCCAAGGAGTTTCTGTTGCAGCAGCACTAGCTTCTCTTAAAGCTCCCATAAAAGCATTCTCACTTTTTGCAGCAGCTCCTGGTAATGTAGGAAACTTAGGTACAGGTTTACCCCAACGAATAGCTGCAGCTTTTTGTGCATTAAAACTACGCAAAGCTTTAGCTTCTCCTTTAGCTTTTTCAAGTGCATTCATATAAGCTTCTTCTCCCTCTACTGCAGCTAATGCAGCACTTGTTCTATCAGATATATTCTGTACTAATTTACTCTGACGAGCAGCCGCACTCTTCTTTGCATTAAAACTACGTAGAGCTTTACTTTCTGCTGCAGCTTCATCAATTGCATTTGCAGCTTCAGCTCTATTTAGAATACTAGATTCTGCATTAGCTTCTTGTAACATCTTCCAAGCTGATAAATCATTAGCAGCTGTACCAGATTTTAAAGTGTGAACAACCCCAGGAATTTCAGCAGCATCTAAAGTCTTAAGAATATTTCTTTGTCTTAATGGTAATCCTTTAAACCAATCAGCAACATCCTTAATACCTTTAGTAGCATTAGTTGCAGTTTGAGCTGTCAAGTTTTCAACAGCTTGTGTTATTTTAGCTTTAGCTGCATCACTTAACTTAAATGCACCAGAATTAATATATTTTAACATAGCTTGAGATTCAAGATAAGTTAATCCACCTGCAGCTGCAGTAGCACCAACAATACCAAGAACTTTAGCTACATAACCATTTTCAGTTTCATTAGATTGCTTCTTAGGAAGAATAGGAGTTTTTCTACTAGTTGTTGTATCTTTAGGGGTAGATGTACTATCTGCAGGAACTTGTACAGGGTTACCTTGTTGATCAATAACTGTTACAGTTTTAGAACTTTTACCCGCTGTAGATGGTGTATAGGATTGAAGAAGATCAGGAGATTGTTGCAACATACTTATCATCTGAAGATTCTGAGCAGCTGTTCCACGATAGTTCTTAATACCTAATTGACTAGCTAATGCTTTTCTACTAGTATAATCTGCAGCTTTATTTTGTGCAGATAAAAAGTCATATACACTTGATCCTTGATACGGATTGAGAGCAACCTGTGCAGCTTGAGCAGGTACTGCTGCAGGAGGAACCCCTACAACAGGTTGTGCTATAGGAATACTATCAGCCATCATAGCTGGAGAATTCATATAGTTATTATACTGACCCATTTGTTCCCATTCTTGCATAGCAGCAGCAAAGCTGTTATAATCAGGAAAATCTTCTTGACGTGGTACTTCCATACCACCTTGAGCATAATACATATATTGATCATTCATATATCCACCCCCTTGACCATACTCAGCAGGGTCTGTTTTAAAAGTAGGTTCTTGAATAGTTACAGCTCCTGTAGCACTATCCATAGTATACTTAGGAGTAAATCTGCTTAAGTCTTCAAGCTGCTTTTTATTAAGAAAAGACCTAAGATTATTATCAAAGAAAGATTTAAGTTTATTTTGGTTGTCCATAATAAAGTTTTGCCTTAAAGCACTTTCTAAACCATTAGCCATGTTAGATTTATTTTGCTGCATGTTAGCTTGGTACTGATTCATCATATTGACGTTCTGTGAAGCTTCAGCAGCTTTAGCAGCATATGGATCATAGGTATCACCTTTTTGCATACCAAACTGAGCTTGGTTTAGTTGACCACCGTTTTGTTTATTTCTTTTAGAAGATCTAAATCTTACTATTCTGTTTTTCCCTGTAGCAAAGTTAGGGATAAAGTCGTAGGTAAACATACTTATTTATTTTTAGATTTTATTTTACGTTCTTGTTCTAGCATCTGTTTAGTAGGCTTTTTGCCTGACCCTTTGTTAGCTCTAATGTTATCCCATAATCCACGTTTAGAATATGAGCCATCTGCTCTACGAATCATCTCCCCACCTTGAGCCATCTTAATCATATCCCATAAACTAAGTTCTCCACCATCTTCTTTCTTAGGTTTAAAATTTGGGTTGTTTGGATTAAAAGGTAAAAAGTCATTAGTATTCCATATACGTCCATACCAAGTATCATCATAGTTACTGTTAGGAACTCCTGGAGCTGGATTGTTTATGTTTCTATAATACCAATCTCTTCCTTTGTTCATTAACACTCTTCTTTGATTTTCAGAAAGCTTTCCTATTGTAGAATTATACTCTTGATCAAAAGAATAAGCAGGGTTTTTTCTACCTGACCAGTTTCCTTGTGCATCTAACTTTGAAGGATCATATTGTCTATAGTATTCCTGTAAAGCATAAGCTCTAGGATCTTTTGTTATTTTTTTACTAGCTTTATCCCAACCAGCGTTGAATATAAAATCCATAGCTTCACCAGCTTCCATAGCACTAGCGTTAGGAAATAATTTCTTTACCTGTGGGTAAATATCATTCATTAACATGTTCATATAGCTAGGATCACTATAGTATGGTAGAGGAGTACCACCAGGGCCACCTCTTAACTGTTCATATTTTAATATCTTACCAGCTTGATGTCTTACGCTGTCTGCACTACTCATACCACCTCTTTGCATTTTTATAGTACCACCATCTTCCCAAGTCTTTTTAGCAAATGCTCTAAAGTATGGATTACCATCTAAATTCTTTTTATGACGAGCATAGAATGCTGCTTTACGTTCTGGATCTTTAGGATGTTGACCTAGTTTAGAATCACCAAAATATTTAACAGTTCCATCAGGTCCTGTCACTTTATGTGTTTTACCTTTACGATCATTACTTCTAGTTACAATGTATCCACCGTTTTTCATTTTAGCAATACCACCACACTTATGACAAGTTAATGGATCAGATCCACCATCTACAGCTTCCCAAGACCAACCACAATTAGAACAACTAACAGTCTTACTAAGAAGTCCTTCCCCAAATTCCCCACCTTCTTTATAGCCTAGAGTCTTCATATATGCTTTTAACGCAGCATCTTGTTTTAAAAGACCCATATCTTGATTTACCATAGAAGAATACCTAGGATCACCAGGGTTGTAATTCTGAATACCTTTCTTCTTAATTCTTTGAGCAGCAAGAGAAAAACTATCTAAGTTACCAAGATCAGGTGTAGATTCTAGTTTTTTATAATACCCATCTATAATATTAGGATTACTTTTTAAATAATTTTCTATAGCTTGTCCATCTTCTACTTCATAATTCCAACCACTGTTATCTTTAAGTACTTTAATACCTGGTACTTTTTTATCAGCTAAGTATCTATTTACTTCATAGGGTTGATAATCTTCTGCTACATTCCAACCTGAAATTAAGTCTTGCTTATTACCAGCTTCTCTGTGGTTAACATACTCCTTGTCAGAACCAAAAGTAGATTCTCTACCTACAAGAGATAACATAACCCATGGATCTACATTATTAGCTTTAGCTGCGTTAACTATATCATTAATCATTGCTGGTGCTACCTTAGCTCCTCTAAAACGACCAGAAGATAAGTTTATAGAATTAGATGAATTGTCGTATTTTTTTGTATCATTAGCTCTTAGCTTATCATAAAACTTTTCATTTTTATCATAGAAAGCACTATTCATTTGATTATATGACGTATAAAAAAGATCTTTAGCTGATTTACGCATAGCATCCGTTATTCCTGAACTCTTTGGTTTAGAAAAAAAGTTAGCAACTTTAGAAGCTAGTGACATTATCATTGGAGAAGGGCCAAGTAATGTTCCTCCACCAAACTGCATCATAGGATACTCGTCTACATAAGATGCACCGCCAAAGTTATACTCTTGTCCTGGATACATCATCTGCTTTTGACCATTAGATCCTACACCATATACAGGATAAGGAACACCTTGCATAGTTATATTAGAACTAGGTATACGAGTTACTTGACCAGGGTGAGCCCACTGACCGCGAGGATCTACAATAGGACCACCGTCTTGTTTATATACATTAAACAACCAGTTTCTCATACCATTCCATCCACCCATCTTAGGAGCCATCTCAGACTGCATGCGTTGTAAATCATAAAATCTAGGATCTACACCAAACTGTTGTTGAGCAAGTTTAGACCCCATAGGAGTACTCATTCTCTGTTTTAACTTACTAGCAATAATATACTTTTGCTCAGGACTATATCCAGATGTATCATCTGCTACAAACACATTAGGGTTCTGTTGAAAGAATTGTTTATATCCTGCAACAGCTGCTTTCTTATCAGCTTTATCTAAACGATTCTGCATCCAATCATAATCAAAAGTTATCTGACCTGCGTCTTGTGCAGCATATTGTTTAGCAAGTTCTTTATCCATAGCAGCTACTTGCTTAGCCCATGAGTTCATATCTTTAGTAGCAGCTTTATTAGCAGCATTTGCTTGTCTACCTCTAGCTACATCAGCCGCACATTTACCTGTTACAGGATCTTTTTCTTGATCAGGACAATCATAAAATCCACCTACATCATATCTTTTAACACTGCCTCCACATTCATAACATGGTTGACCACCCATCATATATTGAGGAGCATCATATTCACCACCAAACTCTCTTCTAGTAGCTTGTCTTGAATATTGTCCTTGGTGACCTCTACTTTTATTTATCCAAGTTTCAGGGGATATCTTTTGTACTGACATGGGTTCTAATACTTTTTGACCAGGTTTACCAATATGTATATAATGAGCATAAGGGTTAACTTCTGGAATGGCGTTTGCTAAATCAGGGTATCTTTCAAGCCATGGAATAACTGACGCTTCTTTCCAAGCTTTTGAGTTTATCTTATTAATATCTCCTAGCTTCTTATCATAATAAGCGTCCATAAAAACATCTTTTATAAAAGAAGGACTTGTTAACCTTTTTATAATTCTTTGATACCTTGGGGTATTATTTAAATCAAATCTGCCTTCAAATCTATTTAGTCTATCCTTAGTAGTAAATGCATCATCTTCATAACGTGCACGAGCTATTTCTTGTTCTTCATCAGCAATTTGTCTTAACTGGTTTCTTCTATCATTAATCTGCTGCATTTCAGGAACAATACTTTCCCAAGTATGTCTTTCATCAGATAAAATTTCTGGAAACTCTTTTACTAATCTTTCATAACCTAACTTTTCTCTGTAGTTATTTATTACGTCTTGATCAAGTTTTTCATATTCAGTTTTCCAACTTATAGGTTTAGAAGAAAATGTTCTTAATTTATAATTATCTCCAGTTTGTATATCAGGAACATTATTATTAATCCACGCTCTTCTATTACTAGAACTAAAATCTGTAGGTTTTTTTGCTTTAACTATATATCCTTTTCCATAGGTATATCCTTCAGCAGTACCTAAAGAGTTAGACGTATATAAAGCATCTAATCCTTTTTTAGCAAGTTGATCCATGTCAACACCAAATCTACCAGCTCCTGTCTCACCTGGGATATGTGTAGCCATATACTTTGCTACTTCCTCAGAATCATTAGGATCTATATTAGCACTTCTTAATTCTGCAATAAGATTATCAAATTTAGATAACGGATCTTCTTGTGGGTTTTTATTAAACTGTTTAAATGAATTACTTTTATTTATCAATCTTTGTTTAAGAGCTTCTAAGTCTACGTTAACACCTCTATAAAATGAGTTATCTCTATTTACTAACCCACGAATAGTTCTATCTGTTAAAAGATCTGATTGAGATATTCTTTCTAAGTTCTCAGGTATCTGATATCCTAATGGTCCATATACTTTCTTAGCATACATTAAGTCATCTAAATTAGTTTTTCTAGATGATGAGTTAAGTAAGTTGTTAACTTTTTTATATCCTTGTAACCAATCTTGTTTATAAAGATTTACATTATTAATTCCAATTTCTGAACCAGGATAAGTCAAAGCTTGAGCTCCTACTTGTTTTCCTGCTGGTCCATAACCAAATGATGAGTTATCAGCGTAGTTAGGAACTTCAACCATGTTTGGACCTTCAAAACCTCTACTAAACTGCTTTCCATATTTTGGATAAGTTCTACCATCATAAGGAACTCCTTGTGAATAAAACGTTTGAGAATGTGTACGTCCAAGATCACTTCCTTGAACGCTTGGTCTCACTTTACCTGAGGTAATTAAATCTTGTACACCAGCATCATCTCCTATCATTCTATAGGCAGATGTTTCTTCTGGTGTAAAAGCAAAAGGATTAATCTTATAAGTATTTCTTAAAGGAGTACGTTCAGTTAAAAACTTACCTGCAGTTTCTAAACCTTCTCCTAATCTAGTAGCTTTAGCTATATTTTTACCACCGCTAAGTAGTTCTGATCCTGTTATATAGTTTAACGGATTCATTAAACTTGTAAACACCTTGTCTTCATCTGAAGCACCAAGATACCTACTATTAAAATTACGAGATTGACTACCAGCTGGATTCATTAAGTTGTCTCCTGCTTTTAAAGCTGGTCTAAAACCATAACGATACGCAAGATCATCAACTGTTTCAAATGGTTGAGTTATACCAATTTCTTTAGCCTCATCAGGTAACATACCAGGTATAGGCATATTACCTCTGTCTATACCTTCTTGTATAGTAGGCATAAAACCTCTAGTATTTGAAGGTGACATAGCTTGATTAAGAGCAGCAATATGATTAAGACCTTTCCAACCCCATTGACCTAATTTATATAAGTTGTTTGGATCAAAAGGTTCTGTAACATTAGCTTGTCTAGCAAGAGATACAGCGTTTTTACCAGCAAGATTATTAAATCTATTGATGTAGTTAACTCTACTCTCATTTTCTTTTTGAGGTATAGCATCAACTAAATTCTGGTAAGTTCTTGTATTTAATAAGTTACCATAGTTTTGATCATAAATCTTTCTATCAGCTTCTTTATTATTGAAGCCCATACGTTCTGCCCATTTTGGAACAGTAGATTGTTGACCTTTTACATAATCCTCATATGAACCTAATTGTTGTTGAGCTTTCTTTCTAGCAGATGCTACATTTGGATTTAGTTTAGAACTAACAGTAACTTCTGGTAGATCAACTACCCCACTTACAAATTCTGCATTGTTATATGCAGAGTTAGGTAAGTTACCCGGAAGAGGGTTCCATTGTCCACTAGCTTTATCATAAGATACCCACTGACCTATCCCTTTGTTATATGCTTTTTCATATTCATCAGAATAAGTATTCATTCTTTTACCATCAACCAAAACAGTTTCCCCACGTTTTTTAGACGTAGTTTGCTTACCCTTCTGTGCTTTAGGCAAACCAGGAAGGATCTTGTGATCTATGTCACCAGCATTCATCATATGAATTAGTAACTTATTCATTACCTAGGTGATTGTAAAAGTTTTAAGTTAGATATTTTAAATAGTAGTTTAACATCATTACTCTTTAATTTACGTAAAAATACTTTATTAGATTGATGTCTAAACTTTTTATGCTGTAACGCTGGCTTCTGATAATCAACATATTGAGCATTAATGTCAAACTGATAACCGTTAGGTTTTGTAACAAACATTGGAACGTTGTTAGCTGTAAACTCACCACGGTTCTTAGTTATATCCCAGAACTGATTAAATCTATATTTGTTCTCTTCTTTAGAGAAGTTAATCTTTATTGATTGAGGTCCCACCTGAGGGTAGGTAAGCATATCTAAAGGGTTAGTTTTACTCTTTACAACAAGCTCTAATAAACCAGACACTTGTTCAGAATTGTAAACAATAGCCTGATCAAAGTTCTCATCTAGAACATGATACTTATCTGAACAGTTGTTGTGAGACTTATATGCTTCTAACACATACTCTATGTTTCTCATTGAGTTAACAGTCTGACCTGTAGAAGATACAAACTCTATTTCAAATGGATAATCTATACCATAGAAGTTAACATACTTGTCACAACGAATATTGTGTTTCCATATGCTATCTTTATTAACACTCATGAAGTGAGCCTTACCAGGAATCAAGAAAGTTGGAATCCAATCATGGAATGACAACCAAACCTGAGACTTAGGATCATATGAAATAGTCCATGATGCCGGCTGGAAAGCTTCTGATTCTAATTCGTAGTACACTTTAGCTCCGTTTATTAAACGGTAAAATCTTTCACCATCTAAAGCAAGATCTGTAAACAAAGGTTTATAGTCTTTCTTAGTGATATATAAAATCTCATTGGTGTTATCATAGATCATCTGCACACCTACACCTTTTACAGGATTATCTCCTAAAGGATAAGCAGGGAATGCTTTGAGAAGTTCACTAGGTAAGTATCTAGAGAACCACCACTTCATACCATCTTTTGAAATCTCTTTAATACCACCACCATATACAAATACTTTTCCTTGATCTTGAGATACCCAGAACACACCATAAGTTGTATTCATAGAAGCATACTTGCTTTGGTTTGAACCATACTCAAATGACTTTTCTGAATTAACTACAGCTTGAAGTTGTTGCGGTCCACTAAATAATGCACCATCACCAATAGTAATTTTAGCTCCTGTAGCATCAAGCTTTAGTTCCTCTACACCCATAAACTGTAAAGGACTCTGACGCTTCATCATAAACAAAGCACCAGTTTTATTAATAGACTTGATTGATGTTACAGGAGATGAAAACTCTTTATAGTTGTTAGCTAGATACAATCTCCAGTTATCTTTTTTAGACTCAGTAAACTGTGGTAAAGAGTATACAACACGATTAGGATTATATAAATAACATTTTTCAGCTACTGTAGGATCATAATCTCTAGGTAAAATGTTACCCCATGAGATGTGACTATTAAATAACTTAGATATACTTAATGAGTAGTCATACTTATAGATCTCACCACTCTTAATCATATCACTTCTAAACATCATATCTATATCAGCATAACCATATGGATCATAGAACCTACGTTCAATCTGATCATCATGATCACGGTAACCAACGTTAATCTCACTCTCTACAAAGAAGTCACGTACACCTGAGTTAAACAAATAGAAGTGTCTGTTCTTAACATAAAATGCTCCACCTTGTGCTCCTGAACCATTAAGATGACGGTGATCTCTAGATATATCTGTTAAAAGTTCAGCATCTATTCTTTTAGAGTTTAACCAATATCTAGGGTAAGTCATTGCAAAATGATTACGATAGTCAAACTCTATTTCATCTGGTTCACCCATCAACCATGTGTTAAAATAGAACATGGTGTTTCTTTCAGTAAACCTGTTAATATAAGTATCACCGCCAAAGTATACTTGACTAGAATACTTTTTAGTTTTATCTGCTTGTGTAAATTCTACACAGCTAGATATTGGCATTTGTTTTATAGAATCTAACTGACCGTATTGTGACACCATAGGAATCTTAATAGCTCCATAGTACGCAACAGTATTAGCAACAAAAGTATCGTTTATGTTAATATTTAAGTCATGGTACAACTGTCTAGTATTATCAGTTATACCAGATTGAGTTCCAGTCTTTAAAAGATCCGTAGACGTTTGTAAAATTACAAACTGATTTCTATAGAAGTTATTAACTCTATAGTTTGTACTAAATCCATGAACTCCTGTTCTTATATACGAAGAATCAACAATTTCTTTTCTAATATTACCTCTAACATTTGTAGTGTAGTTATTATAAAAAGCATGTGATAAACATTGAAGAGCATACTGTTTCTTTGGCACTAAATATAAGAACATACTAATAAGCTTCTCTTTTTTAAGATCAGCTAACTTCTTTTCTAGTCCAATTACAGCTGCAGCTGTAGCTCCCCAAAGAAGCAATCTTGCAGCAAATAAAATACCACCTACAACACCATCAGCTGGTTCTGGAGGTTTAGGAATCTTATAGTTTAAAGATATTGGAAAGTTTTCTGTAGCAGAAATTGTTATACCACCATCACCAGAAAATACTTTTTGTAAATTATTAATAGCATCTATTGTTGCCATTATATCAGTAACGGCACTTAGAAAGTTATTAGCTAACTTAAATCTTGGATGTTTATATGGCTCAGTAAATTTAGATTGAGCTGTACCATGTATTTCCTGATACACTTTAAGCTCTTGAACATTCATAAAAGGATTACTAAAAGTAGTCTCTGGTGAATGAAAAGAGAAAGTGTTATTTTTATATGCCGTTAAAGGAGCTGTTTTATTATCTGTTGAGTATCCTTTGTAAGCAACATCTTTACTTGATGTTAAAAACAAGTCCGCACGTAAATCATTATAAGGATAGTTTTGATATAATCCTTTTACAGTGGTAGTGCCAGGAAGATCATACTCTCTCATGTTATTAAGCATACCTTTTGCTATAACACTTTTGTTTCCTTCTCTAGATCCTCTAAGTATCTCATAACCTACAATAGACACAATAGGATTACCTGCATTATCTAAAGGGTGAGTAATATTATCAAACTTAACACCTAAGATGTTTATACCTGTTCCGTTAGCAGCAAAGTGGTTAATCACATTACCACCAACAATTGTATTATCAGGCATCTTGTGATGTCTAATCTTTTTACCACATAGGTTACCCCATATGTTAAAGGCTCTATCAGGATATTTTTCTTCACTTTCCCAATACCCCATTTGACCTGTAGCAATCACTTTACCACCATCTGCTAAAACTGAACTTACAGTATTATCAATAGTAGCTGTATTTTCTACTTGCCAACGTTCACGACTTACAGAAGATGGTCCTACAGTTTCATAAGCATCACCGCCAACAACAGGAGCCCTATCTGCAGCAGTAGGTACTCTTCCTGGAATATGGTATGATTCAGACTTATCTCCTGTATTATATATCCATCTAATAAAGAAAGCATATTGCTCATCTCTCATATACCCTGTGTTATTACCACCTTTGTAGTAGTAATCCGCAGGATATTGTACAGCTACCCAATTAGTTTTAATAGCATTAGCTTGAGGCTGATAGTTAAACTTAAACTTACTGGTTGTACCAATTCTGATAAGATAGTCACTTACAGTGTACATAGCATCTGTTTTATCAACAGATTCTTTTCTTACTACGATTTGACTTACAGGAATAGTTTCATATTCTGTACTCCACTTATCTAAATAGATAGTACCTTGGGCTGTAGAGTATACACCAATTTTTTTAGCTGTACTCTGATTGTTAATGTTAGATAAGATTGCAAGTTCAAACTCATCATAGTTCTTATCAATACTTGTAATAGTTATTTCTAAAGACATGCTTGTATTCTCATGTGAGAATAAAGACTGCACTTCAGATATACCTAAGTAGTCTGTAACTTTAACTCCTGCTACGGTATAAGCTATTACAGCTTGGTATGATCCATTAGGAAGCATACCACCGATTTTACCTTTAGCAAGGTTTATACATGGTGTGGTAACTAATGCTGCTAATCTAATAGCTTCACAGTCTAATTGTATAGGAGTTAAAGGAACTTCAGTAATACAACCGTCATTAACAACTTGTTGAGTTTTTAACGGAGGATTATCTATATCCATAAATCTAGATGGGTTACGAGCGTCATCCCAATAGATTAATCTTTCACAGTCATAACGTTTACGGTATGCACCTGTAATTAAGTTTGAACGATTAAAGTTTAAACACGGATCGTTTATTACTTTAGTATAAGAACAAGCTGACTCATCAAAAATACCAATCTCAGAGTTAACATCATCTGTAGTAAAAATAGCCCATTGGTCATCTGAAAGATGAATAGAACCAATAAGAGTATAAGGAAGTTGTATACAAAACAAGTTAGCTGGTTCATTACCAACTACACCTACTTGTCCATCATGTGAGTTATTAACTGCATTACGAGCATGAGTCCACAACCCCTCTCCAATGAAGGTGTCATTAAAATCTTTTACCATCCCTTTAGTAAAGGTATTAGTAGTAGATCCGGGTGTTTGTGATTGATCAGCCATGTTTTATTTCCAGCTTCTTCTTTTCTAAAAATTTATACGTCACAGCGGTTAGGTGTCCTGCCAACCAAGCTTGAGCTTCTTCATCTACTATTCCTCTATCTTCTGTCACTCTAACTACTGCATGAAAGATTTCATGAGCTATAGTGTTGTGGGTTAGATATTTGTTACCTAATAGTAAATAGTAAACATCCATATCCGGCATAATTAAAGCACCTTCTGCTTCACCGCCAAAGTCTTCCTTTATCTTACATCTTTTATATATCCTCTCTGCTTCAACAGAAACACTATCAACTATACTTATAATGATCTTGCAACTATAAGTAGGTAATTTTATGGTTGTGTTTAGCTTCATACATTAGAATCCTTCAGTTGATTTAAACATATCGTAATACTTACTATACATAGCCTTACGATTTGATTCCCATAAAGTCTTCATTTCTGCAAAATCTGGTGTGTTAACAATACTTAAAGCATTATTTCTAGCTCCTCTAAGACGTTGCTCTATAAGCTGCATCTTTTGAGTTACGTCCTCACCATTTAAATATAAGTTTTCTAAGAGTCTTTGTTTGATAGCATACTCATAGTACTCATTAATCATAGGATGATCAAGAACTAATAAGTTTCCATCTTCATCTTCTAACGCACCTTGGTATGATATAAAGATCTTACCAGTGTCAAAGTTTGTGTAAACAAAACCGTTCTTTATATAAGCACCATTACCTGAGTTATCTAAAGCATCATGTCTTCCTGTAGAAGTAGATATCTTAAGCTTTTGAAAAGTAGTGTATGTTCTTGTTTCATACTTACGCTTCTCTACAACTTGTACATAAACCTTCTCACCGGTTTTACATTCTACAGTGTATGTTCTCTCACAAATACAGGTTTTGTCAACCTCACCACATTTCTTACAAACGTTTTTACCATCTGCAGTTTTACAATGGGTTGGGTCAAGGATAACGTTTTCAGTGTGGCGGCCATGCATAACAGGATCACTATAAGTATTTTCACCACATAAGTAAGCATAGTTAAGAACATAGAAGTCATCAGGAAGTCTAGTCTTTTTCTTTTCTACGTCTAGGATCTTTTCTTTTGTACCATGAATTCTTAAACCAAGATCGTAGTTTACACGCTGAGCCACTTTGATAAGCTGAGCAGGTTCAATCAGACCTTCATTATTATACATAACAAAGTCTGTAGCAACTTCATTAAGCAGCTCGTCAAAGGTTCTATATTTAGGTTCTGTTTTCATTAACGAGCAATGTTTTGTTTATCAGGAGATGCATCAGAAGGTATCTGGTACATAGCAATAATATCTTTTAATACCGCAGCTTCTAACTCACCAAATAAGTAATCAGGTACATTAAACAATAGATCAGTCTTTTGTAAACAGCTATCAGCTTCACAAGTGTACATGCTAATATCTTCTTCAAATATTCCTTCTATACGTACAGCATCCCAATCAACGTTAGGAAAGTATAAGTAGTCATCTAAATACCAGAAGTACTTAGTCTTGTTATATTTAAAGTTTTTAGATTTAGATAGGTTAAGATATGTACTAGGATGAGTAGGTTGCATTTCCTCTGATCCATCTAAAGAAGCCACAGTACGAATAAGTGGACCATAATATCCTTGTAAAAAGATTGGCATTTTTTCTTTAGTACGTTTAATCTTACAATCAGATTTTAAGCCTGTGCAGCATGCTTCTACCTTGTCAACTTCTATAAGTTCAACAAAGTCCATGGTTTGCATAACGCCAGAAAAACTCATAAGTCTATTCTTAGAGTCTTCACGTTTCATTAACCATTTTGAGTGTTTGAGGATTATACTATAGATCAAACGGTCAGTAAGCATTGAGTCTTGTCTCACTGCCTTCACCTGACTTCTGATTCTTGAAGTAATATCTCCTACCGTGCTTTTAGCCATTTTATTCTAAATTAAACTCGTCATACTCTTCTAGAAGTTTGACGGTCTCATGTTTTTTAAAATCTTTATATTTCTGAATTCTAAAAATCTTACTCACCCTAACTAGATCATCTACCACTACATACTTCTTCCACAGTTCAGGATAAGTCTTACCCACCGTTCTTTTAAAATCTCTTACACCAACAAAGCTCCACATATCATTATGCTTGAACCTATACTTGGTTTCAAAGTTCGTGTAGAATATTTTAGCCATGTACTGATCTGAATCCCAGTTCTGATGTTGGATAACTACCCCGTGTTGTTTACTCTTACTAAAGTCTACGTTGCTCTTTTTACGACCACATGACCCTATAAAAATATACCCCAGCTGTTCAGGTAGCTCTACACCATCTCTTTCATCTATAACGGTTTGCCAAATCTTACCGTTAAACAAGGATATAACCTCCTTAAATTTTTCTAAACTTATCCCAGCATATCTTGGATGCTCTTCTATAAACTTGTTGTAAGAGTCTATATTTGTTAAGTTTAGCTTTTTAGGTCTGTACCTAGGAGCTGTTAAATCCGGTTTTTTAAATACTGTCGACACAATGTTCTACATTAATAATTTACGAAAAATCTACGAGGTTTCCTACTTAAACTTTTATAGTTTAAGCATTATAAGTAAATTCAGATATTTTACCTTTAGTTAGGTCATGGATTTCCATAACTGCTTGACGCTTAGATCCTGTAAACTTATTGTGGTAATGCCAATAGTCTGACTTAGATAAAGAAGGAAGATGCTTAATTGTAAAGCCGTGAACCTCATTATCTGTAACAAACTCAGTAACCTTCTTAGTATGGAAGTGTCCAGTGTAACATGTACGGAAAGTAGTCTGTCCCCATTGACTTGGGAACTCGGTAGCATATACAAGAGCTGTCATCTTCTTAGTAACATCCCCATGCTCAAACGCAAAGAAGTTCTGACCCCAGGTCACAACCTTTCTTTCTTCATAGTTAGCGTTGAATCTAATAGAAACCTCTTGAGAGAAACATTTAGACAATGCGTGTACTAAATGGTAAGAGGATAAACGATCATGGTTACCAGGCAGGTACACCACTTCTAGTTCTTTACAGAACTGCTTGATAAAGTTAACTGACCAGAACATAGCATCAAATGCTTCATTATAAGCATCCTGAGCTCTAAGGTCAGAGTCTACAGGTGTACCCTTAGTAGTTAGTCCACCAAAGGTATCCATGTTTAAAAGGTCCCCTCCTATTACATATATGATCTTTTCTACACTATGAGAGTGATAAGATCTTAATACAAGACTCTTAATACTATCTTTAAAATCATCTACTACAGATAGGTTCCCTTCTTTACCAAAGTGGAGATCCTGTATAGACAAGATCCCCACAGTTGGATTATCAAATTTGTCATTAATAAAAACCTCTGCAATGGGTTTATATGACGGTTTAAAATTCTCTAAAGTTTCTTGTAATAAGTCCTTGATTTCCAAGGTCTTCTGTGTAACCATGGCTGATACTAACCAATAGTCTTTATGTTGTTTATTCCAATAGGAACTAAGCTTCCACTTATCTGTATCTATCTTTAATATTCTAATTATCTCTTCTGGACTCTTAGGCTCAGCAAAAGCTATACCCTTGATTTCAGCTGTACCATCATCCAAGTTTTCCTTAAACTCTACAACCTTTTCCTTATTCTGGTTAATGGCATCTACTAATTGATCTTCTAAATCAGAGATGTACTGATTCTTGATGGTCTCATCGTCTATCAGTTCTAACATCCTTTTTCCAACAATATCTATAAGACTACTGTCAAGTTCATTTTGTAACAAGTCTTTAGTGTGGGAAATTTGTCTTTTGATTTCTTGGTACTTTTGTAAAGAAATACCTAACTTTGAGGCACAGAAGTCATCTGTTTTCTTCCACTTAAGGGAGCCATACACCTGATTGATAAGGTTCATATATTGTATTTTGGTATATGGTGTATAAAGCTATACTAAATATTTTGGTATATCAATAATTTATACACATTTTTTAAACAGTACTAAAAAGAAACCCCCGATGTAGAAACACCAGGGGTTTTGTAATGTCAGGGAAACCAACAAAACCACTGACTTTTTTATATTTTAAATAGAACCAACTGAACTACAAACTGTTCCTCCTCCAGGTATGTACTGTCCACCACCAACACAAGGGTCAATAGTAGCTGTAGTTGAACCAGTAGGAATAGTTCCGTAAATAGTTGTTCTAAGATTTGTACCAGGACTGCACGAACTTCCAGATTGTACGTATTCTACGTCAATTGAAAAAGTAGTATCTACACTTACAGGAGCTGACACAGTAATTTGACCTCCTAAGAAATCATCAATAGTTCCACCAATACAAGGTTGAAAACCTGCACTTGCTGATACTACAGTAACTGTAGCTGCTGTAAAACTTCTTGCTGAGCCAAAAGTACCACCTCCACAAATTGCTTCCACAGTTCCTGAATATGATGTACCTGTTAATCCAGTAGCTGTAAAACTATTAGTATTTACAGTAGCTGTAGTTACATCTACAGGATTAGACGTAGGCCAATACTTTACCCTATACCCCAATGAAGGAGCTGGTGATGCTGCAGGGAAAGTTACACTTAGTGTTGCCATTACGAATTAGTATTTATCCAGTTATCTGCTTCAATAAGATTGTTAAAGAATGGGCTAAGTGCATTATGATCTTTCATAACCACGTTTCTCATCCCATCATATTGTTTAAATATTGTATAGTGTGAACCGTTAAGTTCATAAGAAGCATGAATTACATAATCCACACCTAAATCATTTTGTACTATAGCTGTTAGTTCTTTCATTATACTACAGGTGTTGTTGTATCATTAATATCTATATTACCTACGTTTGTAGATCTGTTATATGTAATAACAGCTAAACGCTGACCTCTTGTTAAACCAACACTAACATTTGGACTTTCAAGATCTGACGATCCAGTTGCTATACCGCTAGTATTTTTAGCTGTAATCACTTTACTTGCAGAAGCTCCTGTTAATGTTGCAGTAGCAGTAGGATTAGTATAACTAAATGCTGGAGAACCAGTGTTTCCTTGTTTGACCATACAACCTCCTTTATAAAAGGTAAAGCTTAAGTTAACCGGATTAACACCTTGTATATTATACCAAAAAGCACGACAGTCTATTACTACTTCATTTTGTCCAGCACCAAGTTGTGTAAAGTCAATAAGAACGCTTTCAAAACCTGTACCTGTATTATCATTACCCCACATAGCCAATGGTTTAATAACCATATCACAAACATTACCACTGTCTATATATCCCGCAGATTGTGGAGTTCTTTGATACTGACTCCAACCAATGTATTTACCTTGACCGTTTTGATCCGCATAACTTGTCCCATCAATAGATACAATTCTTGTACGGGTATCTAAATCTACACCATCAGTAAACTGATAAGTAACTACCATATAGTCAGCATCAAACGTAAAGTTTGTCTCACCAATAACTATGTTCTCTGTAGTAACACAACCTGTCACAGTATCTGTAACTGTAGCAATATATGTTTGACCACCAGTTAATCCTGTAGCTGTCAATGTTGTCTGTACAGGAGATGTATTCCAACTATAAGTATATGAACCAGAACCACCTACAATATTACTAATAGTAGCTGTTCCGTTTGTACCCAACTGGTTAGTAGGAGATGTAGAAGAAATATTAAATGTTACATTACAAACAGCATCTGTAAAGTTTACTCTAGTAGAGTTACCAAAACTACATACAGATTCAATTGTACCTGTATAGTCATAACCTGTTAAACCAGTAATGACAGCAGGACTACTTGTAACAGTTGTTGTTAACACTGTTCCAGGCGTAGCTGTATCCCAATATCTAACAAGATAACCACCTGATGGAGCTGGGCTAGCTGCTGTAAAATTTATAGTTAATTGATTAGCCATTTACTTATCCTAGGTTTGGTCTACATTGATCAGTACGTATATAAGTGCCCCCACTAACACTACCATCTACAGCACAAACTGTTTGAGTAAGTTGTGAATTTGAAGAATTATATACACTAACAGAACTTGTTGTTCCACATGGAGTGTACGTATATTCAGCATTATCTAAAAATTCAAAAGTATAACAAGTAGCTGATCCAGATCCTTGTACACCAAATGTTTCTACCACTTCTAATCCACTACCGCAATCAACCAATAGTTTAACTTCTAAAGGATAACAAGACGGTACACCAGATATAACAATAGGATTAGCTCTCTTATTTGGTTCAGTGTGCCAAACTTCATCTCCAACAATTCTCCACTGAACAGTATATCCGCCACTTGGCATTATACTAGCCGTAATGTATTGGATAGTTAAAGTTTTTAATGTATTACAAGGAGGTGTTGACATATTATTATTTATTATACAATTGTTCCTGTACCGCTCACTTTAACAGGTGATCCAACAAACGCTCTAAATGTTTGAGGAGTTCCTTGAACAACTGAAGTGGTATAAATAGTATGTGTACTTCCTGTAGCTTTAATAACAGTAGCACCTCCTGATAAAGCAACTGTTGGAGCTTGAGACGCTACAAAAGTTGTTGTATTAGTAATACTAGCAACTGTAGTATTTGCAGCAAATGCACCAGTACCAGCAGTAACTTCAAGAGTCATACCTGCAACCAATCCTGTAGTAGAACCTACAGTTATAGTTGTAGTAGAACTTGTAGCACCTACAGCAGATGTATAAACTGGTCCAAGACCAAGATATCTAACTACCATTGGTGTAGTAGTTGTAGAAGTAGCAGTATAGTTAGCTAATGTAATAGGTGTAACTAATACACTATTTATAACTTTATGTAATTTAGTTAATATAGTAGTAAGCCTATCACCATCTAAAATGCCTAAAGCTGGAAGATTAGCTCCAATGAACTTAGCACAATCTGTACCAATGATTTCTTCACATGGTTCTCCGTTAACACACGGTGTTAAATTAATGGCATTAGTAGGAGGGCAATCTGCACAACCATCGTTACAGTTACCTAAAGGTAGAGGAGTATCGTTACAACCGCATGACATAGTCTTATATTATTAAAAGTTTATATTAAGTTTCAGGTGCTAACTCAGCAGTTACTCCAGTTGGTGGATTACACGTTGGAGGAGCTAATGTTACACCAGTAGCAAATGCACAATCAGTTTTAGTAATAGACCCCGCAGTAGGAACCACTCTAATCTTATAAGTAGTACTTGCAGTAAGAGAACTAAAAGTACCAGTAAGAGTTGTTGTACCAGTAGGTGTTTGAGAAGCTAATTCTGATGTACCACCAGAGTTAAATAACTTAACAACATAACTACCTACTGAGCCACCAATTTCTGGAAAGCTGTAAGATAGACTAGTAGATGCTGCCGTTACAGTAACAGTAGGACAGATCATATTGATCTTCTGTACTGTAGGACTCTGTGTACTTGTTCCACCATTACAAGCAGTTAAGATTTTAAAATCATAAATAAGATTATCACTTAAGCCTGTAACAGTTTCTGTTGTAGCAGTACCTGACACAGTACTAAATGTAGTCCATGTAGAAGCTGATGCAAGTTTATATTGCACAGTTTGTGATGTAGATCCAGCACCAGGTGTCCAGTTAAGTGTTACGTTCATCTTATGATAATGTTGCTGTTACTGATGTAATTACAGGGCAAGGTACAGATACTGTAAAGTTAGCTGTCTTAGAACATGTATTACCGTTCTTAGTAAGACATCCTTCTACAGTGATTGTATAAGCTTGAGATGGATTAAGTGATGCTCCTGATACAGTGTAAGTAATACCGTCTGTATCTGAAACAGCTGTTACTAAGTTTACGTTGTCTGTGTAAGTATTTCCAGAAGCGTCTTTAATAGTAATCTTAGATCCTAAAGCAGTACAGTTTGTAAATCCTGAAGGAATTACAGTACCACCACCATTAAAGAACACTGTAACTTGAGTACGAGCTTCGTTTGCAGCAGCTGTAAAACCAAGTAAGAAAGCAGAGCAATCCACTTGACCACAACATTGCTTAACGTCATAAATAGCTTGACGCATATCACATAATACAACCCAAAGGTTTTGAAGAGATTGACCAACATTACTTGTTGTAGCATTCCATCCAGTAAGAGAACTTACAGTACCAGTTGAACTTAATGCTGCAGCTGCTCCAAGGTTTTGACACTGTTGAGCGATAGCTGCTGTAAGAACTTGGTTACTTCCTAAGGTAGTTCTTAAAGTACAATATTGAGCTTCAAGTTCATCTAACAAAGTGTGCATTGCTACAGGAGTTCCTGGAGTTAGCAAACAGTTAGGAGTTACAGTAGGAGGAACGTATGATGGTCTATTTTCAAGAGTAGTAATTCTAGTGTTGTATGTAGCCAAAGTAGTAGTATGACTAGCTACTGTTGCAGATAAAGTACAAAATTGATTACCAAGTCTTAAGCTAAATTGATTATGAACTAATTGTGTAACAGGTTGTCCTGTAGCAGGGTCATTATACTGAAGACAAGTAGGTAACGCAATATTAGGTTCTGTATAAGTAGAACCACCACCAGTTGGTAAGTTATCAACTTTTGTGTTTAAACAACAAACTTTATCAATAATAAAATCCAATACTGCTGACAGGGTCTTTGTAGTTGGAGCAGGGTTTACGGACGAACAAAAAGATACAAGACAACTTAAATCCAGAGCTGATAAGTCTAAAGCCGTCTTAATTGTACAAAGGTCCGTTGCTACCTTGTAGACTACACTAGATACGGTGTCACCATTGCAGAGGTTAATACATGACAAGTCTGGACCTTGCCATATGACACAGTTAGAAGATACTGGGGAACAACCCTGATCAGCAGTATTAGATTTCGTAGGTAACATAATATATTATATATCAATGAGTTATTAACAATCAACCACGTTGGCTGCACCAAACAGACCTTCTAGTTTCATTTTTAAATGACTATAGCCAAACTCAAATACATCTACGCCTTCTGCAGAAGTTAAGTCAGGAACAGTCTTAGTGATTGTTTCCTCTACATCTTGCTCTTGCATTTCTGTACGAGTTCTTGTAACAGTAGTAGTTGTAGGATTACCTTCAGCATCTGAAACGCCAGCCACTGTTTCTTCAAACTCTACTTGTACAGGAACCATACGTTGTACTGTGCGAGTTTCCTCTACTTGTTTAGTTAAAGCTACATATAAGCTTTCACCAATTTGTTGGTTACGAGCTACACCGCTACCCATACCAGGATATGTTCCTCCTGCAGGAGCTGCATCAGCTTGAGATTGAAAAAGTTCAATTCTGAAGTTAGCAGATCCATACTTAGAGATCTGATAATCAGCGATACGTACATATGCTTCAGAAGTAATACCTTTATCGGTTCCAATCTGAGCTGTAATCTTTAGTGCCATATAAGTTTGTGTTTAAGTTTTAAGTAGTCTACAATATAATATACATTATTTTGGTGTAAATAACAAAAAAACCACCCCAATTAATGGAGTGGTTTAGTATATATAGAGGAAAGCAGGGGGCTTAGTTCATCGGCACTACCTTAGTTTCTTCAACTTTAATAAGTTTAAAGAACGTTCCGTAGTTCTCAGAAGTCTCAACCTTTTCAAAGTCTTCAAGCGTAAAAGCTTTGTACTCAAGTTCTTTTTCAGTCTGAAGCAAGTTGTTAAACTCAAGCTCAAAAGACTGGAACTCAGGGTTGATAACCTTTTTGGTAAACCAGTTACCGTCTTTGTCTAGATCTTTTTTAGGTTGACCCTCTTCATCTAGTTCATCAATAACCATAGGGATAGAAATACCACCCTTGTCATCTTCCTTACCATACTTCTTGATAAGATCGTTCTTTAGTTCTTCTACAGCAGCTTTTTCAGCAGCCACTTTCTTACCTAGTTCTGTTAGCCAGTACTTAGTAACTAAAGATAGTTTTTCCTGGATAAGACCAGAAGCAATTTTTTCACCAGTTTGCTGGTTGGTTAAACCGTTAAGTTCTGCATCTAGATTGTAGAACTCAAACAACTTAAGAGAAATTTTTTCCATGTGTTTTTAAAATTTAGATTAATCTGTTACGAATATACAAAGATATGCAAGTAACATACCAAAAAAGTTATTCACAGATGTTAATGCCTAAATGACAGAAAGTTTAAAAGTATTTAGGAGGTATAGTGGTTGTGTCTTCCGTAATAGGTGCTACATAACGTATAGCATTATTATTTACACTACTAAATACTAAATATGTTAAAGCAGCTAGTACCACTACCTTTAAAATATTTTTAGCTAAGTTTAAGTTAATTGCAATCATGATAGTTTATTTTTTATTAAAGTTATATTAGTTTGCTACGTCTTCACTATATATAGCGGATGCCTCTGCACCTGAAATTGCCCTAGAATACAGCCTTACTATGACTATATATCCTGTATAGAATTCAGCTATATTAGTTGCACCAGTTGCATTATACTGAGCACCGATAAGAAATAATCCAGGGGCTGCATAGTTCATGGTTACAGATATAGCAGAAGAAGCTGCTAATGATCCATTTATGTATAATCTTGCTGTTGTACCATCATATGTTAATGTGGCATGTACATAAGTATTTAAAGAAAACTGATGAGCCACATCTACATAAGTAGTACCACCGCCTGAAATTCTACCGTACAGTGTTGTGCCATTTATCCATAGCTGATATCCCTGATAGGTTGTTGACCCGTTAAAGTTAGTACCAGCTAAAATCATAGGATAAGAAGACTCTGTAGCATAAAACCACACATTGAGTGTTACTCTGTTTTGGCTACTGATTCTGCTAAACTGATAGTTAGGAAAACTTACATATCTACCATACTGATAAGTACCATATGGGTTTGAACCCTGAAACTCAAATCCAGAACCTGTCCATATTGGATTAGATGCATACTTATTAGTAAGTGTTCCATTGTTTCCTTTACCGCTGATGTCATACCAAGTTGTACCACTTCCTGGGTAGGAACCTGATTCACTTGATTTTAAAAACAAAAGAAAGTCAGGATCTGAAGCACTATATCCATAAAACTCACTCATAGCATCTGGCGTAGAGAAGCCAGCTAATGATGATAGTGTTCTAAGACTACCTGAACTACTGCCAAGTTCTGTTCTTATCTGTGAGATACTTATACTATTTCCTACTCCTGGTAAAGCCATTGTTATTTATTTTTTAGTTCTTTAATCTCGTTCTTTAACTCTTCTATCTGAGTCTGTTGTTCTTTCATACCCTCAACTAACAAAGCTACAAGTTTTTCATACTTAATAGTTTTATATGTTTCTGACATTTCTGCAACAAAGTTATTAGCCTCATCAGGATCATTACTAGGAGTATTTAGCTGTGTCTGATATTCAGTAATTAATAAAGGTTCAACAGCTTCTACCTCCTGAGCTATAAGACCAATATCTCTAGTTCCGGCTCTATCTTTAACTTTATTTACTTCTTCGTCATTCCAGGTATAAGTTACACCTCTAAGTCTTTGAATTTTATCTAATGCACTATCAATAACAGTAACATCTTTCTTTAAACGTATATCAGAATAGTAAGCAATAACATCTCCTGTAGCATATACAGTACCTGTTACAACAATACCATCACTAGCTGTTCTAAATTTCTCAGAACCATTGTTATATAAATATTGAGCAGCATTAACATAAGTAAGAATAGACCAGTTGTTTAACCAAAATCCACAAGGTCCTGCTGCACCATTAGTATGCATCATTAGCTGCATATCTCCATCAAATCTAAAACCGGAATAACCTCCTTGATTACCTCCTATATACCAAGATCCATAACTAGAACCGTTGTTTGTAAGGTATTTTGATGTAGAAACGGAACTATAGTACGTTGGAGCATAAATGTTACCAGCATCAATTCTTCCAGGAATAACAACACCTCCATCTTGGTAAATAGTTAATCTATTTTGCCATCCACTTGTGTAGGTTTGAAATCTGTGACATACTATACCTTGAGAGCTTGTCCAATTACCAGAACGATAGGTAATACCAGTTGTAGTATCATCATAAGAGTTATAAATGTAGTTATACATACCACTATCTCCTGAAGAATATCTCCAGCCTATAGTGTTATTATTAAACATTCTAATATCACGGGTATCAATAGCTCTATTATACGCTGGATTATTAGTCCAGTTTGCTGGAGCAGTTCTTGTTGATGTAGATACTGAAGCCCCATTTAAAATGCCAGCTGCATTACCTGCCTGAGTAAAGTATTTAACTCTAGCTCTAAAACCATTGCCAGAAGATACAACATGATATATAGGTAATCTAAAATTACTTCCACTCCATTCTAAATCTCCAATAAATATATTATCAGGAATAGAACCGTTAGCCTCTTGTACTTTACTATCTCCTGAGTACCATTGTCCTCCATTAGGATTTGTTCCAAATGGAAGTATTTTTCTTAAAAGACCTGTTGCATTTTGGTTTGAATAGGTAGAGGTTACTTCAACTTCTAAATATCCTGAGTTTTGAATATTACCAAAATCAATGTAAGCTACTATGTTAGCTACTCCGTGTGAGAAATAGCCTAAGTCAAATACTTTTTCTGCATAGCAATCTGAACCTACTGATAGAGTATTAGTATAAAGATTACTATATGAATTATATCCTGCATAGTTACCAGCATCTATTACATCATAGAAAGTTCCTCCACTTCTACGTTGTTTCCATACACCCTCTGCCCAACCATTACCTTGTGCATTAAGATATATATCTCCAGAAGTAATTATTCTATATCCACTATTATATGCTTGACCTACACCAATATTATCATATTGAGCATATGCTAATCTTGAGTTACTATTAGGATCTAAGTAGTATGCAGGGTTATCTGAATCATAAAAAATTGGAGAACGCATAGAGCCAGCACTAAACATAACTCCTGTATTATGATCTACATATGCGGCAATCTTAGAACCATTATAATAACCACTCCATCCAGATGGCATCGCTATACCAACATTTTGACCCATGAATATGGTTTCTGCACCCACTGATGAATAACTACCACCAATATTTTGTCCAGACTGTGAACCTCTATTAAAATAAAAAATACCCCAAGCTTTAGAACTTTCTTTAAAGATCCAGTTATTGTTTTCAGAAGCATTAGATTCCATCATAACAGCTCCATCACTATTATTAATTAAAGCTCCTGTTGTATAAATATTACCCCATCTATAACTACTAGTTCCTAAATCTCTAGCTCCATCTGAATATGGTGTTACAGGACCTCCATCAAAAGCATGTCTTCCTGCAGATACATAGTAATATGTACCATTAGAATTATTAAAGTTTTCAAAATATCCCCAACCATTATTATTATATGGACCTATTCCAATGTAATTTGTGCTAGATCCTGATAATGTTATATATCCAGTAGCTATTGTAGATGCTATCTTGGTATTTGAACTTCCTAAATAAAGATCACCATATAACCATGTATTACCACCATCTGTTACTCTTACTCTATTTGTAGCAAGAGTTCTTATATAAAAATCATTATGCACACCTACTATTCTTGGAGCATTTGCCCATGTAGGTGTAGTATTATCAGCAATAACTAAAGCAGCTCCTGTAGTGGTTGTTTGTATTGCAACAACATCTAAAGAAGTAGAACTATTAACATATAGTCTACCATTTGGTATAGATCCACTACCTATAGCCATTGAACTACTTGTAGTGTTACCTCTTCCAGTTACTGATGACAATGTATCAGTTTCACTATATGATGTTATATATCCGGGACCGTTACTTAACTGATTTAAATTTGTAAGGTTTCCTTGATGCCATACAGCACTACTGCCTACAGAAATAGCTGATGCAGAAAGACCAGAAGATGTAAACGTAACTGAATTAGTTCCATTAATATAAAAACGCATTAAGTTACTATCATCCCAAGCTCTAATATAAGTAGAGTTCCCATAATCATATGCTCCAAAAAATATAGATGCTCCATCTGATAATCTAACATCACCTGAACCACCAATAACTAATGCTTCACCAGAACCATTAGATACACCATTATTTAAAACTAATTGCCCACCTTGATGTAAAATCATTCTAGATGCCCAAGCACTTCCATTATAAGACCACCATGTTAAACCATTACTAGCATTTAACTGAGTTAACATTTGTCTATCCTCAGCTACATTAGTCCATCTAAACCAAGGACCTACTGCTACACTATCAGAACCAGCTTTAGTAACACCTACTTCAACAAAAGTTGTTCTTGTTGAAGTACTAGCTCCACGAGCTGTTACATTAGCAAGAGTAGAAGTTTCTGTATATCCTGTAATATATCCTGGACCGTTAATAAGCTGGTTCAAGTTAGTTAAGTTACCAGCGTGCCATATATTATTTCCTCCCCAAGTTAAAGCACCTGTACCAATTCTTCCTAATGTTACTGTATTATCAGATCCAAAAGATATATAAGCTCTATCACTATTTTGTATTCCTACTATACCTACTGTATTAGATACGTTAGTGTCACCAATCCAAGCATCATCACCAAGTTTTACGTTGTTACTACCACCATTATTTGTAGTGATGATTTGATTAAATGTAGGACTAGCTGATGTAGCTACAGACTGACCAATTGATACGGTTACTGCTCCAGTATTAGAGTTTACTGATACACCTGTACCTGCATTTACAGAACTTACAGCTCCACCTGGAACTGCTATTGTAAGAATGTTACCAGAAGAGTCAAATGCTAATACACCAGCTGCTGTTCCAGTAAAGGTAGATGATGTGGTATATTGAGGTAATATTAACTGTTTAGTAGATAAATTTAAAGACATGGCTACACCACTTGTAGCAGTGTTTGTTCCATATAAAAATCTTAATACATCATGCCATACATCAATGTGTGCAGCATAAGTATAAGATGTAGCTTTATTTAATACTAACTGACCACCTTCATCTGCACTATGAGCTCCTAAAGCTAAACTTCCTTCAGTCCAAGCAGTAGCTCCATTTATAAGTAAGCTAGAAATACTAGCACCTCCACTAAATGTAACAGCTGTAGAAGTTGATGCTCCTCTAGAAGTAACGCTAGAAAGTGTGTCGGTTTCTGTATAACTTGTAATAAAAGCAGGAGCTCCTGTTATCTTACTCCAAGCCAAAGATGTAACCCAAGAAGGATTGCTATAAGATCCAGAAAGACTTACGTATGTTAAAGCTGCACTTGACTGACTTAAATATGTAGAAGAAGCATTAGTAATAGATAAGTATAGGCTAGCCGCAGATGATTGTGACAAGTAAGTACTTGCCGCATCTGTTTTATTGAGGTATATTGTATTAGCACTTGACTGGCTTAAGTATGTACTGGCAGCATCTGTTTTATTTAAGTAAATACTGTTAGCACTAGATTGACTTAGATAAGTACTTGATGCATTTGAAATAGTCAAATATGTACTAGCAGCACTAGATGCTGTAAGGTATCCTGCAGAAGCATGGTTTCCCCATGAATAAGCTGTGTTCCAATTAGATGAATTATCTGTTATGCTTGTTCCCCAAGCAGACCCTGTAGATACGGCAATCCCAGCTGATGGATATATCATAGAAGTAATACTCCAAGATCTATCTGCTGATAAGTCATAACTAGTACCATTAATAGTTAATGTACGAGTAGTAGGTACACCACCTAATCCACTTAGTGTGTATACAGGAAGTGTTTGCCAGGTCTTATCACCTCTCCAATACTGAGCAGTAGTTCCTGCTGTAATAGCTGGTTCTTTAGTACCAATTAACGTAGTAATTGTTGTACTAAAGTTAGCATCATCTCCTAACGCAGCTGCTAACTCATTAAGAGTGTCAAGCGTACCTGGTGCACTATCTACCAAGTTAGAAATACTTGTATCTACATATGTTTTTAAAGCATAGTTAGCTTTTTCAGACGTCCATACTGGATCAGTCTCTGTATATGATTGCAAGTATCTTGCGTCAGCTGCAGTTTTAGTATAATAATTAACCTTCTCTGAAGTCCACACAGGATCTGTTTCTGTGTACGACTGCAAATATCTAGCATCCGCTTGTAACTTTGTGTAGTAGTTTATTTTTTCTGAAGTCCAGATAGGATCAGTTTCTGTAAAAGAAGTGAGATAACCGGCTAATGCATGATTACCCCAAGAGTAAGCACTGTTCCAGTTAGTAATGTTTGTAGTGGTGATAGCTTTAATATGACTAGCCACTGTAGGATCTGTTTCAGTAAAAGATGTTAAGTATCCTTCTACAGAATGATCTCCCCAACCAAAGGCTGTGTTCCAATTGGCTGAGTTATTAACTATACTAGTTCCCCATGATATTCCGTTAGATAATGGTATACCAGCAGATGGGTAAACCATTGAGTCTATACTAAATATTCTATTAGCAGATAGATCAGCTGTCTGCCCATTAATAGTAATAGTCCTTGTTACAGGTACATAGTTTCCTACAATACCAGATCCATACTGTGGTATATTGATTATACCAGTAGTGCTATCATAAGTAGCCGGACCAGATGTATTAAATGTAGTAACACTTAAAGCTTTTCTAGCTCTACTATCTGTAAAGTATAAAGCCTGGCCTTCTGTAACTAAGTCTGTGTTATAATCCCCCTGGCGGGCTACTACAGCACCGGTTCTACCATATACAGAACTTACAAGATTACCACCACTCTGTGTGATAAGCTGTGCTATAGAAGCAGATGATATCCTACCTCCAGGCCCGGGTACAAGAACTTTATTCTGTGTACCAGTAGTAGCAGGTATAGAAGCTACAGATACACCTGCAGGAAAATAAGCATTACCATAACTATCTACTTGATAAGACATTATCTAATTTGTTTTGTAGTTCTTCAATCTGTTTTTGTTGCTCTTTAATAGCTTCAATAAGTACACCTACTATATTACCATATGAAACACCATATTCATCTACATCAGCAGCATATGTTACAACTTCTGGTAATACTTGATTAATTTCTTGAGCTATAACACCTGTTTGACGACCACGTTCTGGAGCATCTATTCTTGTATAAAATACTCCTCTTAATTTATTAACTTTTTCAAGAGCATTATCTATAGTAATAATATCTGTTTTCTTTCTAACATCTGAATATGCTACAACATCTCCTTCTGCATATAATGATCCTCCAATATAAGCTCTATATGAACTAGATGTAGTTGAAGTAGCTATAGCTGTACAGTTGTTTCCTAAGTGATGATACCAATACCATCTACCATTATTTTCTCTGTAAGCACCACCATTACCAGCACTATCAAACATTAACATATTTACAGCACTATAATCGTCATATATACCACTATATCCAGATCTTGAACCAGCTATTCTCCACGTAGTATATGTAGAAGCATTATTTGGCATCCAGTGAGCTCCGTTCCAAGAAGGTGCGTATAAACCATGCCATCCATTTAACTGAATCCAACTACTTGCTTGATAATATGAATTACCATTAAAACCCAAGAAATTAGAACGTCCAAAACCATCTAATTGAGCTGAGTTATTAACTGATTGAGAACCAATATTACCTGAGTGTATCATTTCTACCCAAGATCTAGGTACATCCCAAGCACTTCTCCAAAACCATCTGTTAACTGCCTCTTGTGCACAAGCCATTTGCCAACCATGGAATTTAGCACTGTCAGAATTATTATAATGGAATGCTTGCATTCCAACGTAGTGACCAGAGGCACCAGGGCCGTTAGCAGGTGATGACCAGGTATCAAAAAATCCAGAACCCCAGTTAGAAGCAATTACATTTAAATCATATTGACCCCAACCCATTGCACCAGTTTGGTAAAGAGTTCCCTGTGCAGCTCTAGTAGCCCAAGGAGAGTTAACTTGTCTAGAATTTAAACTATGTCTATTAAGGGTAGATTCAGTAAATCTATAAAGATTAGATGTATCATTAGGGTCTAGGTAATAACCTGTATCTTGTTGATCATAGAAGATATTAGCTCTCATAGAACCTATAACAATCATATCTCCACTAGGATTTATTCCACCAACAGTAGCACCAGCCTCTTCTGAATAAAAATGAAAAGATTGAGTACCTATTAGTTGTCCACTAGTTCTTTTACCTACATACCAACTGCTACCAGATCCACCAATATAACGAACCATTGCTTCATATCCGTTACCAGGATTAATGGTAAGATATTTGTGAGCAGATCCTGTTATGTTTATAGGAGTGTTATTTGCTCCTGGTATACCAACTGTATTAAAATTAACATCATCTGTGCTTCTAACATATTGGTTCATGTTAGCTGCATATGGATCTGTAGAATCATTTAATAGATACTTCCATCCTGACCACGCTCCAGTTTCGTATATTCCAGATCTAAACCCTAATCTTGTACCACCATATGCTGGTCCGTAAGGAGTATATAACTGTAAAGTTCCACCTTGACTTCCTGTGTATGTTCTATTTGTAAGAACAGATCCATAACTTGGAAATCCTTCACTAGCAGATACAAAAGATGTTTGAATACCTGCGTTATATCCTGAAGGTAAAGTTGAAGCAGACCATACATAGTTACTTAAAGTATTTAATAAGTTAGTGCTACTAGCATAACTTACAGACTGAGAACCTATATTACCAGAGTGAATAAAACTTCTTATTGTTCCGTTATCATAAAAAGTACCATTACCATATATATAATATGTACCCCCTACAACAGAGCCAATATATGTACCATAACTATTATTATACCCTAAAGCATCAGTCATTGATGCATGAGATATTATTGTTCCATTAGATACTGCTGTAGTTATTTTACCAGCTATATTTAAAGATGTACCTGCATTAGGATCTAAGTAATATGTAGTATCGTTAGAGTCATAGAATATAGGAGCACGCATAGAACCCGTGTTCATCTCTAAGTACGCACTACCACTACTATTCTCAGATATCAACTGCATTGGAAAAGTAGACATATCGCCACTATGGTATAATCTACCCCATTTAATTCTAGAACCTGGAGAGTCATGTTGGAATACCATCTGACCTACAATATTACTAGCTGATGAACCATGAGTAGCTGTAATTGCATGACCTTCACCACCAGACCAACTGCCTTTTAAGTCAATGTCTCTATATGTTGTTGCACCTCCTACACCTTGAGAAATATTTAGTTGAGCAAATGTTTGGTTTGCATTAGTTCCCATTCTAACAACATTAAATAATGATGTCCCAGCAAAATCACCATAGTATGTAGTATCATTAGAATCGTAGAATATTGGTGCCCTAAAATCACCACTTGTTTGGTAAGTTCCTGTACCACCTGTTTTACTACTTAATCCATCAAAAGATAACCCTGTTATCCACCCACCATAGTTTCCTAATTGGTTTCTCACGTGTTGAAGAGAAGCCTTTCTTGACCAACCATCTCCATTTGAAGTAATAAAACTATTTACTGTTGAGTTTTCAGTTTCAGAAGTACTAAAGTTTATATGGTTAGCGTATATATATCCGTTAGCATCACGCTGAACCAATCGACTTCCTACAACGGCCGTATCCGCTCCAACATTAATTGTACCACTACTAGCTCCAGAACCTATTCTTAAACCTCCTCTAGCTTCAATAGGGCTCTCTACATATAAACCAGCTTGTTGTCCTAATCTAGGAAGGTACATACCATAGTCAGCAAAGTTTGCCACATTATCAACAGACTCAGAACGTATAGTTAATCTTGCTCCTGATTTATAAATACCATTTGTTGTATCCGTAAAATAAAGTACACCACTTAATGTTCCGCCAGAAAGTGGTAAAGCATATGAAGCATAGTTACCAACATGTAATGCTAATGAACCATTAATATTTACATTACCACCAGATGATGTTAAGTTTAAATTTCTAGCTACTATTTGTAAATCTCTATATCTTTCACCACCTCCGTGTCCGCCATAACTATCTATATAAGAACTATCCCCAGCATACTGAAAATATAATCTACCACCTGCCGCATTACCACCACCTAAACGAATAGCTTGACTTATAGAAGTGGTTCCATTTCCAACTCCTAAATCACCATTAACATTTATAGCACCCGTTGTACTAGATCCACGTGAAGTAACAGAAGCTAATGTATCAGTTTCGGTGTATCCTGTTATCCAACCACCATAGTTTCCTAAATCATTTGTAAAAGATGATAATGCTGTAGGTCTTCCTGTAACACCAGTCCATGCAACGTTAGTAGCTGTTGCTGCATTACCTGAAATATTAACTTGTGGATTTCCAGCAGAATACACTCTATTTCCAGCATCATATAAAGAACCTGCATATAATGCTTTACTTCCATTTACACCAGTTCCTATTCTTACTCCCACACCACCATAGTAAACAAGTTCTAGCCAATCATTTGTATTAATACTTTCCAATGTATCAACATATACAGTACTACCTGAAGAATAAGCATAGCCATTATTAAAATTAGTAGCTGTAGTTGCAGTAGCTGCATTTCCAGATATAGATCCAGAAGATGTAATATAACCAGAAGGGTTTGTACTATTATACGGTGTATAGCCTAAAGCATTAGTTACTTGAGTAGATGTGATACCTGTTAAATAGCCACCACTTGCGTGGTTACCCCATCCATATGCAGTATCCCAGTTAGACTTATTATAACCTGTAATAGCATTAGCTCCGTTAAAAAAGTTTTGGATCTGTGCATCTGTATAAGCGTTTGTTATACCGTAGCCAGATATAGTTGTAGGTGTACTAGTAATCTTACCCCATCCTAAACTGGTAATCCAAGCAGGGTTAGCATAAGAACCAGATAGTGATACATAAGTTGATGCAGCACTAGACGTAGTTAAATATGTACTGTTATCATATGATACAGTGGTACCACTTACCTTTACAAAGCCCGTACCATTAAGCTGAGCTTGTTTAGTACCAATAGATGTAGCTACAGTTGTGGCAAAATTAGGATCATCACCAAGAGCTGCCGCAAGTTCGTTGAGTGTATCAAGAGTTCCTGGAGCTGCGTCTACTAAATTAGAAATAGCTGTACCTACATACGTTTCTGTAGCATACCCAGTTAAAGCAGATGATGTGATATATCCAGCTCCGTTAGTAAGCTGGTTGTTGTTAGTAATAGTATTAACTACATTTAGGTTTCCTCCTACAATAGATAAACTGATCCCAGCACCTGCTGAAGCAGTTAGTACACCTGTATTAATAACGTTTAGGTTCTGATCAACTACTGAAAGACTGATGCCAGATCCGGCAGACGCTGTTAGTATACCAGTATTTATTACATTAAGATTCTGATTAACAACGCTAAGGCTAATACCTAATCCAGCTGAGGCTGTTAATATACCTGTGTTTACAACATTTAAGTTTTGGTTTACAACACTTAAACTAATACCGGCTCCTGAACTAGCAGTAAGTATACCAGTATTAACAATGTTAAGGTTTTGATTAACTACACTTACAGATATACCTAAACCAGCACTAGCTGTCATTACACCTGTATCAATAGACCAAGCACGGTTAGAAGAAAGATCGTAAGAAGTTCCGTTGATAGTAATAGTTCTACTAGTAGGTGCATAAGCAGTTACAGCACCACCTACAATAGATCTTACCCATGCAGTCGTTGGTACCTTTCCACTATTATCTTCACCAGTAGGAGCTATGCCTAAAGCAAGACTAGCCGGTAATACCACATGACCGTCTGCATCATACTGAAATACATTAAGTATATGGGAGGTCTTCCTTTGTTTGTTCATAACCTACTATTATCTATTTATAAGTTGTTTTACTAAATCTTTAAGTTCTTCTATCTCACTCTTCTGAGATTCTATTTGTAACTGTTGTTCTTTGATAGCTTCGATAAAAAGACCAGCCATATTCCCATAGGACACGTTTAACATATCATCTTCCATACGAGTTACTAACTCTGGAGCTACAGTTTGTACCTCTTGAGCAATTACTCCAATCTTTTTACGCTTATCAGCAGTATCAGTACGGTTATAATAAACACCTCGTAAAGACAATGTTTTTTGTAAAGCGTTATCTACTGTTACAATGTTTTCTTTAACTCTTATATCAGAGTAAGCTGTTACATCTCCACGTACAGTAACATTATGGCTAGAATCTATTAGCATGCTTACTGTACCAGTATAGTTGGCATTTGCATAGAAATAATGATTAGTAGCTATATAACTAAGTCCAGCCCAATCATTAAGGCTACCGGTGTGAGAACCGATAATAGCTCCTGTATTACCATTCCATTGCCCTATAACAACTCTATTATTACTTGCATCTCCAAATGCAGCAGTTATCCACCCTGTTGCTGGTGTAGTCGTGCCAGAGTTATATTGTGTAAAATGATTTCTAGCATTTCCTGAATTACTTCCTAGTGCTCCCGAATTTGTTATTTGGCTAAAACTAACACTGTCAGATGTCCTGACATACTGATTCATGTTAGCTGCATACGGAGCATTGTCTGTTCTCAATGATTGAGATGGATTAAAGTCAACTTGCTTTGCGGTTGTTGGCAGCCCAGAATTTGAAATAGACGTTACCCTATTCATCTGACGACCATCATAAGCAGTATATGCTTTTACTGTGTATCCATGCCAATAACCTTGACTAGGGAACCAGAAGCATAAGTTGCCATTATAGTTAATAGCTCTTAATCCTGATATATTACTACCGTTTGAATAGCTACCGATATTTATAATAGTATCTGCATAAATATAACCCTGTACTTGAATATCAATAGGCATACCGTTTCCATAAGCATTCCCTTTAATCTCGAGTACAAAAGGTTCACCATAAGTTACCTGATAATTAATGCTTGTTTGAATCAACGTGCCGTCAGGGAAATTACGACCACTCATGATGTAATCCATTGTTGAGTAGTTCGATTGATTTACTGCCTGAGAACCAATATTACCAGCATGTATAACAGCACTACCTGTGCTATTCCCGTTACCATTAACATATATATCGCCTCTTACAAATAAGTTATTAGACCCGTTAAGAGTCATTGAATAGTAACTATAACTACTATTATACCATCTAAACATTTCATTTGCATTACCTACAAAGTCAATCCAATAGCTGTTAGCTTTGATATAGTGTGATGCAGTATCTCCTGTAAGGAATATAGTTGTACTATTACCACCAGCAGAAATGTCCATGTATAGGCTACCATTTAATCTAAGGTTATTTAAAACACTCCCACTATTAGGGTCTAAATAATATGCTGTATTTTCTGAATCATAGAATATCGGAGCTCGAAATGACGAATTAGCAAATACGTTACCATCTGAATTTACGTTAAACAACACCACAGACCAAGCGTAGTCTACTACTTCAAATCTCCTATCAGTTGCTGAACCTCCTCCCAATTGAACAGTCATTGTACCATTGTTTCTATCAGCTGCTCTTCCAATCCATGCTGCTCCAGAATTACTTGTTGAATTAGGGAATGTACCTAAAGTAATTCTTTCATTCATATTAAGTCTATATAAATTAGACGTGCTATTAGGGTCTACATAGTATGATGTATCATTAGAGTCGTAGAATATAGGAGCTCTAAAAGAAGAAGCAGCTTCAATATATGTAGGACCCCAACCAAGGTCTCTACCCATTAATATTCTATTAGTACTAGATCCTTGAAAAAAGAAAGCAGAGGCTACTCTATCCCCACTATCATGTATAGCAAATTCCCATTGATCTGCACAGTTAGCAAGTATACCAGCAGTTACACTACTTGACCAAGACCCATTTGCAAAATTAAAGTTATAACTTGTATGACCTAATATTAATTGACCAGTATAAGAAGGTTGATAGTAACTTCCTAAAACAAGATTATTCATTCTAGAAGTACTAGCAAAGTCTCCGTAATATCCTGTATCATTAGAGTCGTAAAAAATAGGAGCCCTAAAGCTAGTAGGAGCAGCAACATAACCACCTTCTCCATAATAAATCTGCAACGCTCCGTATCCCCCACCACCAGCATTATTATGTGTTGTAAAATTATAAGCTAAACCATTAGCTCCTTGAACAGCTGACCAAGCACGAGACATGAATGTCATAGTACTATAGTCTGTATTAGTTACATTATTAAAATTAATTTGTGTACCATCAGCAGCATTTAAGTCAGTTGCTATACTAGCAACTGCAGCAGTTCCTGAAATATTAATACCCCACGTACCAGATGCACCTGAACCTGTTAAAGATGGTGAGTAAGAAGTATAGTTACCAGCATGAAGAATTTGATGTCCATTATTAGTAGTAGTACCATCAGCTGCTATTTTAAATCTTTCTCCTCCATTTGTATAGATACTAAAATATCCTCCAGTTATACTATTCCATAAATACAACTGATTAATAGAACTATCATAAAATAATTGACCTCCAGTTGTACTTCCATCACTTTTAATTAAACTAATACCAGTTCTAATATTTAAAGAAACATTTGATGTAGCCCCTCTAGCAGCTACTGATGCTAATGTATCAGTTTCAGTATAACCTGTTATCCAACCTCCATAATTACCAAGATCATTTGTAAACTGTGATAAAGCTGTAGGTCTGCTAGTAACATTAGTCCATGCTACAGAACCTGCACTACCTGTAACAGATATACCCCAACTACCACTTGCTCCTGTGCCTGTTTTGGTTGGTGCGTAATCATTATAATTAAGAGCAGAAAGCATTATAGTCCAAGGAGACCAGTTATCACAACAATCTCTTAAAGTTCTAAAGTACATTGTTGCACTTGGTGAATGCCAAGAAGCTGCCATTTCCATTCCTTTACCACCAAGAACATATTGAGCAGATATATCATAAGTAGTTGGAGCATTAGATCCTCCATAATAAGCACTGTATATAGCAAGTCCATTACTTACTTTAGTAGTTCTATCTGTATTATAATTAGTTGCCCCAGTGAGTACAGCCCAATTAGATGATGTTACATATCCGCTAGGATTGGTAGCATCATAAGGAGTATATCCTAGAGCAGTAGTAACCATTGAGCTATTGATGCCCGTAATAAATGCTGGAGCACCTGTAATTTTAGACCATGCTAAAGCTGTAATCCAAGAAGGATTAGAGTATGTACTAGTAGTATATACTAAGCTATCTGTAATACCGTATCCTGATATAGTAGTTGGTGTGCCAGTTATCTTAGACCATGCTACATCTGTTATCTGAGCATTTGCTACAGAAGATAAAGTAGCCAAAGAACCTAGTCCTAAGTTTGTTCTACCATATCCTTGTTGTGTACTTGTTAATCCTTGTGTACCAATATCTATTCTTAATCTATTACTAAGAGCAGTAGATACTGTTGTAGCAAAGTTAGGATCGTCTCCTAATGCTGCAGCTAACTCATCTAATGTATCTAGTAGACCAGGAGCTCCTGATACTAGATTATTAATTTGAGTGGATACATATGACTGAGTTGCGTAAGAGTTAGCAGTTAAGTAAGTTCCTACACGTGTGTCTGTATAATAAAGATTTGTACCTTCAGTAAGATTAGTTGTAGACTTAGCCGCAAAAGCTGTATCAAAACGTGCCTGAGTATAATATAAGTTTGTACCTTCTGTAATGTTAGTTGTTGTAGCAGCAATCTTAGTCCATAGACCAGTTGATGCTACATACTTAATCATGTCGCCATCAGATGCATTCTTTACAGATAAATCATGCAATTCATCTAGCTCAAAACCGTTCTGTACTTTTACAAAAATCTCACCGTTATTTTGTTGTACTCTTGTTACAACACCAATAAATACTAAGTGAGCTGGAGCAGTTGGTTTATTAAGTAAACCAAAGATTAAATTACCATCTGTACCTAACCATACAGGATCACCTGCGTTAGCCGTACTAGTATTTAATCCTGCTAGTAATCCTTCTGTTACAACAAAGCCTTGACCATTTATAGCTAAGTCTTGAGCAACAAGTCCTAATGTTTTACTAGAAGTTTGTTCAGAAGCATTAGATGCTTTAGATACAATCATATTAGTACCATCCGCTGATGATACGTAAACTGCTTGACCTTTTGTTACAGCTACACCTGCTTTTACAATATGTTGTACTTGTGATGTATAGTTAGGAATCCAAGTTACATCATAGTTTGTTCCTGAAACTTTAGCTAAGATATCACCTGCCACTCCACCAGCAGGAACTAATCCCTGATAGTTAGGAATATTAAATACTCCAGTGCTGCTGTTATATGTAGCAGCTCCTGATACACCAGTTGTGGTTAAAGTGATAGCTGCTCTTGCACGAGCATTTGTATAGTAAAGATTTACTACACCTTCTGGTAGCTGATCTGTTGTAGTTGCTGATCCTTCAAAAATAGCACTAGATACAATAATATCTACAATGTCTCCAGTAGCAGCCGGATCATTGATTGTAAATGTTGTACCATTAGTAGCTGTAGTCTGATTAGGAGATAAGTAAACACCGTTTACAAATATATCCATAAGTCCAGGTGTATAACCACCTGTTACAGTAAATACTGTTTGTCCTTCTGTTACAACAAAAGTTTGAGTAGACTTAATAGATGCAGCACTTGCCCCAGTTACTGACAATACTCCTGTACCAGAGTTAATAGATAAACCACTACCTACTTTTATACCACCTAGTACACTAGCTGATGCTATAGGTAAACTATAGGGTTGAACGAAAGTTCTAACCCACGCTGTGGTAGCTAATTTTGTAGAATTATCATTAGCATCGGGGGTCTGACCAGTAGCAGTATTGTTAAGTGTAACTACACCATCTACTGTCAGACCAGCTTTAGCTAGTATGTCAGATAGAAATTTCATTCAGATATGTTATTATTTCTTGATGATTACACGATATGCATTAGCTGAAGGAGCTACGGCAAAACTTACAGTTACTGTGTTAGCATCTGTAATAACCACATCAGTGATTACTTCTTCTAAGGTTGTATTATCTTTAATCATCACGATTACATCAATAGTGTTTAGTCCATGTGTAACGGCATAAGAAGTGCCAGCTCCACCAATGTTTGCGGCATAACCACCAGTTCTGTTATCTAAATAGGTCTTTAATTTAAGAGGAGTAACAATACGTGTATCGTCTGTACCTGTTGTTAACTCAGCATCAGTTGCAATCTCTGCAATACCTGTACGAGTTTCTGTAGCTGTACGAGCAGATAAACTAGCAGGAGTTACTGCTTTATTAGAATCTGTACCTGTTTGAGTTTCTGCGTTTGTAGCAAGAAATACTAAACCTAGTACAGTTGTTGTAGCTTGATCACGGTTAACTTCTAATTGAATCCAGTCAGCTGCTGAAGAAGTAGATGCATTATTAACTTTAGCAACAACTACGTCACCAACATTAAATGCTACACCACCTGTTGTTCCTGCTACAGATACATACCAGTAATCACCAGCTTTAGTGCCAGCAACTGGACTAGATCCTACAGGGAAAGAACCACTAGATGCATCCCATGCTCCTTCTAAATTACCTAGACTACCTACGTTAGCATCAATGTATGTTTTGATTGCTGTAGATGTAGCTAATGTAGAAGAACTAGAGTTAGCCATATCTGTGATAATGGTAACTTCTGCAGGATTAGCTGTAGCTCCAGATACGTTACCAATTACTGTTAGATTAGCAATCTGTTGTAACTTATCAAAAGTTACTGCATTAGCGTTAATCTTTACAGTGGTAACTGCAGAGTTAGCAAGTTTACCTGTAACGATACCTAAGTCTTTTACTCTTAGACTATCTGCATTAATTTCAATTGTAGCATTATCTACATTTACATCTAACGTGATTACATCACCATTAGCTGATGTAGAGGCTGTTAAACCGCTACCACCAAGAACATCTTGGATGTCTCCAGACATGTCAACCCATTGGGTTCCGTCCCAGAAGAACATTCTTAATACTGAAGGAGTAGTGTCAAAATAGATTTGACCAACTACTGGATTAGCCGGTGGACCAACTTTGTTGTGAACCGCTACGTTTAAAATCTGGTTTTGTGTGAGGTCCAGATTGGTTAAAAACTTTTTAGACATGGTATATATATTTTACAATTAGTTCAAAAATGCTTTCCCACTAAATGGTGCAGAAAACTTTACTGTTAATGAATTAGAATTAATATACTCTACTTCTCCAATTACTTCTTCGTTACTAGAATCTACTACAGAAACAGATGGATATTTATTTAAGTTGTGTGTAATGCTCCACGTGGAACTTGACACGGTTTGGTTATGAATATGAGAAAACTTATAAGTATCTTGTATAGAAAGGTTATCTCTATATGTAAGAGTTATAGTTCTATTTTGTGTATCAGAAGTAACATCAATTGCTACTACTGTTTTATTAAAAGCCTCCTCAATCTCAGTAATCTGTTCTTGAGAAATAGCCATCTGATCCCACTGATTACCATCCCAAGCGTATAGTAAATGTAATGTTGTATCATATACAATAATACCAGCATCACTAGAGTTATATCCAGAAGCTAAAGCAGTTCTTTCTACAGTAGTTACAGGTTGTAACTTAGTATTAAGAATCTGATTTTTGTTAAAATCATAATCTACGTATATCTTCTGTACTGCCATTATGATAAGTATGCTTTACCTGCTACGGCTTGGTTAAATGTAATTTTAACAGTGTTGTTATCTACATACTCAATAACACCTTGTATGTCAACACCTAATAAATCTTCAGTAGTAACATTTGGTTTTAATCCCATACGGTGTACAATGTTCCATACAGTGGCAGGTGTTTGCTGCGTAAACTCAAATGAACTATTCTGATTAAAGTTAATAGCCGGGTTCAAGTTAATTCTTGTTATACAACCTCCAGTGTTCACTTCAATAATATTGTTTGTACCATCTCCATAGTTATAACCTACACCAAATTGTGAAGGACCAGAAGGAATATTACTTCTAAGATAACCAGCTCCCCATAAATCTACACTTTGATCATATTGAACAGATGTGTCATTTCTATAACTTAGAGGCATCCATGTTGTATAATTAACATTAGCTTTACATAAAGCATCTTCATCAGCTGTAGACTGCCAATCAACAATCTGTTTTCTTATCCAAGCAAGATCTTCATCTACACCAGATTTACAACTAGCAATACCATAACGCATCTGTCTGTAAATCTTGTTATAAGATTCAGCAAATTCTTTAAGGTATTTCTCTTTTTTAGGAAGCAGGGTTCTCATTTGAATCAGATTTAGAAGCTCTTAAAGCTTCATCTTTAATTTGTTGTTCATAGATAGCAAGACAGTTACTACAAACTTTTTTACCATCTGAGGCAATTCTGTCTTGGCAACCACAAGTTATGGTGTTGCCACAATTTGTACAAGTTCTCATATATGTTGGTTTTTATGTATATATTAACAAGCACACTCAGTAGCGTACTTATTAAGCTTTTTCTGAGCATACATCAAAAGGTTCATACCTGCCTCAGGCTCATGTCCATACTCCACTTTAGCTTTAGCAGCATCTATAAAACTTTTAATTAATCTAAGTTCTTCTAACTTTTCTTTTATATCAGCAGCTGGTTCACAGGCTGACATCTCTAAATCAGAAAGCAAGTTAAAATATTTATTAGTTGTTTGTGTTGTCCGTAAATGATTATATTCAACAAATACGTTTGTATTTGGGGATACTGAATAGTTAATTACATAAATACCATCTGGAATAGGTTGAGAAGCCTCTGCACAAGAGGTTCTTTGAAGTCCTAAACTACATGCGTTTAGAACAATATTAAAGTGTGGGAGCACGTCAATAGCTACCGGTAAATTAAAACCAGGAGCAGTAATACGTAGTGTACTGCAATCAATTGTAAGATTTTCTGCATATGCACTAGTATCAAATAGACGTAATACCTTGATATTATTGGTATCAGGCAGCTCTAAACTTAGCTGATGTTTGCTTGCCATTATGATAAACTTTAAATATTTATATAGATTGGAGAATACAAGTTCTCAATAATAATATACTAATTTTTTGGGACATGTCCAAAAAACAAAAAGGGAGGGACATGTGTCCTCTCCCTTAATGTTTAGATATTCTTAATATCCTTATACAGTCTCTAGAGATACTGCATTACCAGCCGCACTTGCACTAGCTGTAATGAAGTTAGTGATTGTAGTTGTTGCAGTACCAGCAGGTACGTGAACTACGATCAAATACTGATCATTATCAAAAGTACTAGTAGGGTTGTTAAAACGTGGAACGTTGTGTAAGATCAATACTTGATCATACAAACCGTTACGGTTAACAGTTGCCAAAGCTGGATCAGCTTCGATCTCACGCATACGTAAATGCTCTACACGAGAACTATCAGGATATGCGTTTTGTAAGTAACGACCATCTAAGATCAACTCACGAAGTACAGTTTCACCTGAACCTGAAGCTTGCTTAGGAGCTTGTGTTTCTGATACAGAAATACACTCTACTTTACAAGGCTCACCAGACTCGTCTACTACAGAAGCGTAGATAAACAAAGGCTCTAAATCATACTTGTCAGTAGGAGTGAAAGTACAGTTACCAAACTTAGTGTCTACATAAGCAGCAACGATGTCTAAATGAGAGTTTACAGATCCTAAGCTAGAAGTAGCAGGAGTGTAACCAGCAGTAGTTTGTGCACTAAAGATAGCTGCGTTACCATTAGTTGAGCTTACTGCATTTTGAGTAAGGGTAATTGTTGTATTACCAGAGCTAGCTGAATCAGCAGCACCAACTAATAAAACTAAGCTGTTAGGAGCTAAAGAAGCATGAACTACTTTTTCACCTACTTGGAACAACGCTGCATCAGCATTTGCTACAGCAATAGTTGCTAAACCTACAGTAGGGTCAATAGCTACAGAAGCTGTAGTTTCTAACCATACTTTAGCTTGTACGAAATCTTTTAACAAAGGAGCTTCGTTGATCTGATCAGCCCATTTCAAAAGAGCCACAGTGTGGTCAATTGCAGCTTTGTTTGCATCACAGCATCCTGTGTAAGCATCCAATGTTTTGTACAATTGGTGGTTCAAGAAACGGAGAGCAGGAGAACCTTTAACGTCAAGACGTAGACGGATAGTGCTGTCACAAGCAAGACCTGCACAAGCATTAGCTTCTACTTTAACGATTTGATTCTTAGCAGCATCAGAAGTTACTTTAATAACACGGCTGATGTACTTAGGGTTAATTACTTTAGACTTAACAGACTCTTTGTAACCACCGTGAACAGGGCCAATTTTGTCAGTAGCAAAGTAACTACCTTGAGCCATAATAAATGGAGCGGCTTGAGCAGAAACTACTTGGAAAGTCTTGGCATCAAAGAAACCAATTTGACCAGCAGTTAAAGCATCAGTACCACCAGAGCTAGCAAGCGTAGTGCTAGCAGGCAAGAATGACTTGCGGAATGCATTAGGAAAATACATAGGGCTTTAATTTAAAGGGTTATAAATAAATAAATAAAAATTTAACTTAAGAACATTAACTTATACTTGGTTGCAGAAATCAAACTCTTCACCTCATCTAGTTGGTTTGTTACTTCTGAAAAGGTCATAATCTTTTGTAACTGCACCACTTCGTTATATAAGTCTTTCATGTGAGATATTGCTTCCTGTACAGACCCGCATTTATATGCAGGCACTACTGGAAAATCTAGAAGCTTCTCACGAGCTCCTTGATACTGTTCAGCTACAGCATCTACTAAATCAGGCATTGCCTCATAAAACTCATTAAGAGCTTTGTGTGCTGAGTAAGAACCAGGTCCAGTTATTTTAAGATGCAACTGGTGCATACTTGTTGTAAGAGCTTGAGCGTGAGCCAACATTGCTGCTGTCTCTGTACAAGGTCCCATCGGTCCAGGTCTTTGTAATTTCTGTATCATTAACTATTTCTTTGAGCGTTTTGTACTTCTCTTTGATACTGATTCATAGACTCTATATCACCGGCTAAAATAGCTGCAGCTTCATCTGCTAAAATCTCACATATGTCTTCTTTAAGTTCACATGTTTGATCTGCTCTAAATGTAGCTCCTGTAGATATATTTGTACAACCTATAAACTGAACATCTCTTGGAAGTCTATAATATGTAAGCTTAATATCTTGAATATCAAACTGATTGTTTGTATACAGCTTTAGTTTATCTGCAGCTATTGTACAAAAGGTTTCTGACCAGTCAAAGCTTGGAGACTTAAAGTTGTCAGCCAAAAGGATGTCAACGTTAGCTTCTTCAGCTTGATATATAGAAAGAGCTCTTTTAGGACAACAATCAGTTTTTGCGTTAGCACTAACTCTTACAAAGTGTAAAAAGTTTGCAGGAATGTTAGCTGACTCAATATACTTATCTTTTACTGTCCCCGCTAAAGGAACTTCTGTTAAAAGAACTTGTACATCATCAACAATTGTAACACTCTGTTCTGCAGCCTCTTTTGACGGATTAAGAGCATGGAGACGTCTACGTACCCATTCTAACTGAGCTTTATTAAAAGCTTCTTGGATCATCCAACATTCAATGTTGTCATAATCAAAGCTAGCTAGTTTATTAAGCCTTTGTTTTATCTTAATTTGTAAGAGATTGTTATTCATATACTATTTTACTGCATCCAGTACTTTTCAACTTTTTTAGTTAAGTCTATTAAAATCTCCTCGTTCAAAGGATTTTTTAAATATTCTACTACATCTGAAGGAGTTCTACCTAACATAGTAGTTGTTTGCATATGATAGATAAAGCCGTCTGATTTTGGAGCAATGAACTTAAAGTAGTTACTATCTTTTACAATAGATCTAATCTTTAATGTTTCCATATCTAGATTAGCTGCATCTAAAAATCTCTGAGCGGTTTTACGCTTATCTTTTTCTACCAAGTCTCCGTTAATGTATTTATCCATGTTGTCATAGATAACGTCATTAGGTGTAGACTTTTTATATTGAGCACTATTTGCATCTAAAACTTTAGCTACATATAAGAGCTTGTTTTGGTTTTTATCAAATAGTTTCTGAAGTTCTGCAAGAGCTTTGTTACGAAGCTTCTTAACTTCAGTTTGTATAGAAGCAGTTTCTTCTAGCTTATCTAAATAAAACTTAGGAGGTACTGGCATTCTACGAGCGTCATCAAGACTCTTTGCAACAATACTAAAACCACCTGCATCTATAGCGTATAATCTGATTAAATCATATGGATCTTTATCAGGTTCTAAGTACAAAGGTTCATTACCGCATCTAATCTTAATCTTATCCCAGAAGTCGTTATTATCTGGTTTAAGAAGTTTAACCTTATTCCAAAACTGATCATCTGTTGGATCAATCACATTGGAAGCTAATTCTTTTTCTAGTTGAGCTACTACAGCACGGATTTGTTTAATCTTAGCTTCTTGCTCTTCTAAAGGAAGATCTTTAATGTCTGGAGAAAACTCATTTAGACCAGTTAAGTATCTTTTGATACCGTTGATTTCTAAACAAGCAATTGGTTCCTCGTGGAACGCTCCATCAAAAAGACTTAATCCGTATTTCTGTAATCCCATGTTATCCACTAAAGGATCAAAGAATGGACGGATTGCAATGCTTGAACGTTTGTTCTGTGGATACTTCTCCACAATAGTTACACTACTCATGTTTTGGTTTGTTTGGTTTTTATTATAACTGGTTACAAATGTAACCTTTTATATTTAGAACCTATTAGGAGTTGCGAGCTCCCCATGTGATCATTCATGGTACGCATACAATAGGTGGCCTGAGGATACTATCCGCAGGGTGGTGTGAGTGTATCATTTGGCAGGGGATTTTAACCCCCTGCCTCAGATACTATTTTTTAGAATGATCCACCAGTTACAGGGTTTCTCATAACAATCTTCAATACTTTCGTAGGATCTTTAACCCAGATAGCAGGCATTGTTTGAGTCATGAACACACGGTAGCCGTTGAAGTTTCCAGAAGACTGGAAGCCTTGAGTACGACCCATGTAATCCATAGTACCGTTTTGATAGAACCACTTCAATTGATTATCCCAAGATAACTTCAACAAGAAGATGTTGTCGTTAGTGTTCTCAGTGATATCAAAGATGATGAAATTATAAGAACTTAATGGGAAACCATCAATGATTGGGTTCTCAATGTCATTAGTGTGGATGTTATCAAACGCTGGGTTCAATACAAACTTAACGTTAGCCAAGAACGGAATAACGTATTGAGTGTAAGCAAAACCAAAGTTTAGATCCATACCTTTGCCAGTGATAGCACCAACTTCAGAAGCATTGATTACTAAGCCAGAGTTAATAGCCTCACGCTTAATAGCTTCATTAACAAGTTTCATACCACCAAGACCTGTTTGTACAACTAAGCTACGCTTAGGATCTGGTCCTTGGAACTCAACTTTACCATTGAAGAAGTTGAAGATCTCAGACTTGAATAGATCCAAGTTGAAACTACCTTTGTTGTAAATACGCTTGTAAGAGTTATCTAACTGCTTCCAAAGACCAACTGATAGACGAATATCATCTGGACCATCTTGCTTAACTTTACCACCTTGACCCCACATAAGGTAAGTTTCGATGTCGTTAGCAATCTTACTCAAATGAGCTGCTTCCATAGTAGTTAAGAATGTACGAGTTAACTGACCAGATTGGTAAGCTTTCTTTACATAATCTTTACCCATTTTAGAAGCCATGTCTTCTAAGTTAGAAATAGAAGGATCTACGCTCTTGTCAAAGTTTCTCCAAAGCTCAACTACAGGAACTGTACCATCAGCTTTTAAACCACCTTTCATCATTAAGTCAGCACGAGAGCTAACAGAATAGTGAACGTGAGCTTCAGCACCACCTACATAGTTGTAGAATTCACGGAAACCTGCACTGATGTTACCGATATCAGAGAAACGCTCACCGTATTCACCACGAGCAGAACCTTTACGGAACACCTTAGTACCAACTTTTAAGTACTTGTTATCCAAGAACTTAGCGTTGTCATTGTTTACAAGCTGAACTGTGTAAATGAAACCGTCACCAGCTGGGATGATATCGTCAGCAGTGATGTACATTTCAACACCGTTGTATTTGTCATAAGTGATGATATCACCATGTCCAAAAGAACGCTTGTTTACTTTAATTTTGAAACTCTGTCCGTCAATGCCTTTTGTAGCATTAGCGGATTCTACATCTTCTGTAATGTAAGGTAGATCCTGAGTTACTGGGATCTGCCATTTGTACTCACCACGTGCGTTATCTACAGAGATAACGTTCTTTCCTCCAAAGCTAGACATCTGGTACAAAGGCATTTCTACCTTTTGAGCCATTGCCCATAAATCTACAGGACCTAAATCAGTAGGTTCTGCACTCTTAAGAAGGTTTGAAAGGTGGTAGGAGTCTACGTGTGAGCTAGTTGCATAGCTGGTATCTCGTAGAAATATACCATTGTTCAAAACTGGAGTTGCCATAAGGCTTTAAAATTTAAGGGTTAATAAATTATTTAACGTTTAAAAATATTTTGAGGTCTAGATATTTTTCTAGATCTAGTCTCTTCTTCTTCTTGGAATGTACTAACGTTCTTACGAGACTGTTCAGTCTTAAGTTGTCGTACTGTTTGTTCTACTGCTTGGTTCTTTCCTTGCTTAGTAAGGCTTGAGCGATACTCATCAGGGTTAGAAAGTAACCAAAGAGCTTCAGCAATCAATGGGTAGTTAGGTTCTACAAACTGATACTTCTCTAAAAGATGACCCAACAAGTTTGTTGGACGTCCACTGATAGATGGGTATTGAGGCTGAACCAACCCACTATATAACTGAGCTTGAGTCTTTTTATCTAGCTTAAGACCATTAATCTCAGCTGGACGAAGAGCTTCAAATACATTTTGCATGTAAGCTTGGGCAGCTTGTTCTTGCTGTTCCTTTCTAGCTTCTTGTTCTGCAATTGTAGCTTGAACAAACTCTTCTTGCATTTGGTCTAACTTTGGTTTAAACTGTTTAGCTTTCTTTTCTAAAGCTCCAATTTCTCTCCAAGTAGAAACTTCTTCTTCAATTTCATCTGCTGTACCAAAACCAGTGGCTTGTAAATAAGATCTTACAATACCTTCTTGGTCATTTTCATCAGTAGGGTCCATTTCACGAACTTGTTCTACCTGAGCCAAAGCTTGGAAAAGACCTTTAAGATCTTGTCCGCCATCTGCTACATACTTAGCTGCATATTGCAACTCGTCTGGTAAAGACTCAAAGAACTCTTGAGGAGTCTTAGCTGCTACTTCTTGTTTTAAGTTATCCAAGTTAGCTTGCCACAACTCTTCAACATCTTTCTCTCCTAATGTACCTAAGTAATCATCAAGAGATTGTTTTGTTTCATCATAGTCATCAAAGGCAAACATTTCCTTTGACTCAATGCGTTTTTTAAGAAACTCTACTAATCCAGACTTTTCTGTTTTAGGACGTCCTCCTTTTGCTTTAGAATCAGATGTGTCATCATCATCTAAATCTTTAAGAAGATCATCAGTTTCTTCTTTTGTTACAGGTTTTGTTCCACGTGGAACATCACCATCTTTATCATCTGTTTCATCATCAGACGAATTATCATCGTCATCTAAGAAACTAAAATCTTGAGCTTTTTGACTAAAAATGTTAGGTTTAACATCCTTCTTGTCTTCTGTGCTAGGAGTAACAATGCTATCTGCACCGGGAGCTCCTAACCAACTGTCAATGTCAAGATCAACTTGCTGTACACTAGTTTGTACATTGGTTTGATTATCAGTCATAAATGTTTGGTTTTTTGTGTATCTCTACATAAATAATATACAACTTTAAATTTTAAAAATTTACTTTACCTAAAAAAAATATACCTAAGGTATGGATAATAGAGCTATAATTATTTAGCTTTCTTCCCAGAATCGTACTTATTCTTATTTTCTTTAGCAATCTGAAGTTGTTTATCAGCTATTTGTTTCTGTGTTTGTAACTTTTCACGATCTATGCTAAGCTTCTGATCTGTCTGTAGTTTTTTATTCATCTCAGACTCACGCTTAAGATTCATCTGATCTTGATAGCGTTGCTCACCACGAATCTTTTCTAAAGCATCTTGATAATCAGACTGTTCGTTCTGGTTAATATCTACACCTGCACCATATCCAGCTGCTCTAATCTCAGCTACAGTAAGCTGAGTTTGTCTATCCAGATCAGCTTGTTCGGTTCTAAACTGTAGATCCATTTGTTTCTGACGTTCTTGAGACTCAAGCATTTCTTGTTGCATCTGCTGCTGTTGTTGCATTTCAGCTTCTTTCTGAGCTTGTACTTTTTCTTCAGCATTCTTAAGAACACCTGTAAGTTCAGCAATAGACTCAGACTTGATAACATTACCAAGATCGTAGATAGATGCACCAGTAGTATTGTTATTGATAGCCAATTGTTTAAGTTGCTCCATTACAGAACGAGCATTAGTCTTTGTTGTACAGAAGATATTTAAATCTCTCATAAGAAGCTCTGTACCGTTCATTTCAAAATGAACTTTTTCATCCTTAGATGTAATATATTGAAGACGTACACTAGGCTTTTTAGAATGATAATACTGAGCAAGATCTGTTCTAAGCTGATGTACGCGAGGCATTAAGTTATCTGAGTGCTGAATAAAATACTGCTCTGTCTGTGCATAAGAAGCGTTCATAGCTTGTTCTACACCAGTGGCAGTTTGTTGTTGAGCAATAGCCTGACCCATACGTTGTGGGTTAAGACCAATAGTTTCAAAAGCTTGGTTCTTAAAGTGACCTGCTAATTGAATACGAGATAACAAACGGTTAGTTTGTTCTAGGTTTAACACCTGATAATGTTGGAAGTTAAGAGCATTCTCAGTGTTAGTTATGCTTGTATCAAGCGGTAACATCTGGAAGTTCTTCATAGCCACATAGGCTTTAGCCAGATTATTTTTACCCCAGTCTTCTCCCATAGAGTGACGTGGCAAAGAGTTCTGGTCTAGCATGATCACCGTGCCGAGCTCATCTACTAAAATGTCTGCGATCTGGTTATTCACAATATTATAGCCTATTTGGTAGGGCTTCATTAGATCAACCAATGAAGTACTCCTAGTATTTCTATCTCCAAATACACAACCTTCCACTGGAAGTTTACACCCATAAAGTGTAGCATCCCCTTTGAATTGGAAAGGAAGACGTCCTGGTTTACCACCATTAAGTCCTAAGTAGATTGGGTTAATGCCACCTGGGTTATTATGTCCCCAGAATGCCGGACGGTTAGGTCCAATCTTAATACCACCCCAAGTCTCGTTAATCCAAATCCAATCTATATGTTCACCAAAGATTAAGTTATCTTTAGTCTTTTGTTTATACAATGCAGTGTTATACTGAGGCTTATCAGACACTTTAAATGATTCAGTTACAATGTCTTGTAAGATTTCTCCTTCTTCTGTAATCTTAGTTAAGTGCCCCACTTTACGTTGAGACTTCCAATAAATCTGAGATACACGTAGTAAGTGACTCTTACCAAAGTCAATAGTATCTTCTGAATCTGATAAGATCCATTCTACAATGTCACCTGTACCAAACTTTGTATCGTATACAGATGTAAATTGTCTGTATGCAAGAGATGGCATCTGAGTATTCCACTCATGACTTCTTGTAGGATCATAGTATGTACCGTCATTTTGGTATCCTTGTACAGCATAGCCGGCAGATCTTACAGGATAGATAGCTTCTAAAGCTTCCATTTGTTCCTGGTTCATCATCCAACCAAACTTATCAATAACGTCTGATACAGACATCATATCCATTTTACCTACCCAGTTACCCTGAGAGATATAACGTACATCTGGAGATTTATGGTAGAATGTAAGAAGTGGATTCCACAACTCTAACTCATAGTCATCTTCCATCATGTTAAAATGCCAGAACTCACGATCTGTAATTAACATATCGCGAAATGCACGTTCTTCTAACTCTTGAAGTTTAAACCTTTCTTCATCTACTGACATCTGGTGGGTAGCCCACTCTTCAATCATAGATCTGTAATCTTTACGGAAAAAGCTTTCAATCTCAGGAAGTTTCTTTAAGTTATCTGGAGAAGTCTGCTCTTGAACTTGTTTCTGAACTTCTTCATCTTCAAGATCTAAGCCCTGATTCATAATCTCCATCATCATCTTTTGCTGAGCATCCTGTAAAAGGACATCCTCAAGCATTTTACGCTTCTCTTCTAAAAGCTCATTGTAAGAAATATCATCTACAGCCTTAAACATAATACGTGAGCTTCTTTTAGAAAACTCATTACATAATACGTTTACAACGTTAGGGATAATAGGATAGAACTTAAGCTCTAATGCAGATTGATCTTCTTTAGTTAACTGATCAATAAGATCAGCCATTTCGTTATCTTCTTCAACGATATAATCTGTTTTGTCAATAATACCCTTAGCAAGCTTGTAGTTCTTCATAAGCCTACGAGCATTGCGTCTAAGCTGCTTCATACCTTGCCACTCAAGCCAGTCTAGATTCCAGGCTCTCCACTCATCATCTTTCTCTTTCTCGGGTAAAAATTGAATAGGCTGGGTAAGAGTACCCATCTTGTTATACTCCGCCTTTTTCCCGGCCTTCAGATCCATTGCTGAATATATCTGCATGATATTTAGTTATTTAGGTTTGCTGAATCATCAGCAATTGTATTAGTAATAGTTCCACCAGTAGTTGATATAAATGATGGCATATATGGTGCAGTGGAAGTACTCCATATACCCGATGACGGATAAACAGGAAAACTACTACTTCCATTGGTAGTTCCAAAAGTTAATGTGGGTTTTTCTTCTTCCTTTAAAAGCAGCAAAGCTTCCTCTAGGGTGAGGGAGCTTTCTTTAATCAACCTAGAAAGAACTGTTACTTTTTGGGCATGTAAGTCTAGAGTTTCCATATTTTATCTCATATTTTTAAAAGGACTACGTGGCGGTCTCATATTTGTACCGTCACTACCCCTAGAATTACCCAGATGTCTAAAGGGGCTCCAATTTAATTTACTAAATTTCTGGGAGTTATCCAAGTTTTCTTTTGTAACTTCTACACGTTTAGAGAAGCCACGGTTAGATTGTTGCACCTTTGCAAAGGCTATAAGAGCACAAAAGGCTACCAATCTATCCACGTTTAGTCCATCTCTGTAAGCTTGCATCTCTCGTAAAAGCATAATGTCAGGGATTCTTTCAATACCGTATATGGTTTTTACAATATCCCCGTTTTCTTTTGTCTCATGATCTAGCTCTTCTTTTGTATACTCAATACCGTAAGATAGGATGTTACCCTTAAAAAGCGTACCTACGTTCTTCCAGCCATATTCTTGGAATACGTTACGGTTGGCACCAATGTCTTTTAAGAATAAGATCATGTCTTTAGGTACTAAGTAACGTTGCTTACGTTTAGAAATCATGTATTGTATAAACAAAGCTACGTTATTCTCCACTATTGTCCAGGCGTTGTACCACTCTATAAGTATTTCTAAACGCTCATGGGTTTTAGTAAGATCGTCAAAACGACCACACCAAGATGCCACTATACCATCCCGTTCAATACTACTTTCTACCACTCCTCCACCAGAGTCTTTTATTACTTCTACAGGATTCTTGTATATGTATATAGAACATAGGGATTCCGATGTAGTAGTTTTACCTTCACCTACTGGATCCACAGAAGCATAGTATGTGCCAAACTGAGGATCTTTACAAGGTCTTTCGTAAATACAGATGACACCTTCTTTATCTTCTGTCTTTTTAGATATAGGAAACTCCATAATAGGAATCTTCCTAGACGGTTTGTCTATGATTTTACCTTCTGCGTTTCTAGAAAGTTCTAAGTATTCTACAGGATATTCTTTATCTTGAATACGCTGCATTTGTTTAGCCACAAGATGCGGAGGGAACACACTCACCTTACGTGTAGCAAAAGCCTCTTCTAGGGTCCTAGGATGCTGTGAAATCGTAAGCTGGTAAGCTCCTGGATCAAGATCCTTCTTCATCTTCTCAAACTCTTTATCTAGGGCTTCTAAGGCTTCTTTTACTAAAGAGTTACCATACTGATCAATATAAGGAGGCATTGACCATTGTTCAGGTATAAACAACCCTGTAATACCTGTTGTACCATCTTTATCTACAAGATTAGATTCTATTCCATAGAACCCGTTTTCTTCTGGATGGTATACATACTCTTTCATGGGTTCACACTGATCGAGATCACCCACTGATCCTGCTGCAATAAACTGACCTGTAATAATATGACCAGACTTAAGGGCTGGTTTCATGAATCCATAAGTGTCATTCATCTTAGGTGCGATACCTGCTTCCTCGTGAAAGAAGTATGTTACAGGTCCACCGACACCATGTGTAGGATCTTTCTCAAAAGAGTATAAGTTAATTGTACTTTTTAATCCTCTATATGTATCACGATTATTTACTCTCACTTTAATCTGCTGGTTCCACGCCCCCACCTTATCAGGTTCTGCCGGTCTATACCATGCAGTGTGTTCATTTAAGAAGTTACGATATTCATTAAGAAACTTCCATGATCCTTTCTCATTAATGTAGTCTTTAAGACTAGCTCCAATTTTAAGAATAGATCCTTCTTCAAATACCCATTGGTTAATTAACTTAGCCATGTGAAAATAAGAAGATGCTATCTGACGTTTCTTTAGAATGATAGCGTGCCGCCAATGCAGTTCAGCAAGATGCTCATATAAAGCCATGTGATATTGTGCATCTCTCACCTTAGCAAAGTCAAACCTCTTTTCTTCTTTATCGTAAATAGGTAAAAAGTTTAACCACATGTAGTAGTCTCTGCTTATATACCATGTACCGTTTTCACTTTTTATAATAACTCCTTTACGACACTTGTTCTTTTGGTCGTCCCAATATGTTATAAAGTCTTTACTTTTTACTGGAGCAGCACAGTAATACCCTTGCTTTTGAAACTTACGAGCTTCTGCATTAAAGATTAAACTAGTCTCATCAAAGTTATACTCACCTGGTTCTTTGAATATAGATAGTAAAAAATCTCTAAACTCTTCTCTACTATAAAAAGTGGAGACGGTCCAATGATCAACATCGTAAGTAGGTACTTCTATAAATATGTTAGCTTCCAATTATTTAGTTGAGGTTATTTTATGAATCTCGTTAATATCACCCTTTGATCTATGCAATAAGTACAATAACGTAGTAATGTCTTTACTACGCAATACACCTTCTAGTTGAGAATCATCCCAATACTTATTATACAATTCTCGTGGTACAGCACACCATAAACTAGTGTACGGATTAAAATGAAATACCCAGTCGTGCATGTAATATTCTCCATCTGATGATTGAGTTACAGGTGCAAACTCTTTAATGTTTTCATAATCTGTGTAAACTTCTTGTTTCATAGTTTTATGTTTTAATATTTTTTAGGAAAGCAGAAGATGGGTGCGTGGACATCTGCTTTTACGACTGGCATTTCTAACCGATCACGTACTGCCCTTTCTACAGTTAAAAGTACGCTATTCCAATCAACCTAATAAGTTTATAGTTCAGATAATAATAGCATTTCTTTATCCCATGCTCCTAAAATCTGCCAGTAAAATCCAAATGGACTTTGTACTAATAAAATAGGATCTCTTTTCTCATATGCTTTACGGAATTTATCAGGTTCAGCAATCACATAGAATACAGGTTTTTTCTTACACAGTTTCATCATCTGTTCTGTATACTTTTGCATTACTGCTATAGCATCATCTGGAAACTCTGGTACAAATAAATCAGAAGTATTCATTTGTAAATCATACTTCTCTAACAATATACCAATCTTCTCATCTGTAGTATTCTGAAATCCGTTAAAAAAGTTTTGACAGCTTCCCCACTTTTTTCTATTTTCTAGTCTTTCTATAAGAGCACTTACTTCTCTTTTAGAATAATACTGTGTAATTAATTCTTCTTTAATTTTTAACACAGCAATTTTATCATCTATATTAGCAAGAGTCCATGGTGTAGGGACAGTTTCTAACTGATCTAATACATCAATAGGTTTAATAGCAATTTTATTACTTTCAGGTAAAGTAGCACCTTCTGCTACTGAACTCATTGTTATATAAGTGTTGCCGGTGTTACCTCCTCTATAAGCAGAAGCATAGTTTTTAAAATCAAATAAAAAGTTATCATCTAATCCATCAGATACTCTTATAGCTTCAAACTTGTCTTTCTTTTTAAAAATACTTAATAGTTTTTTTATCATTTTGTTTGGTTTTAAATTAGCTGTAGAGGGTGGACTCGAACCACCAAGGTGAGATTCAATTGATAACACAACGCTTGCAAGCTGGTGGTCTACCCCATATTATCAATCTATTTCTGCATCACCGCCCACGAGACAGGTGGGTACGTTTGCCAGGGTCATAACAGAGACAACCCAATTTCGTCACTCTACAATTTTACTACTGATCATATGCCAATCTCTGGCCACCTCTTACAGAAGACTGTTGCTCTTCTTGTAAGTCTCTATACACACCTTTAAAACTTTGTCTTACAGAATCAAATCTTTCAGCAATACGTAATAGTGCTGTAGCAGAACCGTCACGTCCTGACGTAGGTTTTTCTGTAGCCATAAACGTTGCCATGTTATCTAATGCAATCTTGATACCCTGATATGCTCTATACGTAGGAGTCTCATACATTTTCTGGCACACTTTAAGTGCACCTCTTATAGATTCATCCTCTCCTGAGAAATCACCATCCACCTCTGCTAGAATAAGTTCTTCCTTATCTTGCTCTGGTACATCAAAAAACGGATTAAGATCTGGGTTAGGACATGTCATATAAAACAGATATGCATACACCTTTACAGCTTCTTCACCATACTCATCCATAATTCTTTTTAAAGAATTTAGGGTGTAACAATGTTCACTAGGAACTACTTGTCCATTCTGTATATCAAATAATCTTATCATACTCTTCCAAATGTTATATTTTTTCTAACCTTAATATCTTTGTGTGTAAACTGCCAAAGCTCTGATGTCTCATCTATTATTACAGTGTACACAGTGTCTGTTTCATGACCATAGTCTGTAACCAACCAAATCACTCCATTACCTTTAGGAGTGGTAACTTCCACTCTATTAGTTGGTTCATACATTATCATAACTTACAAGAGCTTTATCGTCTCTTTCACAAAGACTTTTATACAATTGTTTATCTTCACTCCATTCTGATCCTGTCCACCATTCAAAACCATAGAAGTCTGATTTGTACATACAGCATTTCTCATAACCTCCTAATATATAAACATGTGTACAGTCTAACATTTTTGCCACCTCACATTCATACATCTGTGCCACTTTTCCTAAGGAAAGTTTTGGCGTCTCATAGTTCCATACAAATTGTGTTGCACAGAAGGCGTCATCATACTTTTCTACAGCTGAGTAACCAATTACTTTTCCAAACTGACTATAAGAAATAATATTGCCGGTAAACAACTGTTCCCATGTAATCGTGCGTTCAAAACCGTGGTGTTTACAATATGCTTCATAGAGTTCTCTGTATATAGGTTTATCTTCAAACTTCTCATACATAAAATCAACATGCCTAGACAATCTTTTAGTAGTCTCGTGAGGTTTGTATTTTGAAAGATCTATGCGTACAGATCTTAAATTATACCAAGCTCCGTCCCAGGGTATCCACCCTTTTTCAAAAGCTTCTGATGCACTCTCACCCTCTTCTAAAATACCATGCGGCTCTGAGTAAATAAAGTCTTGATCACTCACTTTACCAAAACCATTAATGTGATCAAACACTACTTTCATTAATGCTTAGCTTTTAATTTATCTCTGTTATCTTCTAACCAATGTAATAAACTAATCACCTCAGACTTCATATATGGAATACTGTATTGAACAATGTCTTTCACTATAGGATTGCCACTAGTATCTAAAGCTGTAATAGGATTACCAAACTTATCTGTACCTACGGTTTCAAATAGAATATGATGAAGCACTAATGTACCTGGTTTAAGTCTTGGGTTGTGCTTTAAAATAATATACATGTACATACTAAGTTGTAATGTATAGTGGTTTAAATTACAATCATCCAAATGAGCTACAGGAGCAGCCATTCTATCTACCTTTCCTTCCCAGTTGGTATAACCCTCAGACTTAATTTCTTTATTAGTCTTGTAGTCTGTAATATGCACTTCTCCGTTAATCACTTCTACAAGATCTGACTGACCACATAAGCCAGCAGATTTTAAATATACCATGTGCTCTGGATAGACACCGTTAGTAAGCTTTTGTAAAGGAGCTTGTTTAATACCGTCTGTTTCTACAGGCTTAAACACTGGTACGACATGACCATGACGTTCCATTGTTGTAAGCTCGCATATATCTTTTTCTCTGCAGTTGTGATACCATGTTCCAAGATCTGTTGCACGTTTAGCTTCTGCTGCCCATGCATCTTTAATTTCTTCAGGTGTCATACCATACCATTTAGACTTCTTTGATTTAGAAGACTTAGCAGCAATAACATCTGATTCAAATGGTTTCTTGAAGTTAGAAATAAAACTTGTTACAGATATCCAATCTGTAAGGTCTGTTGCATCTACACTTCTATACTTGTGATTCTGTGGTGTGAAAACTATCATAGTCCTAATTTTTCGTTTAACTTATCTTCTTCCTCTTGTGTCAACTCTGCTTTCCAATGCCCTTTAGGACATTCTGAACTTAAACTTCTAGTCTTAAATCCAAGACTGCATCCGCACCCTCCTAGTTTTTCATTACAACAAGGAGCTGTTCCTGCCACCATACATCCATCTCCTTGCACATCTAGAAGTGCACACTTGTAACAAATCTGCATTCTCTGTTGTGCAATTTCTTCTACGTCTTCTTTTTTAAATATGGAGTTGGTTATACCTTCTATAATCTGACCCTTACTCTTCCATACCTTTATTATGTTTTCTCTTAGACTCATGTGTTTTGTGTAGTTTAATAAAGTCAGCTCTTTGTTTCTCTTCAGTCATTATAGCTTTTAAAGCTTTAAGGTCAAACAATGTTTCTGCTGTTTTAAATCTAGCAGTCATTTGCTGTAGACCCTTTTGTCTGTTGTTCTCTTCAAACTTTTCAAGCATCTCTATCTTATCATCTATCTTCCAATGCTTTGTTACAAAATCTCCAAGATTTGTAATATGCACTCTGGAATGCTTTAATGAAGATAGACTTTTCCTCACCTCTCTCCAATAGAAGCCTATAATATTATTTATAGTTTCTTCTGAGAGGTTGGTTTCTTTTGCCACCTGTGGGATAAGATCTTTAGCTTTCCGTGGATGCAATGCTTAAGAATTTAAAGTCCAACAAAATATTACCTCTAGAGTGTACTTTTAGCTCTGGGTTAATAAATATCTTTTTCTTGTTCTTTCCTTCTTTTTTAATCAAGCCTTTCTTTTCAGACTTAGTTAAACAGTTGCGTACAGATTGTGTACTAGAAAAGATTTGTTTATCATGTGCTTTATTACAAAAACTTGTAAGTTCTTGATCTCCTTCTAAAGCTAAGAGAGTAAGACAATTTAGATCAGCTTCACTCACTTGTATGTTATATAAATAACAATGGGTTAAGATCTGATATTTAACTATTTGCCAGGCACTCATCCGCACTCTCTTATCTACTTGGTTTACTAATGCCATTATAATTCTATTTTAAAACTCATATAATCTTCACCTGTGTTGCTCCAGTTTTTATATAGAAGCACCGAGGCAGCACCCATACTTTTAAAGATGTGCCACGATGCTCCTATTCTAGCTTCTCCTATTAGATGGGTGTAGTCCATTTCTTGAGCCCAATCTATTACATGCTGTATAAGCTGATAGCCTATGCCCTTTCCTCTATAAGAAGGAACGACAGTGAAACTATCTATATGTAATATGTTATCACTCTGCCATGTTACAATAGCTTCTGCTATTAAACCATTCTTCCCATCTCTCATCCATATTCCTTGACAGTTTTCATTTTGTGTGAGCATAAAGATTTTATACTTATCGTCCCAACGTAATTGTTTAGGATGCTCACGCTCAAAAGGTAAACATTCTTTATAATCTTTTAACTTATAAAGAACGGAATATTCAGAGGTCATTCTATTTCTTTTTTAACTTTTTAGGAGCTTCTTCCTGTACAGGAACATCATTAGGAATAATAATATCATCTCCAACTTCTACACCTGCTTCTACCAACTCAGGATTATTATCTAAATCTTCCTGTGTGATTTTATGCGGGGTGCCTTCTGGAGCTCCTTGGTATGCATTAGCATCAGGACGAGGATTAGTCATTTGACCAATAAAGCTTAAAGCTTTTAGTTCCTCAGCTCTAGCTGTAGCTAAACCTGTGTTGATTTGTTGAAGCTCAAGTTGCAGCTTCTTTACATCAATCTGTTCTTGTAAAAACTCCATCACTTGTTCTTTTGTGGGAGCCTTAGCTTCTTCGTTTACATTTGTTTGTTCTGACATGATTTGGTTTTTTTAATTGGTTTATAATTCTACATCCTTCTTTACCTCTGGATCTGTATTGTGGTAAAGCTGAAATATATTTAAAAATTCTTCATAGGGTGTATCAATAATATACGTATCCCCGGGCTCTGTAAAAATAGTGGTGCAGCCATTAACTAATGCATCCTCTTCATCAGAAGTGAGCTTGCATGCTATCACTATATCTATATGGAAAGCAAAGGGCATCCATCTACCCCTATCTTCTAAACCCATTAACTCTATCTTATCCACATCTATGGTGTGGCAATGTATATTACATGTATGTATCATAAGCATTATTGTCTTTTACGTGAAACGTGATATTCATTATAATTAATAAACTTGCTTCTATTGCTACCCTTTACAAGTTGGTAACCTAAGACTCTCTCTGCAACTCCATCCCTGACGTCTATAACAGGAATATTAATTGGGTTGCCGTACTTATCCGATGTCTGGATGTAATGACTTAATGCTGACTCTTCAGACGTAACGATTTTATCTGTTGACATATTGTTTGGTTTACATTATAATATACTTAAAAAGTTTAAACTTAACAAATTTAATATTATATAATTCTTAATGCAATAGTAAGTTATCCCCCCGTTGTTAATATCTACTATGCAACCCCCTAGGGTTTCCTATACAGACTTACTATGTTAGAGGATGAGATGGGGTATTAGTTTTTTGACCCCGACTCAATCTTGGCGTTGCGGGTACCCCGGTACTTTGCAACAGCAGTTCTTCTTTTTTTATAAACTCTAAAATCATTAAAAATGGGAAAGATTAAAGTAACAGTCAGCAAATGTTCTACACAAGCTTCAAAGAACGGTAACTTCATCCACACTCTTAAAACAGAGGGTAAGGAAGTGAACGTGCTCGGTCAAAGTAAAGTAAGTGGTCAACTCACATACTTCATAGCTTTAAGTAAGCCTACGAAGGTGGGTACAGTAGACGAGCTTGATATGGACCAGTTCCGTATCGAAGAGCGTCCTTACGAAGTGGTTAACCAAACTACGGGCGAGATGGAGAAGATTATGTTGAAGTGGCTACACGTTAAATAACGTGCAAGGCATACGAGGGAAAACTCTCGTATGCCTTTTTTTACCTCTTTTTAGTTTATCAGTTTATATCAGTTCAGTTTATCCTAGTATCATCATATCAACCTTTAACCCACTAAAAAATGATTGGACTTATTCTGACTGACGGAACAATCACTATGGTCTCTTCTATGATAGAAGCTGCCACAGTGGCTGCGAGTATACGCCAAGCGTAGCTCACGTCCACGGTTCTACGTTATCCGTGTCAAATAAAACGTTGATTTTCAAACAGTTACGTGTGTATCTGTTAGTGGTAGTAACACCTACCTACTATCTTTCATCCAACTCTTAGAGCCAAATAACTGACCTAGTCAGACGGATAAGATAGCTATAACTCTTTGTATTCATTCACTCCTTAAATATTGTCTTATGAAATCAGTAGTATTAATCAGCATCTACATCATTTCTTTCATCTCTTTCTTCTTTCTTATATCTTCTATTGGTTTACTATGGTGTACGCCATCAGAAGTTTATCAAGATAAGAACTGGTTTATGATATACTCTCTGTTCTTTGGTTGGTGGTTAGCCATCTTCCCAACACGTGAGTATTATATCAAACACAGCCAAGAGTTTGACAAGATATTTTAAACAGCTCATATTTGAACCCTTTAACATAGTAGTATATAGTATATTATATCTACTATGTTAAGGAGAGCTCACTGGTGAGCTGTTAAGAACTTATTTCATCACCGTTTAAATCATTTCAGTATGCGTATATATGTTATCATCTTCAAGCATAACAACCAGTTAGCTGATAACTTCTTCTTCTCTTCATTTGAAGAGGCATGGGAGTTTAAAAAGACTAGGATAGCAGAGGGTTATTGTCTTAATCCTATATCCATGTATGATGTTACATGTTTATCTGCTGCGTAATGTTTAATCTAGGTTGTTGGTGTATTCCTTGGAAACCAACCAGCGTTAGTCAGTATGTCCTGTATTTACAATCTGACACCATGAAACCCAAACGATATTCCCTGCAAAGGGTTACTGGAATTGTAGGCCAACCAGTGTAATATAAAACCAACCTTCTGATGACACCAAAGTGTTAGCCCTAGAAGCGGGGCTTAGTAGAGATATAATGCGAAGTGAAACTCTACTATGTTTTCCATTACACACAAACCCTAAAATCATTCAATATGAGAAAGTCAGAACTATACGCTAGATATGATATGTTTAATCAAGACATAGAAGAGATTGACATGTCAGAGTTTCACGACCACTTTGTTCAAGAGAATAAAGAGTTTATTTCTTTTATAGATCAGGATAGTACAAACATTACAACTATCAGACTAGACGGTTGTAAGTATATGAAGTATGCTTCACACTGGAATGTTGGCTGGCAAGGCGACATAGATGGTGATGTATTCTATTGTAAGATAAAAACTATGACTGAGAAAGAGACAGAAGAATTGAGACAGTTACTTACGTCAGATGCATTTTAACAAGATTTAGTGGTGAACTGGGCCTGTTGTGGGTCTGGTTCACCTTAAAATATTCTCCTTTGGAGACTCGGCCGCTTATGGTCGTTAGGATAAACCTGGTGACAGGTATATAAGGTGTGCGTAAACAAGCGTATCATCTACAGCTTTGTGCTGGCCATGTAAGCAAGCAAGCAACGATTGCAATGGGGAAATCTCTGAGCAATTACAGTGTTAGCATACACTGTTGAGTGGGAAACCACAATAGGACAACTTGTAGAATATATGTGAGAGCTCTTTACCAAGAGAGCAATTGCGTTATTCAGTGAGCAATAGGTGCGGTAACAGCATCTGTTTTTCACCGTAGACTGGTAATCTACACTGGGGCGTTGTAGTACGCATTCCTCAAAAGGGAGTGAGCTGCAATCTAATGGCACGTCCTGGATTATGCTATTGTAAAAATTAATCTAATTAATTTAACGAAAGTCTGTTAGTTCTCTAGGTCAAAGTACCTTATCTGTATGAAATATGACAGCACAGCCAGTACCGTAAGGAAAACTGTGAGATGGCAAGAGTATATCTAAGTAGCTGCAGGGATGTAGCTAAGGATCATCCAATCCACTTGGTAGAAATTAATATCTATGTAGTCTAGAGAGAGATCCCTCAGGAGTGAGGCAAAACACTGGTACTATCATCTACAATGGAGTAATCTATTGTGTGTATAAGCGGGGGTAACCCTGTGAAAACGGTGATACACTAAAGGTCAACACTCAGCCTATTAGTATAATCAGGTAGCTTAATGTAAAGCATCTAACGATTAATTAGAAGACGTGGGTTCGAGTCCCATCCTGGTTACAAAACCGGCATTGTTAACTGTTTTATGAGATTGGTGTTACTCATCTAGAAATCCTCCCTATAGAAGTGTCTGCAGCACCATATGTATAATTGGATTTAAACATTAACAATGCGGTTTTACCTTTTAAACTATTTACACATCACTTAAAAAAATTAATCCATCATGGAAAAAACTTTAATTAGAGGAAAAAGATTCCATCTAAAATTCATCAAGAACACAGTATTATTTGGCATTAGCTATGATAAGCCAGACTTATTCATAGCTTTCCTATTCTTTGTAGCAGAAATAACCTTCTCTAAAAGAAGAGGACCAAGAACCTTTTAAGATTTTCATAAGGCAAGCAAAAAGCTCCTGCGTTTCTACGTGGGGGCTCTATTTTTTAATCCCTTAAATCAATCACATTGAAAAAGTTATTAATCATTAGCATTATTACTATGCTAGGAACAAGTTGTGCAGTTTATAACCCACAGCATCCACCTAAATACTATCGTTGTACGGTAGTAGTAAGATAATTTTCCACCCACAAAATTCATTTAACATGAAACAGTTTAAACTAACTAATCCATTCACTTGTGAAGATATCCAAGTGACTGTGAACATACGTCATTATAACAATGGACGTCCGGCAATTGAGTTATTAGAAATGGATCCAGATTATGGTCCTACACCTTACATGACTGCAAGTGTAAACTTACCAGATGTATTACTTCAACCTAATGAAGTTTTAATCAAGGATTACTCTGAGAATGAGGGCATTACAAACTTTTTACATAAACATAATATAGTTACACCAACTAATAATTGGGTTAGAAGCGGTTATGTAGAAGTACAAGTGTGTGTTCTTAATCCTGAATCAGAGTGGGGTATTACACCTGAGGTTTATTCATTAGATGAAGAACCTGAATACTTTGTAAAAGAGAATAATATTATGGATCCTATACCAGAAGAAATTAATATAGAAACTGGTAAATGTTTATGGACAATTAACGGGTATAAAATCTGGGCTGATGATTATAAACAAGCCACAGAACTATTACCTATGATAGAATCATTCTAAATAACAACTTATGAAAGGTATAAACAAATTTGCAGTGGCTATAATAGCTGTTCTTCTATTATGTATAGCTGTCTCTTACTATAATGTATTAAAGCATTATAAATTACAACAGGTTGCTTATGATCTACCTGAGGAATTTAACACTGAGACTATATCACGTGATAGAACTAAACCAACAGAAATGATGGTGGTGTATGATACACTTACAAACACCTACGTTTTTGAATTTATGGACAATTAAAACTAGTACATGAAAAAGTTATTAGAAATATTATTTAACGTTAAGCCTGCTGTTACAGTGGGCTTAACTTACATCTCTCGTAGAGAGCCAATGATAGTAACACCAGAGTTTCAACAATGGTGTACCCAGTTAAATGTATCGGTATTAGCAGACAAACGTTCTATTAATATACCTGTACTTATGGGTGATAATATTAAGTATGTTACATTACATACTTAAAAGACGGTGAAGCTAGCAGGAGCTAGTAGGGCACGCTCATGCTCAAATCTTGAAAACAGGTCTGATCAACCGTGAGCTGCTACAGATGATATGGCTGTCGTGACGGGGGCTTACGAAAAATAATTACTGCTTTGATTAACTTCATGTTAGTCAGTATGTTTTAGTAGTATATACAATACCGACACTAGCAGCTGAGCTGTCTAGAATTAGGAAACACCAATCATAATCAGTACGTTAAGCTGATTATTTTTTTAATTAATTAACTATTAAATATAAATAACTATGTCTTTTAAAGATAGAAATTTTAACCATGATGAAGATAACTTTCATCTGGCATTAGGTGTCAGTGATGAGACCAAGAACATTTGTAGAGAACGTATATTCTTTGCAATATTTAGTAACTCTTTACAAGCAGATGAGTTATTTGATGATGTAGATGATATTCCAAAAGAGTTTCGTACAGTTACAGGTGATCTACAAAGATTACTTTCTATGATTACTAATCCTGTAGAGTATGAATACACTTTGTTAACTTTCATGATGTACCAGCGTATGGCCAAAGAAGTATATTCTGTGTACAGAAATACCAATGTGGAAAATGCAGAGTCACGTGAAGAGAGAATTAAGATGGAAATCATCAGGAGTATTATGAAGCTTAAAGAATTAAAAGATCGTGAAGAATCTGGTTTAGAAGCTGATGAGGATGATGTAGAAGTATTTACAAAAGAGAGCATCATGCAGCGTATAGGTTTGGTTAAGAAGAGTGGTTATAATTTTGATAAGTATTTATTACTTGTTAGAAACGATAACAACACTACATCTTCTAAACAAAAGGGTTCAGATTTTGATATCAATGATCTTTTATCAGGATTATTTTCTAAGGATGATGAATAAGGGTTGGTAAATAAGAGAGTCTATATTTTAGGCTCTCTTTTTTTTATTACTTACAATCAAATCACTATGGCAGTTAGTAACTATAGATTAAAAGGTGGGTTTGGGCAGGTATCTAATGCAGTGATGAGAGACCCTAAAATCTCTATTAGAGACAAAGGTTTTTATTCTTACCTATGTACATACGCTAATAGTTCTACAAATGAACTGATTCTTAGTGTGAGTAGAATGACTGCGGAATTAGAAACTACAGAATCCACTATTAAGCGTTGTATTGATTCCCTCAAAAGTAAAGGTGTTATAGAAAGAGTGTATATGGGAAAAGGTAGAACATGGAAGACAATCATATTAAAATAAAGTCCTTAAGGCAAGTGGGACACGTGCACATATATTAGATGTACATACATGCAAATATATGATTAAGTCCTTGTCTCCACGCCAGTCATTGACTGATTATTATAGATCCGAGTAAGTCAACGCTCTTCGAGCCGCATCGGCCTGTAATAATAGTCTTTAAAAAAGTCTGATCTCAGGAGCTACATAGCGTATTAACCATAATTACCAGGACAAGTGTGAAGCGAACAGTTTCCTTACTCAGTAGTACGACATGATGATAGAGCTCCGTCAAACGAACAGTAAACATAACTTATTAGCCGTGACCAAGGACAGCGTAGACCCATAAGAACTATGGAACCCTGAGATAGACTTTTAAACCAACATCAGTTTATTCCTTAACAAAATAATATATGAAAGATTCAAAAAAAATTGGAAACATCTTCCAAACAAGTAATTATTCTCAGTTCAAGACAAGAGCTGACAATAGACCAATTAACCAAGCCAACGTACAAAAGTTGGTTAAAAGCTTTGAAGTAATGGGTCAGAAAATCCCAATCAAAGTAGATTCTAAAATGCACGTATTAGATGGTCAACACCGTTTAAAAGCATGTGCACACCTAAAGATTCCTGTAATATTCATCGTAGATGATGAATCAATGTCTACATCAGAAATAGCTCAGCTACAAGCTACAGCTACTAAATGGAACTATGCAGACTATGCACAAAGTTTCTCTACTGATGAGAATTTAGCAGATTATAGATTATACAGAACATTCTGTAGTACTTATTCAGAATTTCCACATAGTACAGCTATTCTTATGTTGGGTAACCAACGTGCAGCTGGTGGTAATGCACATGATGTCTTTATATCAGGTAGATTTAAAGTTAAAAGCTACAACAAAGCTAAAGAAGTTGCTGAAACTTTAAGAAGAATGTCTGTCTATTACAAAAACTACAACCGTAAAGGTTTTGTATCATCAGTTATTGTAATGATGAATCACAAAGATTTTAACGTAGATAGATTGTTTAGAAAGCTACCAAAGCGTTGTAAAGAGCTCCATGACTTCAGTAAAACTGAAGATTATTTGGATACACTACAAGATATATACAATTGGAAAGAGACTAAGAAAGTATATTTCCATTAAGAGATTACTAGATTGAAGCCAGCACATAATAAAACCGAGTGCGTGATCATGTCCCATGTAACTTGTTATGTGGAGCCGTTATAAAGCCGGACATCTAGGAGCAGTTAACGAAAAAATACCACGTCTGGAAGCTACATGTATATATCCGGGTAGCAGAAGCAGAATAAACAAACGGTAAATTTTTCCAGGTCTGAAACCGTATGAGTAGTTAATGAACTAGTAAAGGTGGTGAAGCTTGACATTGGTCTTCACCACCTCTTACTTTTAAATCAAACATTATGGATAAGCATATGTTATTACTCTGTAGCTGTTATAGCTCAGAACATCAAATGATTATACACCTAGATGAAGGTGGAGATTTGTTTCCTCCAGAAGCATTTGTTCATGTACATTTAGTAAGACGATCCTTTTGGTACCGTCTTGTATATGGAATTAAATACATATTTGGATATAAATCTAAATATGGAGCATGGGATGAATTTATATTAGATAAAACTCATGCAAACTCACTTAGAGAAATAGCTAAACACTTAGATGATGAAACAGTATACTAAACTGCCTATACCTGCTGATACAGCATGGGATACCAACAGAAAACCTAAATGGTTACGTGTTGTAAATTGGCGTATAAAAGAATTTTTTAGATCAGTTAGCAACGTGATACGTTGGTTACCAATCATCTGGAAAGACAGAGATTGGGATGACTATTATATTACTAAACTCTTACAGAAGAAGATAGAATTTCAAAGAGAGTATTTAGTTAAAGCTAATAGACACGAGCATGTAGATAGAGATAACTATTGGATGACAGTAGTTCTTAATCTTTTAGAGCGTAAGCATAACCAGTACTATCAAATGGAGAAGTTTAAATATGTAGTTATGGGTGATGAAGTCTTTTCTGACTATAAATCAGACACCTTAGAAGAATACATTAAGAAATATCCTAGTGCTGAAAGAGCTGCTAGAAAGAAATACTCTACATACTCTCACTTTAATGATAAAGATGCATTAGCACACTTTATGTGTTTTGTACGTCAACAGAAAGCTGATGACTTAATATTTGAGATTCTTAAAAGACATTCTGCCGAGTGGTGGGATTAAATAAAACTATATGACACAAGAACAGTTTATAGAAATCAAGGAAGACTACATCCAAAATATGAAAGATATGTTATTAGAAACTGGTAACATACAACCAATGGTAACTGTTATTGGTGACCATTTAGAAGAAAACAAGCCTGCTCTTGTGCACATACCTCTTCCTGGAAAGATAGCTAACTCAGACCACGGCAAACAGATGTTTGTAGATGAAATGATACCAGAAATATCTAAAGAGATTAGAAAGAAGTTTGAGATAAAAGCAATAGCTTGGGCATCAGAAGCTTGGATGCGTGAAGGGTTAAAAGAAAACTATGACCCAATAGTAGATGATTACAAGAAATTACCTATTAAGAAAGAAATCTTAATTATTAGCGTAGATACAGGAGTTGAAACAGAAAACTTTGTATACGAGATAATAAGAATGGCTGTATCACCTGAAGGTGACTTAGTAGAAACTATTGAACTTGTAGAATTACCTGAGTTAAGTAAGAAATTTGATGAAAATAGTGGTAGATTTGGTAACTTGTATACAAAGTTTACCAAGAGTATTAATTAGTTTAAATTATGTATATGTTAAAATGGATTAACAAGATTTTTCCTCACTTGAAAGTGAAAGAGCTAGAAGCCGAGAATCAAGAACTTAAAGAAAAGCTTGTGGAGCGGCAGGAAACTATCAACAAAACAAATGCATACTGGAAGAAAAAACTATATCAAAGTAATAAAAAACCTAAAGAGTCTTAAGTTATAGCTCTATTATCCGTACTTTATAATATAGTTCTTTGCAATATAATATCAATGGTTTAGCTTTATACAGCTAACTATAGTAATATGTTGTACCAATTGCCTAACGGAAGAGTTATAGAGATTAGTACAGAACAATACTTTGAGATGTCGGATGAAGAGTTAGAATACTTGATAGCATATAACTATGGTGACACACTAGAAGATCCATGGTTTGGATCTGTTATAACAAGTAAATCTATTCCTCAACCAGATGAGACTCCAGAAGTATTACCTGATCTAACAGATATACCTCAAATAGATAAATTAACTGATTTAGATATAGATTATAACTATTCTGAAGATGATTAAATAATTTATTTTAAATAATTTATACCCCCAGTATCACCTTAACCGGTGTGCTGGGGGTTTTTTTTACAAATTACTAAAACAATAAATATATGACTAAAGTCGTAGTAACAGCTGACCAACTCGGAAATGTAGTTGGCGTATCAGCAAACAATCCTGAATATGGATATGTAAGAGTAGAACAAACAACTACTCAAATTAATGATCAAGGATGGCTAAGACCATCTAAGCGTTCAGCATTAATCAAGGGTCTTGTAAAAGATCTTATAGAAGCTGGATTTAAACAAGGTAAGGAATTACCAGGTAAGATTGTAGTGGTAGAATCTTTGACACCGTTCAACCAGGATAATCCTGATCGTGATTTAAAGGTGGCAGGTACTACAGGTGTAATCTGTACTATTGATGATCAACCTATTTATCGTCAAGCATTTTATACAACTAATGAGAACAGTTATGACCAATTGATCACTCACAATAATACAGAGGAGATCAAAGAAGTTATAGCTGCACAACGTGCAATGACTAGTGGCTTACAAAGCTTAACGTCTCGCAAAGCTGCAGAAGCAAACTTATAAATTAAGGGCCCAGTGTAAAAGCTGGGCCTTTTATATTTACCCACCACAAAAAGCAGATTCATGTCACACAATCCAAACAAAGCCATTTCGGCTAACTCTAAAGGTATAGTTATATCTTTTAGAGATGCAAACAAGCATAAGTTTATAGCTTACGAATCTCCCGTAGTTAAATCTATTCAGATTAACGGTACAGCTAAATACCAAAAGCTTGAAAGACCTGTATTCAACAAACCTCAGCAAAAGTTATATGCTGAAGTTATATATGGTCTAAATGTATATACTCCTATACAACTAAAAGAACTTTCTAAAGAAAGACGGATTGAAATTTTAGAACGTTATAATAAAGCACAAGATGTACTTAATGAATGGAAGAAACAGATTGTTGACCATAAGATTAATACACTCTTAACTATATTATTTCCAAACTCAATTATGGCTAAGAAAATGTGTGAGATTCCTACCTATGATCGTCATCATAAGGATACACACACGTTTAAAGAGCTAGGATTAACAAAACACAAAATAGCTAACAAACTTATAGAAGTTGGCGTTTTACCAAACAATTTTTTTAACTTAACTTAGTAGATTATGCAATGTACTTTTGTAATTAATGGTGCAGCACAGTTAGTGTTGGTACCAGAAAATGAATTAGACAAACTCCTTTTAGATAAGGTGTTGGATGGCGGTAGCTATATTGAAGCTGAAAGAATCAGCCAACCTATTAGTATTTTAGGTAAACCTGTAACAGACAGTGTTATATTAAAAAGAAAAGTTCATTCATCTCAAACTAGTAAAGATGGGGATACAAGCGAAACTTAAGATGTGTGCCGGCTGTAACGAGCCTAAACACATATGGAAGTCTCACGGTAAAGATAAATACTGTAAAGACTGCTGGTACAATATTGAGAAGCCAAAGTCTATAGCTCCTATGTCTAAAAAGATGAAGGAAACTGTAGATCAGTATTCTAAAATACGTACTGCATACCTTATAGTAAATACTTTATGTAAAGCTAAACTAGCTGGTTGTACAGCAAATGCAACAGAAGTACATCATAAAGCAGGTAGAGGTAAGAACCATCTACGTATTGCTACATGGTTACCTGTGTGCAGAAACTGTCATACATGGATAGAACTCCATCCTAATGAAGCAAAAGAACTTGGATTATCAGAAAACCGATTATAATATGGAAAACAATTGGCAAGAAATAAGGGACAATTACAGAACAGCTGTAGTCCACTTTGCAAACAGATACAACGAACAAGTATCTGAACACATTATAGATGTAATGATATCTGTAATGATGACTAGAGATAATGTTTTACAAGGCGGTAGCTTTGTACAAGCAGTAGTTGCTAACAACTTAAAAGAAACTGTCAGTAGAGCTGACAATGAATGTGGTAAGCACATAAGACTCATTACACTATGTTGTAGTTTCTGTTATGTAGAATCAGAGATGTATGTCTAAAAGAGAAGAGATCCAACAAGAAGCTCTTGATATAGCTACAAAACACGAAAGGTGTGGACTAGCTATATCAATGGGTGTTGGTAAAACCTTAATAGGTTTGAAGTATATAGATCACTTTCAGAAAATCTATAAAGATAGACTGAAAGTATTAGTCGTAGCACCTAAACTATCTATATTTGATAGTTGGGTAGACGATGCTTCCAAGTTTAATATATCATTAGAAGGTGTAGAGTTTACTACTTACTTATCCTTAAGCAAAAAAGATCCTAAAGAGTATGATGTTCTAGTGCTTGATGAGTGTCACAGCTTATTAAACACGCATGCTCCATTCTTTAACTTTTATAAAGGTAGAATATTAGGATTAACTGGTACTCCTCCTAGACATACAAATAGTGAAAAAGGTATATTAGTACATGTTTATTGTCCGATAGTATTCAAGTATATTACAGATGACGCTATAGATGATGACATCTTAAATGACTATAGAATTATAGTACATAAGATGCCGCTTTCTGTAGATAACGTTATGCCTGTAAAGCTTAAAGACAAAGAGTTTTTTACATCAGAACGTAAAAACTATGAGTATTGGACAAAAAGACTAATGGAAGCTCAGTCTAAAAAGCAAGAGCAGATTGCTTCTGTAATGAGAATGCGTACACTAATGGATTTTAAGACAAAAGAAAAGTATGCTAAGTATCTACTCAATGAGATAGAAGACAAGTGTATAGTATTTTGTAACACGCAAGTACAAGCTGATAGAATTTGTAAAAGTTCATACCACTCAAGCAATCCTGATGCAGAAGAAAATCTTCTAAAATTCAAGAATGATGAGATTGATCAACTGTCTTGTGTACTACAATTAAATGAGGGTATCAACATACCTAATCTTAGAGCAGGTATCATTATGCATGCTTACGGTAATGAGCGTAAAAGCAACCAACGTATTGGTAGACTTTTAAGACTTAATCCAGATGACACAGCTATTATACATATACTGTGTTATAAAGGAACCGTAGATGAAAAGTGGGTTAATGAAGCATTAAAAGATCTTGACTCTACTAAAATAACATTTCATGACGTAGAATCTTAAAATTATGAGTATTCACTTTACAGGTAAGTATATAAAGAAAGATGGTAAGTTAGAGTTTTCTAGCTTAGCACAAGCTAAACAGTTTGAAGTGTTTACTGGTCACATTCCTAACGGTCAAATTGTAGAAGTGTTCTATGAAATGACACACGATGACGGTACACTACCACAATTAGCTAAGCTACATGTTGTAATAAAACAACTAGCTATGCATATTGGTGAGACTGTAGAGAATATGAAAATATTAGTTAAAGACCGAGCTGGATTATGTATTGCACGTAATGTAGCAGGTAAAGAATATTTTCTAGCTAAAAGTTTTGCAGATTGTTCTAGGGAAGAACTATCATTAGCTATACAAGCATCTATAGAGATTGGAGAAGATATTGGTTTTATTGTTAACTAACCTCATCAATATCATCTACATCTTTTTCATATGTCTGTCCTGACGCAATAGCTTGTTGCTCAATAGATCTAAGTAACGTATTGACAATTAAAAGATTTTCCATCCACGGTTCTGGAAGCTCTTCAAGAGTAACATCTTGTATGAGTTTTTTAAATTCTTCAATCTCTTCATCTGTTCTATCAGAGATGAGTTGAACCATAACCTTTTGAACTCTTTTAAGAAATGCTGAGCCTATACTAATAGTAACTACAGCATCATTTTTAATCATCGTGATTTTAGACATAACTTGAGGGGTTTGAACTTCAAATATACAATAAATATGGAACAAACTATAAACTTAGCAGAAATTAAAGAAAAACTTATAGAAAAGCTTAAACCATCTGGTTGGGCTAACAAACTTAAAGGTTTTATACAAAGCTCAGACTTTGATAAAATATTAGAAACTCTTTATAATGAAAGAGAAGCTGGTAAAAGATTTACTCCTCCTTTAAAGCAAGTATTCAGAGCCTTTGAAGAGTGTCCAGAAAAAGATCTTAAGGTAATTATTGTTGGACAAGATCCTTATCCTATGATGGGTGTAGCAGATGGCTTAGCTTTTAGCTGTAGCATCACACAGAAGCCACAACCTAGTTTAAGAAACATGTTTGAAGCTATAGAACAGACTGTGTATCAAGAGTTTCCAACTTATCAGGATCCAAACCTAGCTAGATGGGCTAATCAAGGAGTATTATTACTAAACACAGCATTAACATGTCAGATAGATAAAATAGGAAGTCATCACCATATATGGAATGAGTTTGTTATGTACCTATTTGATATGCTAAACTTTACAAACTCAGGTTTGATATTTGTACTACTAGGAGCTAAAGCTCAAGAACTAGAGTCAATCATTGGACCTAATCATTATATTCTTAAAGCTTCACATCCTGCATCAGCAGCCTATACTAAAACTACATGGGACTGTAACAATGTGTTTGTAAGAGTAAATGAAATCATAGAAGCTAATAACGGCAAACCGTATACAATTAATTGGTAAACATTCAAAAACAACATAACATGGCTATTCAAAAAGAAGAAGTATCTATTGATGTACAAGACATTATAGATTTATTACACAGTGGTTACACTTGGTATAAAAAGGATGACTTGGGCTACGGCTCCATCCAAGAGAAATATAATGCATTAGATATGCATATTAAAGTTATTCAGAAACATCCTGAATTACAGAACGTAGATACAATTGCAAGAGTTTTTGTAATAACTAATAACAAATCAAATGCTACCCTTAGAGAAACCACCAGTACCGTTGGAAAACCATCTTTTACTGAGACTTTGGAACAAGTATCAGGAAGAACTGATAATAGATCCAATATCAGCGAGGCAGTACCTGCAAATGATGGAGATAGTTTCACAAACGTACCAGAAAACTCAGAAGAACTCTCAGCATTTGCAAACTTATAGTAATCAACCTACAAAACAACATAACATGTCAAAAGTAAAATCTATAACAAAAAGAACAACACAGGAAATTCGTACTATTGAAACTTCTCTTATAAACAAAGAAGAGGTATTTAAAATGCTAGCGTTAGCAGAATCTACAGGACTACCATGTCTTCTAGTAGGTGAACCAGGTGTTGCTAAAACAAAAACCGTATTAGACTATGCCAAAGCATGGCTTAACAAAGACGGTAAAATGACAGCTCAAGATTTTGCTAATAAGATTTACATCTTAGAAACAGATGAGGGTACTAAAGCATCAGAAATTAAGGGTATGCCTGACTTAGGTAAATTATTTACTGACAACGTGTATGATCTTAATACACCAATTGCAGATGCAGAGATTGTTATCATTAACGAGGTAGATAAAGCTTCTTCAGCTATACGTAACGCTATGTTAGGTGTAATGAACGAGAAGTTCTTATTTAACGGTAAGCACAAGATTCCATGTAAGTGGAAGCTATTCATTGCTACCTGTAACGAAATTCCTAAAGAAGAGGCAGACTCTCCATTCTGGGATCGTTTCATGTTAAAGATGACGGTTAACCGTGTATCTGCAGGTGAGTTAGTTAAGTATTATACTAAAGGAGCAAGAGACTACCGTGAGAAGTTTAACATCGGTATTCCTACTAATCAAGAGATTAACTCTTTAGAAGTACCAGTTAACAAACTAGAAAAGTATCTAGAAGTGGGTTACCAGCACAGTTCAGATCGTACATTAACTTTTGTACCGAAACTAACTAAAGCTGTATCTTACATCTGGGATATTAGTCTAGACAAAGCTCTTGTAAAGACAGCACAAATTATGATTGGTCAATCTGCAGGTTCTGAATTACAGAACAAGCTAATGAGCCCTGAAGTAAAAGCAGTGATGTCTAAAGTAGAAATGCTTCACAGCTATAACAGCAACGAACAACTTGAGTTAGCTGTAGCTGAAATTGAGAGCTTGGTTAATACTTATACTTCAAGAGGTATTATGGACGAAACACAAGTAGAAGAGATTGAGCTATCAATGCAATATATCATTCAAAACCACCCTGCTCGTAAAGACTATCAAACTTCAGAAGAGTTTGACAATATGATGGCAGAGGCTGTGGTTGAAGCTTCAGCTCCTTACTAAGTAGAGGTCCACAAAATAATGTAACCTTCGGAGAATTACAGATGGCCTTTTATGGTCATCTGTATCTCTTAAGGATCTCATAAATAAAATAAAAGAAGGTAATAATGTCAACAGGAAAACAATATAAGAATGTATATACCATTCTTGAAAAAGTAAAGAAAGGTGAGATACAATCTCATTATAATAATGAAGACGGAGGTCTATTTAGCAAGCTAAACTTCTATAAAAAATCTGATATGATTAAACCTTACATTCACTATATTGATGAACGTAAGATACAGAATATCATAGAGTCTCAATTAAAAGTTTACGGTACCAATATTAGAAAAATACAAGATGAATATAATAATTTTTCTAAGACTGCTGCTTTTGCTAAAATACCAGACGATAAAAAACCAGACTTCAACAGTTTTGCACAAAAAGTTAATGAAAACTATAACAAGTTTCCATCACATCTTAAGTATGATGTATTTAAGATGTACTATAACAAGATGGAAAAGTTAGAGTTTGAAGAACGTGATGAAAAAAACTATACTAAGTATAAATTTTTAGAGAAAGCTAATAATCCTGTGGGTAAGATTATGACCGAGAATGCAAATTTAAAGTCTAGTGTATTTACCCGTAACATGATGATGTACTATCTACTACAAATGACTCAAATGGAGTATGTAGACCCAGATGCTCATCAGAGTGTACAAAACGGATTGAACGGCTCTTCTGATTTTGACAACGATGGTGTAGATAAAGCTTTAGACAAACTGTTTAATAGTCAAACATCAAAGAACATGTTAGATAGAATGATGAAAGATGCACAAGAAACATGTAAAATGATGGATGACAATCTTGACCAAGATGTACAAGATCGTATGTTCCAAGAAGCTAATACAAACTCTGGCGGTGAAGAAGCTGGTAAACTTAGTCCTAATTACATGAGACAAATAGAGTCTCGTTTAGCTAGAATCAAACTATCAACAGGGTCATTAAAAGAAAAGATCAAAAAGCTTCTTGATAAATCATCTTCTTATTTCTCTTCTAAAAAGATTGTAAAGTATGATGATTTATTTAACGCAGATGACGTATCAGGACTTGAAGACTATGTATTCTTACACCCAAGGTTACGCAAGATTTTTGCTGAAGACCTTATGGTTAAAGAAACAAAGTCTGTAGGTAAAGTAGATGTGTATGTAGACGTATCAGGATCTATGAGCTCAAGCTGTGGTGTAAGAGATGTGAACGATGATACTATTAGCAAGATAGACTTTTCTAAAGCTTTAATAGCTAAGCTAAAAGAAATGGATATGCTCAACAACATATATCTATTTGACACCCGTCTTAAAAAATCAAAGACAGACTTAATAAGTATTTCTATGATTGATTGTAACGGTGGTACAACTATTGATGTGGCTATTAATTCTATAGAAAAGAATGATATGAACGCGTTAGTTATCACTGATGCAGAAGACAGATGTCGTGTGTATTCAGATAAAGCTTTCTTTATAGGTGTAGAAGGATCTAACTTCAGACACTTTGATAGTGAGATTATAGAAAAGTACTCACAACGTAATCAAGTTGTCGTATTTAATGGCACTAAGATTAGTAAAGTAAATAAAGACGGTTATGTTATAAGTTGATTTTTGAACCAACTACCCCAAAAAACAGCATAGGTATCTCAGGATTAGTAGAAATACTAGTCTTGAGACCCATGTTGAATTTAAATCTTTTAGTAATAGAATAGTCAACACCAAAGCCTGTCAGTATACCTACATCATTAGATTCAGTGAATGTACCTTCTTTAGTAAGATAAACTAAAGGACTACCTGATAAGTATATATCAGGAGATATAGACAATCGTTTAGTTAAAGTAAACGGTTTAGTATAAAACAATAGAATAGAACTAGTCAAACTAAATTGACTAGCTGCTTCTGCTGCAGGATCAGGTTGATAAGCCGCCTCAGCAAAGCTTAAAGTGTAATTGACACCAGTTACACCCCATTTACCAAGAGGTTTAATATACGCATAAGTTGCAAAACCAAACTTAGTACCAAATGCGTATGCTACTGTAGCACCAAAGTTAGATATACCTTGAAGTTTACCTTCATCAAAATGCATAGCTGTATATCTACCACTAAGAGCAAACTGTTGAAGGTTGCTCCACACCATACCGGTTAGTCCCCAGGAAGATTGTCCAGTCATAGAAGACTGAGATATCCCACCGGTCATAATAACACTGAAACTATTATCTAGACTTTGCCCACCAGTAAAGTCAGAGTTAAATAATATAGGATTTACTTTAGCAGGGCCCTTGGCGGCACTCTTAGATTTAGATCCACCACTAGATTTTGATTCTGATTTAGATTCTGATTTAGACTCAGAACTAGATTCTGAGCTACTAGATGATTCAGAACTACTAGATTCAGAACTAGATGAACTCTCCCCGCTGCTAGATGAGCTGCTGCTGCTAGATTCCGAGCTCGATCCTTGAGAATTGCTTGAACTACTAGCAGAGCTGCTAGCAGAAGATGAAGCTGAACTTGCTGCAGAAGAACTTGCAGATGATGCTGCACTACTAGAAGCAGAAGAAGCCGCAGAACTAGCGGCTGATGACGCTGCACTAGCGGCAGCTGAAGATGCGGCTGTAGAAGCAGCTGCTGAAGCGGCAGCACTTACTGCAGCAGATACAGCACCGGCTGTAATCTGAGTGCTAGTAACTGAAGCTTGAGCCACAGAACATGGAGATAACTTTCTATAATCTTCATATACTTGATTAAGCCATGAATTAAATGCACCACTGCGGACATCAGCTGCAGTGAAAACACGAGACTTATTATAAAAAACAATAGTAGTACTACCAGTGATAGGGATAATAAACGTAGAAACAACTTTAGTACAAGGATCAATGAATGTTTGAACAAGAGTTTGAGACAACGCATAGAACGGTAGTATTAATACTACAATGAATAAAAATATAAACTTTTTCATTATTTAGTGAAGATTCCTTTCTTCACCATTCTATCTAAGATCCTAGCACAAGCTATATCTAAAGCTTTTTTAGTAGCAATAGATATGGTTGATTGATTAAACTTAACAGGGTCTAAAGAAGCATCTGATAAACCTGAAGTTTCTTTTGTACTCTTAGCTTCCCCTAATCCAGAACCAGATATAATGGTCCCCGTCTCGGCATCAGTAAATCTTACTTGCAAACCGATACGAGTAACCATTAACTGTTTCGTGTCCCCCTTTATATATACAGATTCGTCTTCTGATATAGAGTAATCATAGCATTCTATAGTAACAAAGTACTTAGCTAAATTAATCTTACCACGACCATCTAGTTTATTCTCAGAGATACCAGCTTGGGAAGCCTGAAACTGCTTCACCATACGGTTTTTGATCTCTGTTTTATCCTCTGTAAATTTAAATCTATTTAAGTTTTCAAGGTATTCCATAGAGATATTAGCTACGCCAAGACCCACACGCTTCTCTTTAAGCTCAGGGTATTGTTCGTACATATCATCTGATATACCACACTTCAGGATTTGTATAGGAACCTGAGGCCCTTCATAATCTAAGAACTGACTGATGTCTATAGCTTTCTCAAAAGAAGCTTTATAGTTTTCAGTAGTAGTCTTAGCTATTTGTGAAAAGCCAGCATGAACCAAAAGGAACATGCTAGCTAAAAACATAACAACAAATATTATTTTCTTTCTCATACTTTAAGTTTATTGGAGTATCTGGAAAGTAGCCAATACAACAGCCAGAACACCCCGGACAAGCAATAGAATATGATATCGGTAGCCCAAAAGCTCCCAGTAGCGTTTAAGAGCGTCTTGAATAAAAGATCGTATCCCAAAGGCAGGAAGAACATGGCCAGCATTAAACTGATATCTTTGAGAGAGTTTACTCTCCTTAGTCTGTTTCTTTTGTTCATCAGGATCCATGGGAGTTAATTAAGTTAAACAATATCTTTTATCTTGCCACACTTAAGACATTCTTCATCTCCGTCTCCATCAACGTCACCCCAAACGTGCTCACACTGACGATGTGCAAAGTATTCATCAATCTTACCATCACCATCAAAGTCTAGACCATCCATTACACCGTCTCCATCCTCATCAATTTCTACACCTTTTTTAGCTGGTGCAGCAACTGGAGCTTCAGACTTTACTTCTTCTTTAACCTCTTCTTTAGAAGCTTGTGATTGAGCATTAGCTCTATCAGCAGCAGCTAAGAAAGCAGGATCTACTAATGGTGTATAGTTTTTAGGAGAATCTTTCATGTCATTAGTATTAGACATTGAAACTCCGTCTTCTTCATCCATCTTCTGTACAAGCATCTTATCCTTGTCTGTATCAGAGAACCAGTAATCAATAATCTTACCATAAGAGCCAATGAAAGCTCCCAACAATAATAATAATAATTCTTTCCATTCACCTTGGATTGCTGTACCATAAGTAATAGCGGTAAAGATACCAGCTATAATAAGCATAAAAGATCCAAGTACTAACGCTGTAATAAACCAGCGTCTCATCATCATAGAGCTAAGTAGTTCTTTAAAACCACTAGGTTGTGTGTTGTTTTCCATATAAATGTTTATTAATTAATTACCACTTTGGAGCTTCTTCCTTAAACTCATCACCTTCTTTCTTTTTAACTTTAGCAGCAGGTTGAGCTGGCTGAGCTGCAGGTTTTTCAATTACTCTTTCAATTACTTTAGTACCTCCACCAGCTTGTTGAGCTTGTTGGTTAGAGTTAGTAATATTAATTACAGGGGCTGGAGCTGGAGCAGGAGCTGCTTCTTTATCTCCACCACCTAATAGTGTACTTAACCATACACCACCGGCTGTAACAACAGTACCTAATACACCTACTACAGTCTTTTTAAGACTTGACCAGGTTCCTTCTTGTGTTTCTTCTGACATGATATTCTATTTTATAATTATTGGATGTTTTACTTCTTTACCGTTTATATCTATAAAGATAAAATCATAATCTTGTTTATTCAAACTAGATAGATCATATACTTTTTTAGTTACTTCTTCTGTAGCAGTGAAGCCTTCTTTCTTTACAGGATCTTCTTTACCAAAAGGTACTACCTGTACAGAATATTTAGCTCCCACTGTAGTTGCAAACTCAGCTGTAACTACGTTACCTACTTGAGTGATTGACTTAATAGCAGTAGCTTCTGACTTTACCCCCATATTAATAGGCTCTGGAGCTGGAATGTCTATCTTAGTACAAGCATACACTATAAGAGTTGCTACAAGAATAAGATAGATAGCTAATAGTTTATTTGTTTCTTTCATCTTAGAAATTATTATAACCGGTTAACTTAATTTGTGTAGAGTTAAGATTAATTCCTAACTGATTTCCTTTTGCATCTGCAGCATCCATAAGCGGACTAACTTTTACAGATGTAACAATATCAACACCTTGACCAATTGTACTAAACTTAAGTTTAAAAGGAACTTTAACTCCAGTAATAACTTCAGAGTTATTCTTATCTAGAGCACCAAACTTAACACGTCCATCTTTAGAACTAGCAAACACATACCAAGTATTTGGTACAGTAGCTAATAGCTCTTCAAACTTAATCTTAGCAGGATCAAAGGTAAACTCAAACTGAAGACCAGAAACACTAGATGATTTAGTATCTACGCTTACTGGAATTTCAATAGTATTAGAAGTTACAGTGAGGTTATTAAGATTTACATCAATTGAGCTAATATCAGCTGTAGAATTTAAAGAAGTTCCTGTAGCCTGAGTCTGCATAGATTGTGTTTGGAATGCAGAATTAGTAGCTAAACTATTAACAGCATTAGTTTGCACAGTAGCTGTACCGGCAGAACTTGTAACAACTTGAGAAGAATGAGATCTATTTACATCACCCCATAAAAGATACTTAAGATCTAAAATAGCATTAGTACCAAGCGTACCTGTTGTAAAGTAAGTCTTAGGGTATGTAATGTTTTTCCAGTTAGCTGCAGTAATTGTTCCCCAAGAACGGTTAACATCTGCATCAAATGAAAACTCAGCTCTTAAACCGTAATCAACATTCTGATTATTAATATTACGTATAGAGCTTACATATAATGAACTACCGTCTTTAGCTTTAATTAAACTAGATGGTACAGTATATAACGCCCATGTAGCATCTTCAGATACATATTCAACTGGTCCAGTGTATATGTCAAACAATTGAACACTTTTAATAGTGTTTGGAGCTACACCAGCAGGAAATTCTCTCATATCAATACGTAAACTACTAGATGAAGAACCAGGTGTTACATAACCCCATTCTACTTGACCAGCAATAGTCATAACATCTGATGCTTTCCATGTTGGAAGACTCATATGACCACCACTTCCAACAGTATAACCAGTAGGAAGCATAAATAAAGTATCTATACCAGCTACTTGTGCTAGCAATTGTGGTAGATCACCACCATCAATCGTCTTATTACGATTAATATCTGCAGCATATAATGATTGGCCAGTTTTAATACTTTGACCTCTTGAACCGTCCAGACCCATAGATGAGAATTCACCTTGAGCTGTAGTAAAATCAGATATAGTGATTGCATTACCATAGATAGTATACAACTTGTCCATCTCATGCATTACACTAACTTCATACACCTTATTAGCAGCTAAAGAGTTTTGATTAATATCAACTTCTCCTGTAGATGTAATAGGAAATAGCACTCCTGTATTAGTAAGAGTGTCTCTAAAAGATACTTTTAAATTTGATAAGCTATACAAGTTAGAATTTACATCCACTTTAGCTGTTACATACTTACCAAAGTTCTGGTTCATAACTACTGCTGTAGATAATGGAGTTTCCATTACAGTATTATCATATTGGCCAGCATCGTTCCAACCAGCTACAAAGTTTAGTTTAATAGGATTAAATGTATATGCAGTAGATGCAGCTTTAAGTCTAAATCTTATTCTAATAAAATCACTGTACCCGCTATAAGGCATAGCTGAGTTAGTAGCCCAAGATAATGTAGTTCTTAAAATAGCATACGGATTATTAGCAGCATAGTTATACTGAGCATACTGATAATTAGTAGTACCGTTAGTAGTAGTATTACTACTAGATCCAGATGTTACAGGTACAAAATTATATCCTGGGTAATTATACCAAGATAAACTAATAGTAGACTGTTGTGGCAAAATACCACCGTTACCTCCAGTACCAGTGTGATCTACAGATACTATTTCAAAGTTATCTCTATCATACTGTACATCAAATAACAACTGACGTGTAGTGTTATTGTTCATACCATTACCATAAATGATATAATCAAAAACATCTCCTCTGTTAAGAGAAGACCCTCCTACAAATGTAGCAGCTTTAAACTTTTGCTGACCATAAGAAAGTGTCACAATAAAAGTAAAAAGTGTCACAAAAAGTGTCGTAATAATATTCTTCATTATAATAGTTTATTTACCAATGAAACAGAAGCCTTCTTTAAAGCAGAACTTAAATTTTGTTGGTTAAACTTACCTCCTTCATCTACAAGAAGAGCAGACATGCTCACCTCGTCAGCTGATTCTTCTACCATTGCTTTCTTCTCAACCTTACCATCTTTGTATAAATAGCCTTTAAGTCTAATAACAACGGACTCTTTATTGTTGTGTAACACTGAAAAACTAGACTGTGTTTTTAATACATCTAGATATACAATTTCTGCAGTAATTTTAAGATTAGAAGTCTTATCTAGTTCATAATCTTTCTCTTGAACTACCTCTTCTAAAATATTCTTTAGCCCAAACTCTAAATTGCGGTTACCGGCTAAAGACCCTACAACAACTTTATTACTTACAGAAGATATATCTATCTTCTTAGGTTCTTCATACCAGATATTATCTGGATTATTCTTAAAAGTACCATCAAACTTCCAACTGAACCAGTTAGAAATTGCTAAAGTCTTATCTTCTTGCCCAGAAAAGTGCAAGTAGAGCATATAACCTTGAATGGTTAATGCAAATATCATCCATAGTCCAACAAAGACTATGAATATTTTAACTAACAGTTCTGAAAGTTTCTGAAAAAACTTTTGACTGTAACTAATAACGAGTGCTCTCATAACTCTATATATTTTTTAGAGAGCTAAGTATTTCTACTTCCCCTGCCCTCTGTATTTTTTAACATGCTTATCTTTAGGACCATCACTTTTACGTGATCTTCCTCCCTTTCTTTTACCAAAGGTGACCTTTCTAGATTCACCAGCTTTAGGTTTAGCCATAACTATTGGTTTTTATGCAAGTAATGCGTGATATTCTTTAAAGTGTTTGATACGATCAGCTAAACCAATAGTACCACCGTTTACACGCTTGGTAATTTTGGTTACTACTTCTGTAGAAGAGCCAGTATCAGCAATAAGATTTAAACCGTTCTTTTTCCAGAACCAAGCTGCAGACGCTAACGCATGTTTAGTAGATACTAAATCAGGATTAGCAAGGATATCATCAGGTACAGCTAAGTCAAAAGCAGTATAGTTTTGCTTACCCGTCAATTGGATATAGCCTCTTCCACGGAACTTGAACCCCTCTCCTGATGCTTCAGGACCATTACCCATTCTATTACCGTATACACGGTTAGCAATCTTTTCCGGTTTACGAGCATAAGCATCAGCTAACGCTTGTGTAGGAAAGTATTTCTTAAAAATACCCATCAAACCTTTAGCTGAGTAGTTAAGGTTTTCTTGAGTAAGTCTGAATCCACCTGATTCATGACCACACTGTGCTAAAAAATGTGCAAGACGCAGTGGTGTATTAACACCAAATGCATCCATGACACCTGGGATCTGTGCAATTACAGTATCCGGAACGTGCCCCCTAAGCTTTTCTAAATTCATATGTATAGTGTTTATTACTTCTTCTTCTTACCTGTAGCTTTAGGAGCTACTTTCTTAACTTCTTTTACTACTTCAGCAGCAACTACAGCCTTCTGTATCTTGCTACCAAATAAGAACTTCTTTACTAATTCAATAATCTTTTTCATACTATTTATTTTTTTTACCAATCTTCCAGTACGTCTGGAATCCATAAGAAATGTTACCGTTTATATCAGATCCGGCTTTAAGTCCGTAAATCTTATCTGATTTAGTTTTTAGAATAAGCCCTGCTTCTGCAGAGTTAATTCCTAAGGTTTGAGTTGTACCAATGCCACCACCTACATACAATTGTGTTTTAGCAGGAGCTTGGTTAGTAATTGTCACAGTTTTAGTGACAAATGGGATCTTGTAGTTATACTTCCAAGATCTCCCTGTAAGTTTATTCTCTCTAATAGTATCAGTAACCATAACATAGCCTAGTGTATCTAATTTTACACTGTCTACATAAATAGCTAACGCAGTATACATCTTAACAAGATTGTCAAACTGTATCTTTAGAGCAGCATAATTAGTATCAGCTAAGTATTCTGTCTTACCTTCTATAAACAAGCTATCATGAATAATCTTAGCCGGCAAAGGCTTAGAATAAATCAAGCTATCGTGTACAGACCAAGTAGTGTCATGCACTACAAGCGTATCAGATTTTGGACGGTCCCCTCCTCCAACACACCCTTTATTCTGTAAAAGAACAAAGACTACTAACAAGCCTATAATAAAGATGTATATCTTATTCATCGGTTTTCTTTTTAAATGAGAACTTATCACCTGTATCACCAATCAAGGCTGCTATACAGATATACATAACAGATTCTACTAAAGCATCTGATGGTTTAATATCACCATGAGAGAAGCTATTAGCAGTTAATGTTACACACAGAAACAATGCACACATAAAACCTACCACTGGTTTAATAGAGGTAGATCCACGCTCATCTTTAAAAAGATCTAAAGCCCATTGTTTAAAAGTCATACTTAATTGTTTTTAGTTTAAAAGCTTTATCATCAGGTAAAACTGCTACAACTTCTTGATGTTCAGGAACTTGTGGTGCAGGAGCTACTGGTGCTGATGCTGCTTTAAATATCTGACGTTCCAAGTTATCAATCCTGGTCTTGTCTATATTAGACTGAGCCATTAACAACTTAACGTCAGCTTTTATTTCGTTTACATCATTCCAAATGAGTAAACTTACAAGAGACACTAAGGATGGAAATATCCACACCTTAAAAGCTGCTATAGATGGATTCTCTTTAGTCATGACTTAACAAATGATTTAGTAGGTTCTAATAGCTCTTACATACATTCCTTGATCTTTAGGGTAACCAAACTGTACACCATTCGTGAAGTTTTGACCCCATGCTGTAGTATCACTAGCTTCAGTAGAACTTATGTAAAAAGCACCAAAAGCACCAAGACCTGAACCAAGAGCTACTCTATTTGCATATATTTTACTTAATTCATCTTTACTAGGTAAGAACCAGTCAGTATAACCACCTAAATCTAAATCGTTACATATTGCTGCAGCACTAACAGGGAAGTTACAACCTGCCACAACATCTAGTGTATTTTGTCTACCTGTACCAATAGCTGTACCATCTGCACCGGTAATAGTAGTTCCACTACATCCCCATATAGCTGAAGTATCAATATTGCTACTACTAACAACAATTCCATGTTGAACATTAGCATCATAACCAGGATCACCAGCTTGTAAAATGTAAGCAATTGTACCACCTAAAGCTGATTGAGCTATAGTGTAGTTTACTGAAAGAGGTTGTTGAAGACTTACTATATCAGTTTCACTTGAAGGTCCATAATGAATGAACAAACTATTAGGTAGAATATCTCCTTTTCTATCTACACGAATGTAGTAGTAAAGCCCAGCAGGATGAGCTGGTAAATTCATTACTTTAGTGATTTCCAATACGTTAGCTACTGCAGGAACTTCTGATGCACTCATCATAATACCCGGGATTGGGAACCCTAGAGCGTCTTTTTGGGCATAAAATTTTTTAGCCATGGTATAAATAGTTTATATATAAACGTAAAAAGTGTAGATTTTCTATAAACTCTACATTATAATATACGAAATATTAAGGAAATAATCTACATTTGTGAATAAACATTAGAAATTTATGGATACAGTAATCTATGCCAAAAAGCTTGAGAGAAAGCTTATTGATGAGTTTAAAGAAACCTTCTTTAAGAAGATGGGGTATTACCCTTTAGTTATTACTAAAATTAATACAGAGAAAGATGATTATTTACCCATAATCAGCCTTGAGAACCTAGAAGAAGTGTTTGAACCTTTTTTACCAGAGAAGTTTGGCAAGAAAGTACCTTTAGGGTCTGTCCGCAGATACCGTGAAATAGTAGAGCTTAGAAACATATTCTGTGCTATAGCTAGAATGATGAGGTATACCTGCACGCATGTTGGAGAATACCTTGGTGACCGAGATCACACTACAGTGTTACACAACACCACTACATTCTCTAACCTTATTGAAACTAGTGACCCTTTTAAAGAAAAGTACTTAAAAATTATCAAACACATAAAACAAAAATACAATGACACATCAGCTATGGATGACCTTGATCAAGAACAATTTGAGTCCGAATCAAGTATACTTTTTGGATTGCTGCAGACAGAAGATTAAGCCTACAGGCATTATAAATGTAGAAGCAGAAGCTCTAATATGTCAGAGCAAAGGGTTAATTGACGCAGATGGTAAGCTAAGTCATGTTGCTCAAAACATACTTAATGAGTTTGAAACTTACTTAGTAAAGACTAAGAAAAAAGTAGCCACCGAAGTATTAGGTGATAACTTCTTAGACAGAATTAAAGAATATAGAGAATTATTTCCAGCTATTAAACTACCATCAGGTGAATTAGCTAGACAGTCTGTACAAGAGCTTAAAGACAAGTTTGTATGGTTTTTTAAAACCTATCCAGAATATGACTGGAACCTTGTATTAGATGCTACAGACTTTTATATATTTAACAAGCATAAAGAGAACTATTCTTTCATGGTTACAAGCAGTTATTTTATACAGAAGACTGACTTAAAAACCAAACTTAGTAGATCAATATTAGCTGACTATTGTCAGATGATATTAGATAATCCAGACATTTTAAAAAGCATATAACATATGGGAAAATATGAAAAAGCCATAAACAGAACCATATTATCAATTCTTTTCAGTATTTTAAACTGGAAGCTGATAAATATCTTTCTTATAGACATACCGTTTTACAAGTATTTTATCATAGAAATATTTTTGATTGTTTCAATGAAACTGTTTATATTTACAACCCAAAAATTCAAACTACAATGACACAAGAACAACAAGAAAAAGTAGAAGAAATCTACAACTCCCTCCCTGATGTTATAGGTCCTATAGCACAAGATTATAAATACATAAGTAAAGAAGTTTTGATTTCAGTAGTTGATCATATGATAACTACAGCAGTTTATGATGCTAAAATGGAATCATTAGACGAGTTTAGAAATATTGTAGAAGAAACATTTAATTAACTCTACATATGGATAAGCCAAAAAAGAAATACGGGCGTAAAAGCTACGTTAACGTTTTAGAAAAAGGTTTCAAGTATATAACAAAAAGAAGAAACGGTGAGATAAAGTCCTTACTCACTCCATGGCCCAGCTTAAATGAAGCTGGTATCAATGGTTTAGAATGGGGATCTATGCTCACTATTGGTGCTAGACCTGGTGCAGGTAAGACTATGATTGTCTCTCAAATATTAAGAGAGGCACGTAGACTAAATCCAGATCAGAAGTTTAACATCCTAGAGTTTCAGTTTGAGATGGGTGATGAGCAGTATGCTGCACGTCAGTTTGCTGGTGAAATGGCCCAAGACTACGGTGTTATACTAAGTACTAAAAAACAACTTGATGACTTCACTCTAAAGAACATCAACAAGTATATAGAAGATTGTAGAGATATGGAAACCCACGGTCTTATAAGAGAAGTGATATCAGAATCACTAACTCATACAGACATGGAAGAAGCTATACAAGAAGCTTATGTAGAAGGTGGAAGTAAACCTATGATTGTTACTATAGATCATAGTTGGTTGATTAAGAAAAGATTAGATGAGAAAGAAAAGATAGCTACTCTGTACAACACTACAGAAATGCTTATGAAGCTTAAGAATAAGATTCCCATCATTGTTATCATGATCACTCAGCTTAACCGTTCTATAGATGAAGCATCTAGAAAAACAGCTGGTACTATTGCAAACTACCCAACATCTGGTGACATATTTGGCGGTGACGCTCTTATGCAAGGATCAGATTTAGTAATTGCACTAAGTAGACCTGCTAAAGCAGATGTAAAAGTATACGGACCTTATGCTTATCAAGTAGAAGACGAAGATGTATTCATGCATCTATTAAAGATTAGAAACGGTAATGATAATAATAATCTTGTGTTCTTAAAGATGGACGGTCAACGTCAACAGATGGTAGAAGTACCAGAGTTTAAAGCTTTAAGACCAGAAGGTGCTACATCAGCTTACCAAAGATATAGTGAAAGAAGTGGCGGTGGGGGCGGTAGAAGAACTGTAACAGCAGAAGTTGGACAAGAACTTTAATATATTACAAAACACAAAAAAACGCAAAATGACACAAGAAGAAATCAAAGAGCTTAAAAAGAATAAGCTTGAAAGTATCAGAGATTATCATCAAAACTTGATAGATAATCTTGAGATTCCTAGAACAGATTTCAATATGAAGATGGCTTTCTATGATAAACAAGGCCGTAACGTAGTTGGAATCTTTGCATCAGAGTTTAAGAAAGAAAAAGGTTTCTATTTTGAACTTATCACTAGAGACTTAGAACCTCTAGATGCAGAACGCACAGTTTATAAAATCCCATCTAACTCATCTTTTGAAGAAGAATATGAACTTAATGAAAAAGGTTCGTATCTTGTACCCTTAGAAGAGCTAAGAGTAGTTAATGCAACATCTGTAGCAATCAGCGGCAGATCAGCAGTAGCAGATAAACCTTCATTTAAACCACCAGTAGCTGCATACAAAGCTCCTGCACCAATGGAAGACGCTCCTTATAGTGATATGACTATAAGAGATTATTATGCCATTCAAACAGGAAAGCCTGTAAGCTCTAAGACTTGGTTAAATGATCTAATAAAGAGTAACAAATAACACAACCCATATGGCACAAGGAATCCTTATTATTGCAGAAAGTGGGTCAGGTAAGTCTACATCTATAGAACAACTTGATCCAAAAGAAACGTTTATTATAAACGTTGCAAACAAACCCCTACCTTTCAAAGGTTGGAAAAGCAAATATGTAACTTGGAGTAAAGATAATCCTACAGGTAATCTTTATGCCGGTTCATCATCAGCTCAGATAGAAGCATGCTTAAAGTATGTAAGTGAAAAGCGTCCAGACATCAAGAATATTGTAGTGGATGACTTTCAGTATATGAGCTCATTTGAGTTCTTTGATAGAAGTGATGAAAAAGGTTATGAAAAGTTCACTCAGATCGGTGCAAACTTAGCTCGTATAGCAAGAATGCCTAAAGATCTTAGAGAAGACCTTACAATATTCTTTATGACGCATGCTGAAGAATCTACAGATCTAGAAGGCAAACGTAAGTTTAAAGCAAAGACTATCGGTAAGATGGTTGATGAAAAGCTTAGCTTAGAAGGCTTATTTAGTATTGTACTCTTTGGTAAAGTAAAGAAAGACAAAGACGGGAATATCCGTTATGTGTTTGAAACACAAAACAATGGTGAGAATACATGTAAAAGCCCTAAGGGTATGTTCTCTACTGTTGAGATACCTAATGATCTAGACTTTGTAAAAAAGTCTATAACAGAATACGAAAATTAATTTCTCATTTTTCACAATTAAACTCAAACAAGTATGTTTAGTACAACAGGACAAGAAGTAAAACAAGGTGGCGGTACTTTAAAGTCATTACAGCCAGGAGTTGCTTATGCACACATCCACAGTTCACAGGTTAGAACATCTAACAAAGGAGACAAAAAAGTTTTAGAATTAACACTAGTAGGTCAAGGCTCAGAAGGTTTTGAAGGCTGGCCTATTGACAAAGACAACCCAGAAGGAGCAAAGTATTCTGGACCATCTTCTCGTGTTTCAGCTACTATTTGGACAGACCAATTTAACTCTGATGATATTAATAAAAACGATATTTTAAACAAGCTTATTGTTGTAGCAACAGAGCTTGGACTTAGAACAGAACTTGATGCTATTTCTTCTAAAGAAAACATCACGTCTATTGAGCAATGGGTAGCAGCAGCTACTGACGTATTAAAAGGACACAACATCTATTGGTTCTTAAAAGGTACAGAAGAAGAATACAACGGTAAAACTATTACCAAGTTATCTTTACCTAAATACAAGTTTGCTTCTAAAGAAGAGTCTAAGTTAGATAAGTTTGATAAGAACAATCAGTATCACTTTAAAGCTTTACCTAACAAACCAGTTAGCAGCTTTGAACCAGCTACTGATGACTTTGAAATGTAATATGGTTCAGTAAATATACAAACAAGAGGGGGGAGTTTCTACTCCCCCCAATTTTTTTCTTAAATACTTAACGTAACTTATGTTTAAGACTAAAAATTTAGTACATGATATCAAAGATGTTCCTGTACCCTGGATATTTGAACACTTCTGTAAACTAAAAGAAAAACTAAGTGGTCAAGATATAAAAATTAAAAGCTTGTTTAATGATAAAGAGCGTACACCCAGCATGTGTATTTATCTAGATACTAAACAAGTTTATAAGTTTAAAGACTTTTCAACCGGTAAAGGCGGATCTGCTATAGATCTTGTAAAAGAGTTAACATCTCTTTCTTACCATAAAGTGTGTCAGCTTATTGTAGAAAGCTACAATGATTTTGTACTACACAATAATGGTGGTTATGACGTAAAAGAATTTAAACAGTCTTCTAGATATAAAGTATCTAAATTTATTTTCAGATCATGGTCAACTCAAGACCAGTACTTCTGGACCCAGTTTAACATTGGAACTAAACTTCTTACAGAACATAACATAAGACCTTTAGATTCTTATTGTATGCTTAAGGATGACAAAGAACTATGCATTAGAGGCAACTATCTATACGGTTACTTTAAAGCAGACGGAACTCTGTACAAGATCTATCAACCCAAAACTTTAGATAAGAAATTTATTAAAGTGGCAGACTACGTTCAAGGTTCAGAACAACTTAAAAACAATAAGTATTTGATTATTACATCTTCTTTAAAGGATGTGATGGCTTTGAAGAGTCTTAAGATTCCTGTAGATATAATAGCACCTGACTCTGAAAACTCTATGATTCGTAAAGAACTCATGGAACAGTATATTAAAAAGTATAAAAAAGTAATTTTAGTCTTTGACTTTGATGACCCAGGTATTAAAGCTATGGAAAAATATAAAGAACTTTATCCAGAGATTGAATACACGGCTTTACCTATGAGTAAAGACCCATCAGACTCTATAAAAGACTATGGAGCTAAAGAAGTTTATTACAGACTGGTTCTACTGCTTAACAAAAAACTAGAAGATTGCTAACATAGCATATCTTTGTAGTATAACATATTATATGGCTAAACAAACTAAACCAAAGACTCCTAAAACACGCAACGCTGGTACTATGACAGAATCAGCATTCTGGAGTTTTATTAGGAGTGCTCTAAGACAAAAGTCTAGATGGTGGAAACCAATAACTCAATGCAAAATAGATGCTCGTAGAGCTTATAAAGGTTCTAACAAGCGTCAGAAGTTTGAGTATGAATGCAACGCATGTCACAAATGGTTTCCTGAAAAGAAAATAAACGTAGACCATATAATAGGAGCAGGAAGTCTAAACTGTGCAGATGACCTACCAGGGTTTGTAGAAAGATTGTTCTGTGAGCAAGATAACTTACAAGTCTTGTGTGAAAAATGTCACGACATTAAAACACAATCAGAAAAACAAAAGTAGTATGGAAGATATACATAAAGATACTTTTAGAGCAGAAGACTGCAGAGCAGAATTAGCGGAAGCTACAGCTAAGCTTAACAACTGCAACACTCTTATAAAAGAGTTAGTACACTTTCTTGAATATGAGGAAGCTATGACCGTAGATACAAAATCTCAACAACGTATGAGTGAAAAATTAATAGAGCTAGGACTATGGCCTAGCAGATAAACTAAAACAACCAACACAATAACATGGAACTAGAAAATTTAATGGAAGAGTCTATAAAAGTTATGCAAGATGACTTTTATAGTAAGAAGTTTTACTTCTCATATAGTAGTTTAAGTAAACTATTATGGAACCCTATAGTGTTTCATCAGCTATATGTAATGGGGATTAAGGAAGAAAGAGTAGATCAGCATCTTGTTCAAGGTAAGATTATCCATACTCTTTTATTAGAAGAAGATAAGTTTAACGACCAGTTTATTGTAAGCCCAAGTAAACTTCCTGGTGACAGTATTAAACAAGTAGTAGATAGAATATATGCACACCACTTAGAACTATCACAAAGCGGTGACCAACGCACAAACTTAGAAGAGTTTGATCAAGCTATCCTTGATGTAATGATAGACATGAACTACCATCAGAGCTTAAAGACAGATCAACAACGTCTAGATAAAATTATCACCGCAGAAGCTACTAACTATTGGGCATTCTTAAAAGCAAAAGGAAACAAAACACTTATAGATCAAGACACTCTTGATTTCTGTAAGTCAGCTGTAGAGCTTGTTAAAAAAGATAAACACTTATGTAAACTTATAGGATGTAACGTATCAGAATTTGATAACATTGAAGTTTACAACGAGATTTTATTACAAGCAGAAGCTACAGACAAACCTTTTGGTATTAAAGGAATTATTGATAACTTAGTAGTCAATCATGATGAAAAAACTATATACATCAATGACGTTAAAACTACTAGTAAAGATTTAAAAGACTTCCCTGAAACAGTTGAGTTTTATTCTTATTGGTTACAAGCTGTTATCTATTGCAGCTTAGTAGCTAACAAGTATAAGAACGAACTTGAGCTAGGAGGTTATAGTCTTAAGTTCCACTTTGTAGTTATAGATAGAATGTTTCAAACATATTCATTCCCGGTGTCTGATAACACTCTTAAGCTTTGGCTAAATAGACTAAACGAGTCTTTAAACAAAGCTGAGTGGCATTATGTAAATAAAAGTTACGATCTTCCGTATGATTTTGCTACAGGATCAGTAACTTTGTAAACAAATTGTATAAATGATAGAGAGCTTATACACCAAATACTTCCAAAAGTCTAGATCCTTTTTATTCCCTGCCCTGGGAATAAAGAGGACTAGTAACTTTACACCTACAGGTGTATACTTATCAATTGATGAAGTTATACAACCTGAAGATACTAAACTTATATGCAGTTATAAAAAAGATACATCTGAAGGATTCAAAAAGTTTGAGTCACAGATGTTGATTGGTAACCCACTGTTTAGTCATGTTCTAGATATAGAAGATTATAATCTGTATGTGTTTGATTTTGAGATATATCAAACAGACTGGTATAGTTTTTTATTAGGTAAGTATTCCAAGCTCTCACCTGTACTTAAAAGGGCCATCAAATCATACTATGGAGACACTTCTAGTGAGTACAAGTATATAGAAACCTATTTATATCCAGATAAGTATTTTGACACCTATGCAAAGCTATTGGATGTACCCGCCACCACCCTTAAAGAATTAGGTGAACTTTGTGATCCTTGTGACTTAGAAAAAGAAACTTTAAAAATTCCAGTAAAAGATTTGGATATGTTAAAGAAAACAGTGTAATTTTACAGTATAAAAAACAAACAATGAACAAATCAATGATTCTTATTACTGGGACCTGGGCTAATGGTAAAACATTTAAGATGATCCCAGCTACTCCAGACAGTCCTTATAATGAGGCTATTTTTGATCCTGAAGCTAAAGTGTTAGCTCTTATTGGTAAAGAGAAGAAACAATCTTTACACATGCTAGCTAAGCTTAATGAGTTTGGAGACCCACAAACAATGAAGATAGGAAAAAGATCTAATGGTAAAGAGTACGCAGAAGAGCGTAAGACTATTGAGACTTACTATGAGTACTACGTAGAATCACCAGAAGAGATTAAAGATATAATCAATTTACTAGCTTTAAATGCAGACACCTTTGATTACAATCAATACGTAGATGCTGTTAAAGCTCCTGTGAAACAAAGCAGTATTGTTACGGTGTAATTCCGTAGCTATTTTTTTAGAGTTTAAGATGACCATTAAGAGGCAGTTACCCATCTGCCTTTTTTTGGCTTCTTATATTGGGGGGACAGCTTAACTGAACACCACACATATGAGCGATAGGCCAATGACACATTGGGTAATGGACTACGAAACTCTTTCTAATTGTTTTGTAGCAGTATTCCAACACTACAAAGATGAATCTGTCAAACATCTTTTTGTAATACACAAAGACAGAAACGATCTCCCTAAGTTTATAGCTTTCTTAAATAACTGTGTAGCTCAGAAGCAATACCATATTTCTTATAACGGTATAGCGTTTGATGCTCAGATAAGCCAAAGTATATTAGATAACCAAGCTAAGCTTTTAAAGCTTGATACAGAAGCTGTTATCAAATATATCTATGACTATGCACAGAAGACTATAAACAAATCTGACAAAGGAGAGTTTGCAGAATACCCTCTATATAAACTTAAGATCCGCCAGATAGATTTATTTAAGATGAACCACTGGGACAACCGTGCCAAGATGAGCTCTCTTAAATGGATACAGTATTCTATGGATTGGCAGAATGTAGAAGAGATGCCTCACCCGCATTACATGCCTGTTGAAACTCCAGAGCAGTTACAGATGATCATAAAGTATTGTCACAATGATGTTCTTAGTACTAAAATGATACTAGAACATTCTAAAGAACAAATACAACTTAGACAGACTCTTACTAAAGAATATAACATTGACTTGTATTCTGCGTCAGAGCCCCGCATATCTAAAGAGTTATTCGTACACTTCTTGCACCAGAAGCTAGGTATACCAAAATCTGAAATCAAACAGATGAGAACGCCAAGAGATTATATAATCCTTGCAGAGTGTATACTACCTTACATTAAATTTCAAACACCAGAGTTTCAGAAAGTATTAGACTACCTACGTACTAAAGTAATTACATCTACTAAAGATGGATTTAAGTTTAGTATGAACTATAAAGGTGTTAAAACTGATTACGGTCTAGGCGGTATTCACGGTGCAGCAGATGCAGGAGTATATGAAGCTAAACCAGGATGGACTATTATGACATCCGATGTAACTAGCTTCTATCCTAATCTAGCTATTAGAAATGGATTTCATCCAGAGCATCTACCAGCACAAGAGTTTTGCAATCTATATGAGTGGTTCTTTGAAGAGCGTAAGAAGATTCCTAAGTCTGACCCTAAAAACTACGTGTATAAGATTATTCTTAACAGCACATACGGTTTAACAGGTGATGAAAATAGTTTCCTGTACGATCCAAAGATGACTATGCAGATTACCATCAACGGTCAGCTTAGCTTAAGCATGCTCTATGAAATGATCTGTGAGCAAATACCAGAAGCTGTGCCTCTTATGCAAAACACTGATGGTCTTGAGACTTTACTACCTAATGACAAAATCGAGAAATACCACGAGATATGTCGTAAGTGGGAGCTAATGACTCAGTTAAGTCTAGAGCATGATGAGTATAGTAAACTTATCTTAGCTGACGTTAACAACTATATAGCAATTTATAAAAACGGTAAAACTAAATGTAAAGGTAAGTTTGAGTGGGAAGATCTTGAAAAGAAAAAAGTATCTATCTTCCATAAGAACAAAAGCTGCCTTGTTGTACCTAAAGCAGTGTATGCATATTTTACTAAAGGTATAATGCCTGAAGACTTTCTTGCACAAGATCAAAACATATTTGACTACTGTGCAGGAGTTAAATCTAAAGGTGGTTGGTACTTTGAAGAGCGTAGTGTAAAAGACGGTGCTCTACATGTAAACAAGCTACAAAAAATTATAAGATATTTTATCTCTAACAGAGGATCTAAACTTGTTAAATGCAACAAGGATGGTAGAGAAATACAGGCTGAAGCTGGACAATGGTTACAAACTGTAATAAATAAGATAGATCCAAATAAACCGTTCAGTGAGTATGATATAAACAAGTCATACTATTTAGAAGAAATCTATAAACAAATTGAACAAATAGAAAAGGTCAAACCAAGATCTTCAACACAACTCTCACTCTTTTAACCCCACAATTATGCCAATTAAAACAACGTTTGTAACAGAACAACACATTAGAAACACAGCTCTTCCTACACACGGGAAGACTTACACTGTAATTCCTCACGGCTATGTAATTGATCAAGCCAAACAAGAGCTAGCATCTGCTGGCTTAGAGGTAACAAAATCACTATATAAATGTAGCTTAGATGGTCAGATAGCACAAGGTATCTATCATCTTAACTCTACTACAGATAAAGATATGGGTATGATGTTTGCGTGGAGCAACTCATACAACAAGATGATGAAGTTTAAATGTGCTATAGGAGCACAAGTATTTGTATGCATGAACGGTGTAGTATCTGGAGATCTAGGTAACTACAAGCGTAAACATACAGGTACAGCTTTAGCAGATGTTACATCATCTATTCAATTTCAGATAGCTAATGCTACACAATACTATAACAATCTTATTGCAGATAAAGAGATGCTTAAGCAAACACGTTTATCTAAAAGAGACCAAAGTAGTATTATTGGACAGCTTTACGCTGATAAAGAAATCTTAACTTTAACTCAGCTTGCTCAAGTTAAAAGAGAGATGACTACTCCTTCTCATAGTTACAATGCAGATCCTAATTCAGCATGGAGCTTATACAATCATATAACTCTTGCTTTAAAAGAATCTCATCCGCTAACTTTCTTAAACGACCATCAAGAAGTACATAACTTCTTTGTTAACGAATTTGGTCAACTACAAACACTTTCTATACCAGAGATAACTCCAGATGATATTGTATCTTCAGAACAAGAAGAACCATCTTTTGAGTTGGTAGACCAAGATAGCTTTGGAGTAACATTCATGTAATTTAAAAACAAGCAGGGGGGAAACCTCCTGCTTTTAATATTTAGTATGGACACCTTAAACGAAACGTCTATAGGAGAACTATTTTCATCTGTTTTGCAGCATATGAAATGTATAGAAGTAAGAATTGACTATGCAAAAGCTGCTACATCACAGAAACAAAAGTATGTTTTGAACAACGCTTTACAAAAAGTTAAAGCAGCTATTAATCACGTATGTGATTTACTACCCGATTCTGAATCAGCCCTTATAGTAAAAAAAGAATTAGATAAAGCAGATTTAGTTTATGTAATGCTTATTACAGAACAACTTATAGCTCTTCCACAAGAAGATATGGAAGAAGTTATAGAATTAATAGAAGCCCATATTAATAAAAAATACAAACAATAATTATGAGATGGTATAAATTAAATGAAGATCATACAGTAGAAATGCTACCAGAAGGTAAGTATCCTATGCTAGGTGACTTTAGTGGGCCTACAAAACATGTTGGCAATACACTTATAGGTAACCAAAGAATATCTACAGTATTCTTACACTTTGACCACAGCTTAAACTTTGGTACAACTGAAGAATCATCTGACCCAGTATTATTTGAGTCTATGATATTTGAAGGCCCGCATAATGAATATCAGCGTAGATACAATACTTATGATGAAGCTTTACAAGGACACAACAACTTAGTAAAAGCTTTAGAAGAAGAAAGACATCCTGACTTTTACTTTAATGATTAAAAATACAATAATGGAACTAATTAACGCCAGAGAACTGGCAATCAAATATCCCTCTACTTTTAACGCTCCTTGTGAAGATTGTCTTAATGACATTCAAGAAGGTGATTATGTAAAAATATGTCCAGGTGAAGAAAGATTCTGGTGTAACGTTGTATCAATAGATAGAGACAAACGAAACATTACAGCATCTGTAGCTAATAATCTTGTTATCTACGATCTTCCTGTAGGGACACTAGTAGATATAGATTATGATAACGTGTATGATATACTTAAACATGAAGATGTAAACTTATGATTATAGGAATTAGCGGATACTCCGGATCTGGAAAAGATTTAGCGGGTACTATTATACAAGAGATTAGCCTAAACAAATGGGAGGTTAAGAAATGGGCTGGTAAATTAAAGACCATGGCTTCTATACTAACAGGCATCCCTGTAGAAAAGTTTGAAGACCAAGAGTTTAAGAAAACAGAATTAGGTCCAGAGTGGTCTTCATTAAAAATGAGACCTGGTAAAAGACAAGACGGTATCTTTCCAAAGAAGCAGGATATGCAATTAGTACCAATGACTGTAAGAGACTTATTACAAAAACTAGGTACTGATGCAATTAGAGATGGTTTACATACTAATGCATGGGTCAACGCTGTTATGGCTGACTATAAAAAACAGTCATCAGAATGCGGTACAAGTAAAATGGGAACAACAGTTAACTGTGTTGATTATCCTAATTGGATTATTACAGATACACGTTTTCCTAATGAAGCAGAAGCTATTAAGAAAGCTGGTGGTATTGTTATACGTATAAACAGACCAGGTGTACAGCCCATCAATCCACATCCATCTGAGACTAGTTTAGACAATTGGAGCTTTGATGCTGTAATTAATAATGACAGTCAAATAGACGATCTTATACAAAAGATCAGGGTAGTTTTATATAAACATCAAATCATGTAATGGGAAAGGTCCTACCAAGAAATCACAAGAAGTATAATTTAATCGTATACCACGCTCTATGTGGTATGATGACTAACTTTTTAGAAGAAGCTGTACTTCCAGATAAAAGTTTGGTTAAACAACGTATTAAATTGTTAACCAAGCAATTATATGACGAACTTCAAAAACCAGTAGATGACTTTTTAGTCAAGCTTAAAAAAGATGGTTATGAAGGAGCAGTGTATGAAGGTCAGGATATGACTGAATTATTCCAGATTGCTACTATAGCAATGGAACATTATTTTAAACTTAGTCTACAAATAGAAGACATGGATGACATTAAGAAGCAAGGATTAACCACGCAGCTTAACATCTTCCTAAAGTCTTACGGTTTAGAGACTATGGATATACCAACTTATTAGTATGAAAATTATCCATCAAAAAACCAAAACCCTAATCACCCGTGATAATGGACGCAGCTCAGATGCTGTTAGTCCTAACTTTATTTACGGGTGCTTGGGTGGTTGTATGAATTCCTACTGCTATGTAGGTAGATACAACCATGACAAAGTATATATAAACGAAAACACTAATGATATTTTACAATCAGTTTGGGACTGGTTAGTAGATAAACCATGGCCCAAAGCTCCAAACCAATGTGACAAGAAGTATTACACTATAGATATTGGTTGTAGCACGGATGTAGCACTAATGAGTAAACACTATAACTGGGAACATGTTTTTGGCTGGTTTGAGAATCACAAAATGGCTAAGAGCACCTTTGCTACTAAGTATCCAACTATGTTTCGTCCTAATGAAAGGTTTATAATTCATCCTGATAAACACCGGGTCCGGGTAAGCCTGATGCCTCAGATATACTCTGATGTATTAGAACCAGGTACAGACACTATAGAAGAGCGTATAAAAAGTATACCTAGGCTACAGCAGTACATGGAAGTACACATTAACTTTAGCCCTATCATTTATACAGATGGTTGGTTACAAGAATACCGTAAACTATTTGAGCAACTTAAAGCTGCCGGTATAGATGTTAAGTGTGAATGCATATTCCTTACACACAACGTACATCAGCATGAGCGTAACTCTGATATAGTAAGAGACATTTTATGGCGTCCTGATATACAAGAGTCTAAAGATTCTCAGTATGCTGCTGATAATATCCGTTACCAGTGGCAGCTAAAGAAAGAAATGATTAACCAGTTTACTAAACTCTATGCAGAGTTCTTTGATCCCGCTAACATTAGATACATATTTTAATTATGAAAAGACAAACTCCTGTAGAAAGACTAGCAGACTATGTACGATCAAGGTATGACACTACTGAAGTATTTAACAACCTGGTAACCAATCTGTTACACAGAGAAATGCTACAGCGTGTAGAAGACTATAATGCTGGACATGCTGACGGTCTATGCAATCATGTTAATGATGCTAATAATTATATAAACGAACAAAACTATTTAAACGATGAAGATACTACACATTAGTGATACTCACGGATACCACAATCAGTTTCCTGATAGCACTTGGGAAGGTATAGATGTAGTAGTTCACAGCGGTGACTGCTCTAATTGGTTTGCTGTACATATGAATGAGCCAGAAGTTGTTAACTTCTTAAACTGGTACGAGATGATACCAGTAAAGCATAAGATATATGTAGCCGGTAATCATGATACTTCTATAGAAAGAAAGAAAGTCACACCAGCTGACTTTGCACAACGTGGTATTATCTATTTAGAGAATTCAGCTACTATTATAGACGGTGTCAAGTTCTACGGATCGCCCATTACTCCTACGTTTGGTCAGTGGGCTTTTATGAAAGCTCGTGATAAAACACATGACGTTTGGGCTAAAATCCCAGATGACACTGATGTACTTATAGTACACGGCCCACCTAAGGGAGTACGTGACTTATCATTTGATAGGCATGGACAGCTTGAATTCTGTGGAGATCAAGCTCTTACTAAAAGATGCTGGAAGCTACGTGATACATTAAAGCTAATGTGCTTTGGTCACATCCACAATATGGACGGTGTAGATACCAACCAAGGAGTATCTACCTACTCACACACTAAGACTAAGTTTTCTAACGCAGCTTGTGTATATGATGGCCGTTTTGATCTTGGACTTACATCTTTTGGTAATGTAATAGAAGTTTAATAACTTTAATTTTATAAACAAACCAGCTATGAAAGATTGTTGCGTATCCTGTGGTGTAGAAACCGCATATGACGAATCAACACACGTAGACATGAGAAATGGTTACGTGGAAGGTTTAGGTCAGCTATGCAGTAAATGTTACACTAGCGGTACTAATCGTACTCAGATTTTAGTACCAGAATCTACTATTATAAACACTCCTAATGATAACGAGTTAGGTAGTAAAGTAAGAAAGATTTATTATGGCTCGAAAGATTGATGTAGCTAAAGCTATTATTGACCAGATGTTTATCATAGCCGGCTATCCAGAAGTCGGCTATGATGACGTTGTTGGTAGAAAAGATCAATGGTATCTCCAATGGACTATGACTGAAGCTCAAAGACAAGAGTGGATAGCGTGGGGAGTTAAGTATTTAAAAAAGAAAAGATACTATAAAAAAATAGCTGAAAGAGAAATGGCTTTTATAGATCTTTATTGTGGACTAAAAACAGTTTGATATTAATGATTCAGTTAAACAATGAGTTAAACACTTTACATAACAATGCTTGTATAAAAGTTTATGATCCTGAACATCAAAAACTTATAGGAGTATACAAGTCTTTTAGTAAAGCTGGTCAGAAATTAGGGATAAGAGCAACCTCTGTACAGAAGCATTGCTCTAGTAAGAAAAGAGTACTATCACCATTATTAAACAAAGAAGTAGCTTGTAGACTATCTTCTATAAAACAAGAAGATAACGAGCTTATTGAAAAATCTTTAAAACGTTTTTTAACATGAAAAAATATATAACTACAGCATTAAGCTTAGGTACAATAACACTATTGTTTTATACTATGTTTGATTTAAAAGAACAAGTAAAACAAGTTCAAGTGCTACAGCACGAGCTAGATAGTGTTATGATTATAAAAGACAGCTTATATGAAGTAAACTTTGAAGCTCAAGTACAGAACGGCAGATATGAATTATCTCTAGACCATTTAAAGTCAGTAGATTCCATGGCAGCTTATGAATTTATAAACTTTATGGATCATGAAACGGAGTAAATGGAACTGGGACTTTATATTAGTAAGTATAGTTGCAGCTGCTACTAGCTTTACATTGTGGTACAACATTATAAAATGGATAACAAAATAATATGAAAGTAAGCTTTGACTTTGACGGAACATTAGAAAATAAAGATGTTCAACACTATGCTAAAGAATTAATAGAAGATGGCATAGAAGTATGGGTAGTTACTACCAGATGGGATGAAAACCACAAACATAAATATCCTCAGAACGCTACACTAGATGATCTATGGGAAGTAGTAGATAAACTAGGTATTCCTAGACATCATGTAAGATTTACTTGTATGGAGTGGAAGCACAAGTATCTAAACGGTACCAACTTTGTATGGCACCTTGACGACAATGAAACAGAATTTGATTATGCTAGAAAGACTCAGTGTAACGTACCTATGGTAGATGTACATATGAACGGCTGGCAAAATAAATGTGAAAAACTGTTAAGAGATGCCATTAATTGAGGATCAAGATTATTACACAGAGAACGATAGGGTAATATTTACTGCCAGCTTTCACATCAAACGTGGGAGCTGTTGTGGTAATGGGTGTAGGCACTGTCCTTATACAAAGCCCCACAAGAAAAATAATACTAAACTAGAAAAGAAGTATGAAAAACCAACAGATAATCAATAGACTTTCTTCTACAGGTATAGAAGACAGTTATATAAAAAGAATTCTTAGAAGAGCTGTTAGAAGATACAGATGTAATGGTATTAGGTTGGTATTTAGAAATTCTAAAGAAACATTACTTAACATAGAATTATGAAAAAAGCACTATACTTAGATGACCTGCGTACTCCTACAGAAACTATTCCAGGGTACGAGCCTTGGTTTGTAGTTAGAAACTACGCACAGTTTACAGAGTGGATTAACACTCACGGTATTCCTGATCTTATATCATTTGATCATGACTTAGCCGAAGAGCATATAGACGATTATTTTAAACAGAAACTAGCGTTGGGGTACCAGCATCCAAACTATCATGAATACACTGAGAAGACTGGTTTAGATTGTGCTAAATGGTTAGTAGAATATTGTCAAGAAAAAAACGTACCTTTAAAGGGCTGTTCTGTTCACAGTCACAACCCTGTAGGTGCTAGCAATATCCATAGCTTGATAAATGGATTTAAAAAACACATGGGTTGGCCAGAAGATTGCTACATAGGCAAGCACCCCCATTCATAGTAGAAAATAATAAATAAATGGATATAAAAATTGTAGTATTTGACCCACACTATTTCATCTTTAGCATTGGTCTATCTTTACATAGATACGAAGAGTACGATGAGACTCACCAATGGGTAAGAAAAGAACTTGACTTTGGATTCTTATTATTCTCAGTCAGGTTTAGTATCATAAGAGATAAAGAAAAAAGAGAGGATTAGTTCCTCTCTTTTTTTTATTCTATCTAGCATCTGATAACTTCTTCTGATAGTATATCATTCTGTTAATGTTATTCAATCCAGGTATTGCTTTAGTTACTTTTAAAATAGTACGTTCACCATCATATAGAGGTTCCCCATCATCATTAGTTTCTAAGCCAGTAATACCGGCAGGGTAATGATACAACGCAGCCCACAGTGCAGTCTTTAAGTTATTTAAAGATGTAATAGAAGGAACCATCTGAGTTGTAAGATCACCTAAAGAGTCAGTGTCAATATAAAACGTTAAGTCTCTTTTTAATAACTCCATCTGGTTTATAACCATATTCCATTTCTTTCTTTCCTCATCATCTTCATCTGGAGCTAAACCTTTGATTGCAAGGTATATGCTTGTAATACTTATAATAGCTACTAACTCACTAAAAGCTTTACGTAAGTTTTCTTTTTCTAAATCATCAAGATCATCAGTGTTATCTGAGAACGTAGCTCTAAGCATTGCTTTAAAAGCATAAGGAACACCTTCTTCTACAAAAGCCAATCTACCTAAAGTTCTAAAATAACCTTCTACATCTCTTTCTAGAAACTCATCATACTTTCTAGACTCATAACGGTTAGCTACAGTTTCAGGAAGCCAAGTCTTAAATAAGAACAGTAGTCTACCCATAACGTTATCCTTACCCATTATACCTGTTCTGTTAGTAGCCAAGCCGTGTAGTCTTTTAGCTACTTGACCTGTCTTTAACATAAACTTATCATAAAGGTCTTCAAACTCTAACCCACCATTTAATTCAGGATTATACTTACCATATAACTCTTCGTTAAATTCTAAGTTATCAGTTAAAGCTTTATACAAAGACACCTCACCTTTTTCAGTGACAATCTTAGTATTTAAAGCCATGGCTAAAGCAGTCTGAGATTTAAATAAAAAGTCAGTACCTTTCATTAAAGTGAATGCATTAGGTAGCTTCTCTAGTATCTTATCAGCAGTAGTCTTTTTATTAATTATATTAGCCCTGTATAAACCGTCTTCACCTTCTACAGTTCCTGTATCTAACATAAACTTAAGGAGCTTAGCAGCATCTTCAGAAACCACATTACCTTTAGTCCAGAACTTAGTTATAGAACCTTTAATCATTGCAGTAGCTGTTCTTAACTCAGCAGAGTTAAAATCTCTAGCACCGGTAGCATGAATAACATTATTAACACCACCAATCAAAAGGTTACGTAGAGCAGAAAAGGGTTGGAAAGCTAACGCAACAAGTCTTGAATACTTGATATTACTGTCAAGAGTTTTGGTAAGACTAAACAATCTACCACCTAAGTTAGAATGCTCTGACTTAAGCTTGTTAATTTCTTTCTCAATATTAACCCTTTCTATATCAGTTAAAGAATCTTTTTCTAATTCCTTATTTAAATCTTTAATCTTATTTTCAAGCTCTTGAGCTTTTCTATACTTTTCAGACTTGTGAGTACCTAACGTTATAAGCTCTTTAGCATTATAGAACTTTCTACCTTGGTACACCATAGACTCTTCTACAGGAGCCCCGTAAAAACTTCTTTTAATTTCAGACTCAACCATAGCCTGAGTATTCTTAGGAGCTACAGTTTCAACTTTAACTTCACCAAAGTTGTTTACACTCATTGTCTTACCAGTGTTCTGAATGATTTCATTCATAGCATCAACGTAATCTTGCACCTGCAGCTTATGCTTGTATACAAGACCCATATCACCAAACATTTTCATCATCACAACCATGTCCTTAGAACGATCTTCTACAGCAACCTCTTCATTAATGAACTTAGGCTGTAAGTTGTAAACTTTTTTACCAGTAACTGGATCTACTGTTTCTCTACGCTGGTAGTCTATAGACGTAAACGTATTCATAAACCAATCACCAAGACCTTTAGTGGCTTCTTTTAAATTAGTAAGCCCATACTCTTGAGCAATCTTTTCTGTAATAACAGGTAAGAAGTTAGACTGTAAGTCATCAATCTCCTCTTCAGGAAGATAAGATAAGTTTTCTTTTATAAAATCTCTAAAGAATGTATAGAATTCATACAAGTCTTTATTAGCAGCAATACGAGTAAAGTTCTGATCGTAGTATCCGCTATCCTTATTATCTACCGTTTTACGTGGTATCTTAATAGTATAATACATACCCTTATAAGCATAGTTTGCTATAAGCTTTGGCTGCATCATTTGATCAATAAACTTAATAGGGTTGTGGTCATTATCCCACTTCTCTACAAGACTATTAATATATTGTTCTTTAGTCTGACCATCTGGTACAGCTAATTTATTATTTTCATAATCTACTTCTAGATCAATAGCGTAACGCTTCTTCTGATCTAAGAACTTATTATATAATCTTTCTGATTCTTTAACGATATCAGCAATCTCATCACGAGTAAACCCTTGAGCTAACAAATCATTAACTACACTGACTCTTTGATCATCAGTATATTTATCCATCTGTAAAAAAGGTACAGCATTAAATAAGATTGTATTCTTAGCTACCCAAGTGTTATACTGATCGTATGCCTCTTTCTTTTTAACGTTATCGTTACCGGCAGCTTCTAAAGTGTTGTTTAACACTTTACGCTTAGCTCTCATAGTATCATAATAGCTCTGAGAGTAACGACCAACTAAACCTAAAGTCTTAATTATATTATCACCAATCTTTTTAGACTGTTCTTTAAAGAAAATATTAAAGCCGTTAGCTTTAATTTCAGTATTACCTTTAATCTTGTTATAAGCATCATCAATCCTTTGATAGTTTTTATTATGCTCTTTATCAATCTTAAGGTTGGCTTCTTGAATTATTTTAGCCAATAGACTAACAATAGGTATACCTGTTGTACTAATGTCTCTAGTTTGAGAGCTGATCCAGTTTACATCCTCTAGACCTTTCAGATGATTGTATAAGTCATCAGGCTTGATCTCTTTGTTTTCACTAGAGAAAGTCTTAGCAATAAGTTTTACAGAGATATCTGTAAGCTCACGACTAAGATTAATACTTCTTGCTTCTATAGCAGAGATACGCTTAGCATCATCATTAGATAACTCTGATAAGTTTTTAACTCCTAATATCATAATGATATTCTTCCAAGCTTCTACCGCACGGTAAGCTATACGGATATCACCCATAGTAGATCTGCTGCTATTACGTAGCACATCTGTAGCCATATCAAGATCAGTTTCAGCTGTCAAGTATAAATACTCAAGCTCATTCTTTTCTTTTAACTGGGTCTTCTTTTCTATAGAGTCAGCTATAACGTCATTAAAACGCTTAGCTTGCTTAGTCTTTTCTTCAAAGGAAAGCTTAGGGTTATTGTTAACCTTATCTCTAAGCTGTCTTGCTTCTTTAATACGTAAGTTTAAAACCTGTATAGTCTTTCTTACATAGTCAGTAAGATCACTAGTTTTTCTAGTGGCTACTGATCTATAGTAATCAGCTTTACTTTGTTTCTGACTACCCGTGTTATAAATGCTTCTAATCTCTCCTTTAGCATTCTTAAATACTTTCATACCATCAACTGTTACAACCTTTGGTTCTTCACCAGTGGTTGTCCAGTCATTACCATACCAAGATTTAAAATCTTTAGAATACAAGTTAGCATATAAACCAAGGGCCACCTCACTAGGATCTGTAGAGTTTTTAATAAACTTACCTACATAACCCTCTAAAGATTGTTTTACATTTAGAATTACATCACTAGGTACGCCTTTCATTACCTCACTAAGTATATTATAGTAAGCTGTAGATTTTACTTCACCACCTGGTAAGTATACACTATCAATTGCATTTTGTGATCTTTTTACAAGACAAGCCATAGTTATAATTTACATTGATTTTCTAATTCTAGTTCAGTAGGAAACTCAGCAGCAGTTACTTGTGTACCTACTGACTTCATTGGGTTCTCAAAAGTTGGCTGTACAAAAGCACCTGTTTCATTAGCTACAGTATTTGTAAGTACGTACACCTTATTTCTAGCACGTGATACAGCAGTATAAAGTATCTGAGCATAAGACTTAGGAGTAAGAATCATTTCTCCTGATTGCATGCTCGGACGCACATGTTGTGCTATGTTCTTATCATGTACAAAAGGATGATTATAAGTCTGACCTTGAACTTTATGAGCTGACATTATATATCCATGGAAAACATCAGTTATTCCACTGTCTTTCAATCTCATATATTTAAAGTAAGGTAAGAATGATCCATCTTCTAAAATATATCCTTTCCTTTGACTATCATATCTAGAAGGTATAAACTGCTCAACAAACTTTTTATCAAAGGCATCAAAGCTAACAACCTGTTTACCGTAATGTGCAGTTATAGCATAAACAGGTACGTTGATTAAATCACTTTTTCTATTAGTACCTAGGTTATATGTTTTAACAACACTTTTAATAGACTTGATAACAACTCTACTATTCTTAGGCATCTCAATAGCTTTACCGTTTTCTGTTTTAGCGTTGATTGTAGACCCTAAGAATATAGGTTCTCCATCTACAAAATAACCCTCTTCAGCTTTAGCACCAAATAAATTAGTTCTTAAGATGTTATTAATAGTAACAGTGTTAATATGCTTTTCATTATTGTAAGCAATCATCACAGCATTCTGAGAGTTAAACGGATCTTGTTTAAAAATATTTACATAGTCTGTATAGAACTTCTTAATGTTTGAGGTGTAAAGTACATTCTCAGAAGATGTAGTTACAGTGTTATCTAACATCTTTTCAATTCTTAAGCCTGTAGCCGCAGAAGGCATACCTTTCTCTAACTGCTGATTATAATAGTCTACAGCTCTACGGAATCTAAAACCAAGATCTGTAATATCTTGATTCTTAGTACGTTCTACTTTAGATAGGCCAATACTCTTAGATGGATTCTTCATTAGATTAATAGCAAATCCATCTTCATCAGGACGCACTCCAATAGGAGGAATCTGTGAGTAGTCACCCATAAACAAAATCTTAAGCTTACTATCTCCAAACTCACCACTTCTTTCTCTAAGACGTTGTTTAATAGCATCTATTTCACGCTGACCAATCATTGATGCTTCATCAATAACTAACCAGTCTACAGTAAATATTGGAGGATAAGGTTTTGGCTTATCACCATCAGTATATTCTGATAGAGGTATTAAGTCAAAGGTTTCTTCACCCGCAGAATTAATCTTAGGTCTAGACCCTAATAATGAAGCAAGTGTAACAGCTTCTTCATTACCTGCACGAACTAACTCACCTTTAGCAGTGTGAGATATAGCAGTGTAACCCACTTTAACTTTTTCAGCTGTATTACTTAAAGCTTTATTAATAGCACTTGCTACAGAAGCAGTCTTACCGGTACCACCTGGTCCGTACAGTAAGAACACGTTGTCTTCTAACTTCTCAGTAGTAGGCTTGTTTAAGAATTCAGATACAGTATCAATAGCTATTATCTGATCTTCGTTTGCTTTAAAGGAACCGTTTGGTGTTTTTAACATATAGAAATCTTGTGTTGTTGTATCTTGTGGGTTGTTTATGTCATCCATATTTAACTGACCTTCATTAGGATCTCCGTTAATAGTTTCTTCATCAGAATGATCTTGAATATCCGGTTCAGTTATAAGCTTTACAATAGTATCTACACCATTATATAAAGCTGATTTGTTATCAATTTTTACTCCAATAATATCAGCAAGAGAAGCTACCAAGTTTCTTAACATCTCTTTGAATCTCTCAAGGATACTTGTATTAGTATTCTCATTATACATAGTTTGGTTCATGAACTGTTGGAAGGTTCTATCAGTCATGATCATACTTACAAACTCATCAACATTTGTAAGACCATAGTACATAGACTTCTCTTTAGGAGAAAGATCTACATCCTGATTACTACCAAACAACTTATCAATCACCTCAGTAAGCTTAGGACCATGCTCTTCAGAATCTATCATTCTTTCTTGTAGATCCTTAAACATGTTTGTAAGCCCTGTTGCAAAGATAATCTGTCTTTTGTTAAGACTAGCTTTATTTTCTCTAAAACGCTTAAGAATATCTGCAGTGGCAGCATGCATAACTTCATGCATAATCACTGTCTCTAAGTTAGCTTTAGCTGTTTGTTTAGGATTATCCTTCTTAGCTAGCTCAGCATTGATTCTAATTATACCCGGAGCGTAAGTTCCAGGGTGGGCCATCTCGTTATCTATAATAACATTAGCGTCTTTGATGCTACCAGACTGACCTAAAATCTTAATTAAGTCTTTAAAGAATGGATTAGTAGTAGTCTTAAAGATGTTATTTAAAACAGTCTTAACGCTATTATCACCATCCATATTAGGGATAAGCTCTTTTACTACAGGGTCTGTCTGTGCTTGACCAAACTCAACAGGTTGATTCTGAAGCTCTTCTAGATTAATCTCAGTAGTGTCATCCATATCCATACCTAACATGTCATCCAAGTTAAGAGTATCAGTAGGATCTGTGATAACTATCTCTTCTGTAGGGTTTATTTGTGTACTAACATCAGCAATAGAAGTTTCTGTTCTTACAGAGTTAAAGGTATTATCATATACGTCAAAGATAGCTTGTAAAGACTCCTCAGTCATTTTACCATTATCTTGTCTACTACCTATACCAGCAAAGTTTTTAGATAGAACAGGAACTCCAGAAGCAGCAAACTCCTTACCGTTCCATGTATACCATGAATTATCTTTAAGGTTGAATACATGGGTTTCTTTATTGTTAGCTTGAGCCATAGCTACAGCCCAACCAGTACCACCTTCTACAAACATTTTATTATCATCAATTGGTGCTATAGCAACCACTTGATCTGAATTCTTAACTTGGAACCAGTTACGTGCAAGTAAGTTAACAGTGCTAGCTTTCTGTGGATTTTTACCAAGAACTTCAGCTGCTTTACGCATCTGAGCTACACCTTCTTCTAACTGCTCTTTTGTAAGTTCTACATTACCCTTTGGTGTTTTAGCACCAAAGTAGTAATGATTATGATTAACCACACCAAATTCTCTACCAATAGTATCCCATGCACTGTCAGCACCAATTGCACCACCAGAGTGGTTAGTATACTCAGAAGGTTTGCCAACTTGCTTAGGCTGCTGAACCATAGGTTCTCGAGCTGCCATAACATCTAAATCTATGTTGTCAAACATATCAGCTTGATCTAAAAGATTATCCAAGTTGATATCATCTTCTAACATACCGTCAGCTAAGCTATCTACATCTATACTATCTTCAATACCAGGTGCGTCAGGATATTTTACTTTATACTCAGCAAGCTGTGCAGCAGTCATATTAATAGGTAATACAGAAGGAACTTGTTTCTCGTTCATCATGTATTCAGAGAAACCAGCCTTACGCGTACCTAAAGTATTAATTCTTTCGTACTTACCTATGTTCATAGCACTAGTTCTCTCATATAAGTATACTTGCTTACTTTGAGGATCTGTGTATGAAATAAAGTCAGCAAACTTTTCTCTAGCTAATGTATTGTCAGCTGGACCAGTTTTAACTAATAATCTATAATGTAGATCGTTAGTAGTGTCAATAGAAAACTTTTCTACGTTACCTAATTTAGTTAGCTCTGCAGCAGTTTCTTTAGTTAAACGAGTAGCCATGTCAGGGTTGTTCTGAACAAACTGACGATAGAACTGTGGAAGTCCTGTATTAAATACATCCTTCTTGAACCCTTTAACACCAGCTAAGAAATCAGCATCAGATATAAAATACTCAATTGGTATGAACTTACCAAAACTACTATTAGTCTGATTAGCCCCAGTCAAGTATGTATATAATGCTAAATCTTTAGCAATCTGAATCTGCTCATCATTACCAGAGAAGATTAAACTTAAGAAACCTTTATTGTTTTCTATCTCGTCTATGTCTCCAAATGGACTTTTATAATAAACCTGACTAGGTAAACCATCTTTAGTACTAAGCTTTAAGCCTAAGTTCTTAATAAAGTAGTTTTCTTCAAGTTCAGGGTAAGCAAGTTTAGCTTCATTAATACGCTTAGCTAAAGACTTATTTTCTGCAGTGTCTATCAGTAATCTTTCTCTTTCTTGTGCAGCGTTATCTGAAATATTTAATGTTGAGTTAGTAAACAAGTACGAGCGTACCCCCTTGATAATTTCTTTATTAAGTTTAATAAATCTAGAAGAACCAACTGTATTCTTATCTACATTTAAACCATTAAATATCTTTTCAGAAACGGTGTTGTAGAAACTACTAAAGTGTACAGGATATAACTCTCTATAAAGCTTTTCTGCAAACAATAAAGAACGATCTATAGAATGACCTATTTCACCAATTGGCTCCTCTATAGAGTATCTACCATTGTCAACCTGTACATCTACCTTACCAGCTAAGTTGTTAAGACCAAGAAATACAGCTGATTTATTTAAACGTCCAAGCTTACGTATACCATCTATAACATCAAACACACTACTACCTACACCTTTTGTATATACATAAGACGCACCAATCACACCGCTTAACTCACTACCAATAGTGCTTAAACGATCAAACAACATAAGAGCATCTATCTGTTTTTTAGCGTAGCTATCCATATCAGCAGGTTCACCCAAGCTGTCTTGTAGCATTTCTTTTAAGTTACCAGGTCCAAATACCTCTTCTTTATACTCACCATTCTTTGTATCTTCAATCATCTTATCCTGAGCTTGCTGACTCATCATGTCAAAGTATCTCTTAGACACTTTGTTCATTACAGCATCTTTAACATCTGGAGTATAGTCACTCAAGGTATCTCGTGCTGATTGAATCTCACTTACAAAGTCTTCAATAATTGGTTGCTTAAAGAATCTTGTAGCAAAGTTGATCCTAAGGATTTTACCGTTCTGATCTGATAATGCTATAAGAGCAGATAAAGCTCCCATAGTTTCTTCAGACCAGTTAAACTTGTATAAGTTTTTATTCTTAGAGTTATCCAAAGATTCACTCAAAGTCATAGAGTTATTATCTCCTTTGGTTCTTGTGTTAGCTTTTGTATCACCTGTAGAACCTGGTGCAGTAATATTAGAAAGTTCTAACTTTTCACCATTCTCATCTAACACCACTACAGGATCAAGAACAATCTTCTGACTTTTAGGATCAATGTGACCCAATACAATAGATTTGTCTTGGTTATCAGCTAAGAAAGATCCTAATGATGCAAAGATACCTGTACCTAACTTACCACTTTTGTTATCGTTAAAGATCTGTACTTGCTCTTCAAAACCCATAGGAGAATAAGTTATGTCAGACTTAAAAAGTCCCATAGCTTCAAGCATGTCAGCTTCTTCTTTAATATCATTAAAGTCAATTGACTTAGTAATCTTATCAAAAGCAGATCTATGAGTTAACACTGACCAGTGAAGATCGCGGTACATTTGATGTAACTCATCTTCATTAAGACTAGATAGTGATTCCCAACCTTGCTTTTCGTCATACTTAGATATGTCATACTTAACTTTATCAGCACCAACTATACCTTTAGACTTAGCTTCAACTATTTGATTACGAAGATCATCAAGCTCTTTACGAGTAGCTTGTTTGTTCTTCTCCTGCACTTGTCTAATCTTTAAGTATTCATCAGCATACTTTTCTCTAATGTTCTCATATACAGACTCAATTAGAGTGTTGATGCTATCTATACTCTTCTGCTTACGAGCCTTCTCTTTATCAGAGATGTTCCACTTAAGCTTATTTACAATCTCGTTCTTATCTTCTTTAAGTTGCTTTATAGTAGCTAGCTCTTGCTTACTTAAGTAGTTTTTATATAACTCTGTATTTTCAGCTTCACTCTTGTTCTTGATGTTAAGCATTTCTTTTTCAAGAGCTATCACCTTATTTTCAGTCTCTTTAGAATACCTTAATCTAAGTGAGCTAGTATACGCAAATAATTTATCTACGTCAAAGTCAGATCCCATCTGCTTTGTAATACCGTCCGGCACCACAATAGTGTTTTCCATATAGCTAGGTAAGAAACCTACCACTTCTATAGGAAGCATTGATGAGTGACCCTGGTTAGGAATACGTGAAGCAACTAATTGGAATAACTCTTCAGAAAAACTAGAAGTATCAAGAGTTTTAATACCTGTCTTCTTATCTTCTGTCACAAACTTAGAAAGATCAATAAGGTTACCCTCTTCATCACGAATGAACTGAGATACTAAAACCTGAGCAGGTTTAACACCCTCTTTGGTTTTACGCATGTACTGCAAACCTTTAGTAGCATCGTAGTTAGGTAACCAGATAATATCGTTCTTAGTATCTTTATTTAGTTCATTTAACTTTAGCTTACTAGCAACACCGCTCACCTGAACTAATGAAGTACCAGGGTTTTTCAAACGTACTATCTTAGTAACCAATGAGTTAATAAGACCTTCAAACTTCTCACCTCTAGCCATTAGATACGGAGGGATGATAAGATCACCATCTTTATCTAATTTAATAGCAGCAATATCGTTGATAGAAAAGTTTCTTTCTAAAGCTTCTTCTCTAAGTAATTGTTCTAAAGCTTTTTTGTTTTTAAACACTACGCCACTACCGCGTTCTTCAATACCAAATCTTCTTACAAGATCGTTCTTAGCTTTATCAAATAAGTTAATACGAATGTTTTCTTTTAAGTCTTTAAGCTGTTGACCAGTAAAAGATGTGTTCTCTAGTATAAAGTCTTGAACGGTAAGTAAACCATCAAACAATACACGGTTAGCTTGAGAAATGTTAGATATCTCATCCTTTTGTAAAGGTATCTCTTGTTGTGTATGCAAGCCTTCTCTACCTAGAGTTTGTACACCAGCTGCTAAATCAGCGTTACTAGGTGTTATAAAGTTTTCATTCTCATCAAACACAGTTAGAACCTTTTCAGGTTGACCCGTCTTCTTAGCAGTCTTGAAGTTTGCAGATCTAATATTGTTAGACTCCATAAACTTACGTAGGTCATCTAATTGAGTACCTCTTGTAATGTCAGGAATCAAAGGATAAGTAGAAGACTTAACGTAGTCTATACGGTTAAACCCGTTACCATTCTCTACAGAGTTAGTATGAACAGGCTTAGCTGGCTGTAACACCATAGCCTTTTCTCTATCAGAAAGCTGAAAGTTTTCAATTTGATTCTTTTTACCAAGACGGTCTGTAATACTTTGCCATACATCTAAAGGTATTCTACCCTCACTCATCATACGGTCAATATGCTCTTGTAGAGTGATAAACTCCTGAGCATCCGTAGTTTCTACATCTTTAAATAATTCAGTATCTTTTTTAACATCATTAATAGTAATAGCCTTATAAGAACTTCTATCTACAAGATTACCTTTAGCATCATACCACTTCCATACACCTTGAGAACCAGGTGCAATAAACATAGCAGCACGCTTAGAGAATTCATCCATAGTAGATCTAACTACACTAGTCTTTTGAGCTAGAGTTAAATCAGCTAAGTTTGCATTTTTAAGTGAAGAAGGTTCCTTATAGTATAATGCTGGATCAGCACCTAAAAGCTGTAAAGCAGTAACCTGAGTTCTTAAATAGTTAAACTCAAAATCAGCTGCAGCATATATAGCTTTTTGTAAATCACTCAGACCGTTAAGTTCTGATTGAGTCATGTAAGAAGAATCAAAGAACGGAAAGTTAAACAATAACTCACCAGTAGTTGGACTTTTAGAATAGTTAATCAAACCATTTTTAGTCATGGTCTTAATTAACTTAAGAGTCTTATCTTTAAAGTTTTCTGTTACAGCGTTTTTAATATAATCAACGTCTTCTTTAGAAGGTGTTTTACCTTCATACATTCTGTTTCTTATCTCTTCAAGCTTCTTACCCTTAGGGTCTTTAGAACTTTGATTCAGTATAGGGAACAAATAAAACAGCTCAAACGCTTTATCAAAGTTAGCTTGCTTAAGCTTATTACCAGCTTGTAGTTGTTTAGAATAATCTACAATACGGTTAACTTCAGCTTCTACTAAATTGTAAAGCTGATTTTTAAAAGTCTCACCAAAGTCAAAACTATCACGAACATCTCCGGTAGTTTGCTTAAAAATTAAGTCTTTACCAGAACGTCTTTGTTCTTTATCGTTAAGTTTATACTTATCAATATGTAAAACAGGAGTAACAGTCTTATCAGAAAGAGTAAAAATGTTATAGTAACCAGTCTTACGACCTGAGTTTTGGTGTTTAATAATAGCTTCAAACATCTGTTCTTTCACAGACTGCTTCTTACGCACTACACCATCACGGTTCTTTTTGTCTCTTTTTAAACTATCAGCATAGAAAATATCAAGCGTTACATTATTAGCACCTGTACGCTTAGAAGCCTCATAGTTTTTTAATACTGTAGAATTCTTAGCAAATGATCTTTTAAGAACTGTTTCTAAGAATGTTTTACTGTAGTTAAGTTTCTTCTTCATACGCTCTAAATAACTAGGAGCGATATAAGAATAGATAGATTTATTCTCACCATTACGCGTAGAACCAGTGTGGTATCTACCTGGAGTATGACGATAGTATATTTCAGCTAACTTGCTAAAAGAAGTAAACTCATCTTTTAATGCGTTATTAGCATCATCATAACCAACCTCTGCTTTACCAGTAGGAGCGGTGTTATACTTATTTACAATAATACTAAACAAGTTATTAGAAAGAAATAACTGTGCAAAGTTAGAGTTAAGATTGTTCTTTTTGAACTCTCCATTGTTAGCAGCTTCTTCTAAATAGTCTAACATCTCATCAGTGTAAGTTACACCGATGCTAGCCATAAAAGATTTAACCCAGGCTTTCTTTACTTCTGGACTACCTGCAACAGCTTCATCTAAAGTTTTCTTAAGCTCAGCTGCTTTTTCTGTATTAACAACGAGCTCTCCATTTTTATTAGTAATAATATCAGAAGCTTTCTGTTGCTCTAACCAATCATTATATATTTGACGAATTACCGTATTACGGTTTGACTTAATAATTTCAACATTAACTCCAGCATTACCTGCAGGATTCCATTTAACTAAGATCTGTTCTTGGAAAGACTTGTTAGCAAAAGTTAATATCTCATTAAGAAGTTGGGTATTACCATCCTTCTGTAAACCAGCAATCATTGAAGCTACATTCTTCAAATAAGGTCTAGTCTTAGACCTCTGAAGAAGCTCAGCTTGTAAATTGTCATAGTTAACATTCTCTAGTTCAGAACCAATCTCTAAAAAGTTTTCTATTACATCATCGTATGTAACAAACTCTTTTAAACCTAAAGCACCTGTTCTACCAGAAGGTACAGTTGCAAAGAATAATTTAACACGGGTACTAGCAGTATCACGTGGGTTCACTCTAAACGCACTACCATCTTCATATGATTCGTTGATAACTCTTTCATCTTCAGTTATCTCTTCTACATTAGCATCCTCATTAACAATGTTTCTGTAGTATTCTTCATCAAGCTTTAACTCTTGAAACTTATTAGAACCTTCTTCAACTTTTAAACCAAACTTTTTAAGGTTTACTTTAACCTTAGTTTTAAATCCTTCAAAGTTATCTAAGATGTTTCCATAAGTACTCTTCATTGACTGAAGATCATCTATAGTAGGGGTCAATAATAACTGAGGAAACTTTTTAATGTACTCCTTTGTTTTTCTAGCCTGTGATAATTTAGCAGGTGTATCTAGCTTCTCAGCTAAGTATGTATACACTTTAAGAGAGTTCTCAAAGCGAGCCTTAGTTTTAAGAAAAGCTTCAGACGGAGAAATCTTTACTTTTTCTCCTGGCTTAAATGTACCGATCTGTGATATAACATCAGCACTAATAGCAGATATGTAATTGTTCTCTTGATATGGAGTAAACAAATCAAGATTTACAAATCTATTACTAGCTTGATTCTTCATTATCTCAATCATCTCGTTATTAGTACGTGTACGTACAGACATCAAAGATGATGCAGAGCTAGCTAAATTTAAGAGTTCTTTCTCAGTGTACTCTCTACCATTAAGTATATACTTACAAGCCATATTAATCACAAGATTTTTTCAGTTCTTTTAATGAGGTCTTTATAGATTTCATATCTGGTTCAATCATATCATCTATATTACCAATGTCTTCAGCTACATCACCAAAGTCTAATGAGAGATCAAGAAGCTCTTCTGCTTTAACAGCTGGAGTTTCTTTACGAGATGCCCACCTTACACCAGTTAATGCTTGTGTAACTTTTGCTTTATTTACTTTACGATCACTCTCTACACCAGACATTGTTCTTGCATGTATAGCTTCTAAATCAGCTTTAACGTCATTTAATGTTGTAGGAGAGTTTTTATCTACTAATATACTAGTAGCAACAAAGCCCTTTCTATTAGCAGTATCAACTATTGATGCATCTACTAACGTAAATATCTTCTTATCTTGTATAACTTCTTCTTTAAAGTATTTTTTAGTTCCAGCGTTATACTCGTTATCACCTCTTCTATCAGGATAATACTTAGGAACATTTCCGTATACATCACCTTGACCTAATATGGTTCCAGTAACAAACACCTCACCATATTCAATAGGTCTATTATCTTCTACAGGAACTGCTGGGATAGAAGGTTCTTCTTGTAATGCCTCTAAGGATTGTAAGTTATTATCTACAACATCAAATGTTACCACAGGATTAGAAAAATGCACAAAAGGACTGTTAGGATCTTTAGAATCTACAGGTCTTCCTTTTTCTATATTTGTTTCTAATATATTCATCATATACTCGTTATAAGTAATTGGTTGAGGGCTCTTAACAAGTTTGCCACCCACCACACTTAAGAAAGTCATAGGAGACTCAGAGTTGATTCCTTGTGAGAACTCAGTAGTTGTCTTTGCATTATAGTAAAGATCAGATAGCTTCTCACGCATTTGATCTTGTTTCTTAGCAAATTCAGCTGGATTCTTAGCTATAACTACATCTTTATCCTTTGATTTATCTTTTACAGACCATGCTATAAGTTCACCAGCTTCAGTTATATTTAACTGGCTAGTTCCTGGTTTTAACAATGGATTGTACTGCTTTGAACTTGTAAACGTTACATAGTCATTAATGTAGTTTCTAAGTACGTTAAAGTCTACAATCGTTCCAGGTTCAAAAGGTGTATCAAAGGTATCGTAAATAGCTTTAACAATAGCCACTTGATCTTTAAGAGAAGCAGGATCTGCTGTATTCTTTACAGCATGAAAAGCACTCCAAGCAGATACAATAAGCTCTTGATGTGTCGGGGCTAATTTAGGAACATTTAGTAAACTAA